GTGGGGCCGCGCGAGGGGAGCCGGCTGCGCGACATCTACGAGGATATCGCCGCCTGTCGGGGTGAGATCGACTTCGAGATCGACGGGGTGGTGTTCAAGGCCAACCAGGTCTCGGAGCAGGAGCGGCTTGGCTCCACCGCGCACCATCCGCGCTACGCCATCGCCTACAAGTTCCAGGGCGAGTCCGGCGTGAGCACGCTTCGCGGGGTGGAATGGAGCGTGGCGCGCTCGGGGGCCATCACCCCGGTGGCGCTCCTCGATCCGGTGACCCTGAGCGGGGCGCAGGTGAGCCGCGCCTCCCTGCATCATGCCGGGTTCGTCGACAAGCTGGGGCTCCTTGGCCGGCCGCCCGGCGCGAAGCTGCTGGTCACCCGTCGCGGCGGGGTGATCCCCAAGGTGGAGCGGGTGGTGGAGCCGGCGCCGGAGAGCGGTGAGCCGCCCATCGCGCTGCCCGAGGTCTGCCCCTCCTGCGGCGGACCTGTTCGGCGGGAGCGCGACTTCCTCTACTGCGCGCGTCCGGAGGTCTGTCGCGCGGCTACCATCGGCGCCATCGCCCACTACTGCTCTGTGGTGGGCATCCTGGGGTTCGGCGAGAAGCTGCTCTCCCAGGCCTACGATGAGCAGCTATTGCGCAGCCCGGTCGACCTCTACCGCGTCAGCACCGAACAGCTGGAGCGGCTCGAGCGCGTGGGACCCAAGCTGGCTGCCCGCCTGGTCGAGGAGACGGGGGAACACCGCTCGCTGCGGATCTCTGTCTTCCTGCGCGCCCTGGGGATTGATGAGCTGGGACGCCACGTGGCGGAACTGCTCGAGGAGCGGTACGGCGACCTCGCGCGGGTGCGGAAGCTCATGGCTGTGGAGATCGCTGAGATCCCCACCATCGGGTCGGAGATCGCTCGGAGCGTGGTGGCCGGGCTGGCTGATCGCGCGCCGCTCATCGACGAGCTCTTGCGTGAGGTGACCCTGGAACAGGGCGCGGCCGCACTGACCGGTGGGCCCCTCGCCGGTAAGAGCTTCGTCTTCACCGGGACGCTGCTCGCGTTCGATCGCAAGACCGCGCAGAAGCGGGTGCTGGAGCGGGGCGGACAGGCGCCGAGTGGCGTCACTCGCGAGCTCACCTACCTGGTGGTGGGCGCGGGCGCCGAGCCGCGCAAGAGCAGCAAGCATGTCAAGGCGGAGAAGCTCGTCGCCGAGGGCGCGGCGCTGCGCATCATCAGTGAGCACGAGTTCCTGAAGCTCCTCGCGGCAGGTGGTGTGGGATGACGGAGCGGATCCGCACCCGGCGCCTCGCGGTCCTCCGCTACCTCGCCGGGCTCCCGGAGGATGGGGATGGGGCCCTGACGGATGACGTTCGGCGGTTCATCCGGGACGACGTCTGCATGGCGAACTCCGACCTCCGCGTTCTCCTCCGGGAGGGGTTGGTCGAGAGCCGCGCCCACCGTGGACTCCGCGTCCGGGAGGGGCGTCCCTTCGTCGGGCGCTACGTTACCTGGCACATCACACGGGCCGGGCGCCGGCGGGTCCGAGACGCGGACCGGGGGATCGCCGCATGACGCCTGATCCTTGAACTGACTCGGCATGGATACTGACCAGCATGCCGCGAAATCGAGAGGTTGAGGAGTTCGAGGTCACCTACCTGACGGAGACCGACCAGGCGGTCTTGGTCGACTTGGACGGGACTGAGCACTGGATCCCGAACTCGCAGATCGACGACGACAGCGAGGTGTACGTCGGGTGCGGGCTGCTGCGCGGGGACCCCGGCAAGCTCGTCTGCTCCGTCTGGTTGGCGACACAGAAGGGAATGGTGTGACGTGCGTTTCACTCTGCTGGTTTCCCTCCTGCTCCTCGGATGCGGTGGTGAACCGCCGCGTGAGCGCTTCGGGACACTGGAGTTCCACGTTCCGCTCCACGTGAGGGACCAGGTTTCCCTCTACACCCGGGACTGCGCGCCGCCCCCGCGCGTTGTCTGCCCCGGGCTGCGCTCCGCGGATGCCGGGTGGGAGCTGAAGTTCTCCGCGTCGCTCGAGGACCCGGTCGACGCCGCATTCTGGGGCGCGGAAGTGCGCCTGTCGGATGGGAGGCTCCTTCACTTTGACGCCGGGCGTGAAGTGGAGCGTGATCCGGCGGCGCCAGTTTGGACAGGTCGCATCATGGAGCGCCGTGGGGAACCCTGCCTCGAGTTTCACCTCGAGTTGGAACCCGGCTGGCTCTAGAGCACATGTGTGAGCGTGTTCTTCGTCCGTTCTTCCCGTACCGCGGGTCGAAGTGGCGGATCGCGGGTGCGTACCCTGAGCCCACCGGACGCCTGCTCGTGGAGCCGTTCGCGGGGAGTGCTGGCTTCGCCCTCCGGCAGGGGGGGGGGTCGCCCCGTCCTCCTGCTTGACCGCAATCCAGTTGTCGCGGGCGTCTGGGACTACCTCCTGCACGTGCGCGCCTCCGAGGTGCTGCGCCTGCCGATTGACGTCGGGTCAGTTGAGGACCTTCCCTCCTTCGTTCCGCTGGAGGCGCGCAACCTCGTCGGCTTTTGGCTCTCGCGGGCGCGGAGCTCCCCGGCGCGAAGCGCGTCTGCTTGGGCTCGGACAGGGTGCTGGCCTGGGAGCTTCTGGGGCGAAGCTGTTCGCCTGCGGATCGCGTCCCAGCTCCTGGCACTGCGTGGGTGGCGTGTGCGGTGCGCGGACTTCCACGAGGCGCCTGATGGTCCGGACATCTCGATGTTTGTGGACCCGCCCTACGAGGGGCCAGAGGGCGACCATTACCGTCGGTTCCGGCACGTTGATCACGAGGACCTCGGCGCCTGGTGTTGCTCGCGCGCTGCGCAGGTGATCGCGTGCGGCGGGCCGAACTGCCGCTGGCTGCCGTTCCGGCTGCTTCGGGAGGCGCGGACTACCCGGGGCTCGAGCCGGGAGTACGTCTGGGAGAAGGCCGCTGGGGCTCCGTTCATCCGGGATAGCCGAACTGAGGTGATAGATGAAAGACACCAAGACCGCATTTGACAGCCGCACCAACGCATGGACGTTCGATCCTGCCGATCTGATTCTGATCGAGAACCCTGATGATCCGCTCTATGACCCGCGCGTGCTCTTGCCGCTTGATGAGCCCATGGTCCTGAGCATCATGTTCCAGGGCGTGATCGAGCCCGTCATTATCGCCAAGCAGGCGAACCAGCCCGTGGTTGTCGACGGTCGCCAGCGCGTGAAGTGCGCCCGCGAGGCCAACCGCAGGCTGCGCGAGCAGGGCAAGGAGCCGGTGCGCGTCACGGCGGTTGTCCGGCGCGGTACCGACGCGGATCTCTTCGGCGTGGTCATCTCGACGAACGAGAACCGCCAGGACGACACGCCGCTCGGCCGCGCGGAGAAGTGCTCTCGCTACCTCGCCATGGGGCGCAAAGAGGGAGAGGCAGCTATCGCCTTCGGGGTGACCAAGCAAACCATCTCTCAGTGGATGAAGCTGCTGCAGTGCGCGCCGGCGGTCCGCAAGGCTGTCGAGCGTGGGCAGCTCACGTCGACCGATGCGGCAAAGCTGTCCAACCTTCCGAGGGGTGAGCAGAACGACAAGCTGGAGGCGCTGTTGGCCGATGCGCAGAAGGATGGGCGCCGGCGGGTGGCGACGAAGGCAGTGGCAGCGGCAACGGGCCAGTCCAAGACGCCAGGCAAGAAGCAGATCAAGGCGCGGCTGAGTGAAGCCGGTTTCTCGGACGACTACAAGTCCGCGCTTCGCTGGGTGCTGGGGCAGGACTAGCGACCTTCCCCGCAAATCTATCTTCGCTCATCCGGGATATCCGAGACACCCAAGAGGAGGTTGTGTCGCCATGAAGAAGCTGATCCTGTTGCTCACCACCCTCACGCTCCTGTCCTCGTGCAAGACGTTCGGTCCGCAGAATCTCCCGGATGGCTTCGCGGTCGCGCACACCACGGTGCAGGGGGCGCAGCTCGCGCTCGTTGGCGCGGACGGGCTGTTCGAGATCGTGGCCGGCTTCATGTCGCCCGAGCGGGCGGCGAGCGCGCGTCAGACCTACCTCAAGATCCGGGCGGCGGTGGTCGCGGGTCTGCAGCTCGCCCTGGATGGGATCATCTTGGCCGAGGGCCAGCGGAGCGGTTTCGACCTCGTGAAGCTGCTGGCCCCGGCGGAGGCTGCGTGGCAGGACTTGCGCGCGTTCCTCGCGGCGCTGCAGGGCAAGGGCACTTCCCCGGCGTCGTCGCCGGCGCGGGACTACCGCTCGCCGACCGTGGACGACCTCCCGCTCACGCTGCTGCCTGCGGGTCGATGAGCGGGACTTGAATCATGCCCAACATCGGACTGAAGCGGCTCGAGGAGAAGCAGGCCAAGCTCGCTGGCTGGCTCGCGGGCAAGCTGGAGGAGATCCGCGGGCTGCGCGCGACGCGGGACGTTGAGCTCGCGGAGCACCGGGCGGCGCTCGCTGTCGCCGAGGAGCACCGCGCGATGAACCTGGCCTGCGCCGAGGATATGGCGGCGGAGGCGCAGGAGATCCGCGAGCAGATCGCAGAGCTGCAGGCGCAGCTTGACCGGGTCATCGGGTCCGAGGCCGCATGGCTCGCGGACGACGAGGGAATCCCGGTGATCGAACAGGTCATCGCCCAGTACCGTGTGGAGTGGCGTGAGCGCCTGCGGAAGGCGCATGACGGTCAGAGCCGACGCAAGTTCAACGAGCATCAACGCCTCACCCGCCGCATCGAGGCGCGCCGGGTCGAGCTCGCGCAGCAGGCGGCCGCCGCGGCGGACCGTGAGGCGCGTGGCGTGCGCGCCAAGCACGACATTCTGTACCCGCCGTTGTCCGAGTCCATATGACCGAGACTCTGCTCGTCCTGTCCTTCCTGGCGGCGCCGGAGCGCCTCGTTCCCGAGCGCGAGGTTCGGGAGCTTGTCGCCGTTGCGCGCGCCGCGGAGGAGCGGCACCACCTGCCGCTGGGGCTGCTCCTCGCTGTCGTTCTCGCTGAGAGCGGCGGGAGGCGGAACCTGGTGGTGCGCTGGACCGGGAAGAACAGACTCGGCTGTGATACTGGCGCCGGGCAGGTGCATGTCCCGATGTGCGAACAGGAGCGGGTGCGCCGGCTGCTCCTACTCTCGGTGAACCTGGACCGCTCCGCCTCACTGCTCGCGCGCTCTGAGCGCCGCTGCCTGAGCGACAAGCGTCCCCACCTGCGCGCCTGCCGGAGGTCACCCTGGGCACTCTACAACGCCGGGAGCACGAGGTGGTGGCCTCGGGTCGCGCGCATCTGGCGCCGGCTGCTGGGAAGAGGTGAGGCGTGAACACCGACGTGATCCTAAGAGCCCACACTGCGTTCGACCTTTCACTGCAGGAGTTCAAGCGGCTGATGGCTGGGTTCTCGCTCCCGACCTTGAGTGACGCTTGGGAGGTATCAGCCGAGATCACTGATGTGGCCCCGTTGCGCTGGGGTCCTGTGGCGTGGGGTTGGCTTGGCACCCTGCCGACTCGCGTCCCCAGGTGCCTGACCAGGCCCTCACAGCGCTCGAGCTCCCCGGTCGAGCGGAGCACCTCCCCGGCGCGCATCCGGAGGCCCAGCCTGTTCAGCCGTGTCCGCCGCGAGTGGCGACCTCAGGGGAAGCGGGGAGTCGCATGACAGACAAGGAACGCATGCTCCTGACGATTGCCAACTCGCTGGCATTCCCTGACTACAAGGAGATCCCTGACGAGAAGAGGCTTGGCGCCTGGGTGAGCTGGAAGAAGGAGGACCTGGTCCCCGGAGCGCTTGTCTCGTGCGTGTCTAGTGGCAGGTTCTCCCTCCATGACTGGCTGATCGGTTTTGTCGTCCAGGTCAACGACGAGAGTGACTGCGTGATCCGCGAGCTCGGCGGCAAGCGTACGTGCCGGGTCAGCAACGAACGGTTCTACGTCATCCGCGGAATCGACCGCTACGCGCTGTTGGCAGGTAAGGAGCGCCAGTTCTACGAGCGCGTGTTGCTCGCGTTCCGGCGAGGTGGCGAGTGGGCGTATCGCTTCGGCGGCCTCGATTTCAATGATGATGGGTCCGCCTCGATCAAGATCCGCGAGGCGTTTGGTGGGAGGCTTGCGGGTCCCGTATCGATGCCCTTCGTCGTGTGTGTCCCGGAGTGGCGCAAGACCATCTCGTGGAAGCGTATCCTGCAGGCTATGCGGGACGGCGGCTACGGTAGCAGAGCATTCGAGCGGGCCACCTGAGTCGCCGCCGAAGCGCTGGGTATCTCACCTGGGAAGGCGAAACGATGAGCTGCGACAGAACATTTCCGGTGCTGTTCGACACTCGCACGCGACGTGAGTCGGAGCAGATGGAATGCCCTCGCGCGGTGCCGTGGGCCCTGCTCGCTCCGCACGAGCCGCAGGCGCTGCGGAACCACGACCAAGACCTCGAGACGCTGGCCTGCTGCGGCGGCCTGTCGCCGCAAGAGATGATCGCTGTGCTTGAGGACCGGCCATGGTCACAGCGCAGCGCCAGGACCAACCGCGATGCGGTGCGGGCGCTAAAGATGATCCTTGCGCTCGCCCGCGGCCCGGCCCAGCCGAACGAGGAGGATCACACGTCCCACTGTCTCGCTCGGCAGCGTTGGGGTGATGGCGAGTGTGAGTGCCACGTGGAGCACCCGGATCGCGGCCCGGCCCAGTATCGCCCAGGGGAGCCGTGTTCACACCCGGGTTGCATGAGTCACGTCACGCACCCATGTGAGGGATGCGGACGGCAGTGGGGGCAGCCACGCGGCCCAACCGAGCGCGCCGACTTCGAGGAGGATGTGATGGCGAAGCGCAGTCGCCTGCCGTCACTGGCCGAGCAGCGAGCGAAGTTCGGCCCGAGCGCGGACAGGCAGGGCACCGAGTGGGCGGCCATCACTCGTCGCTGCAAGCACAGGTGGCAGCCGGTCTCGATGGTGTTTGAGACGCAGCTACTTGATGACCGCGGCCGAGTGCTGGTCCGCCAGCCAGACCTGACGCACGGGCGTTGCTACCTCGTGTGCCTGAAGTGCTGCGCCCACACCTACGTCGAGACAGGTTGGGTCGGCCACTACGTCGGGAGCCCCGATCTGATCGAGGAGGGCAAGCGCAGCCCGGACCTTCCCGGTGATCAATGACTGCCCCCGGCCCCGTCATCGCCGACGCAGCTGCCCGCGAGCTGTTCCGCCCGCGCAGGACTGCTGCCACGCGCCCTCTCGATCCGCGTGGCAGTCTCGACGTGCTGCTGGATCGCGCAACAAGGCGCCGTCTGGCTCTCGCGCTGCACACAATCTACGGCGACGCGGATGGTCAGCGCGGCTGGGTGGCCGTTGTCGAGGGATGCACAGGCACGGCGCGGTCACCGCAAGCTGCGGTCTCTCAGGCGATGGGCGCGTGGAACAAGGCGCACCGGCCCGCCCGCAAGAAGCTGAGCGCGTCGACTGGGAGGAGGATGTGATCTTCATCTGCAATCCCTGGGTGTCCTACATGGCCCAGCTCGAACGAGAGTGCGTCGAGGAGGAGAAGCGGCGCGAACTGGAGTTGGACCGGCAGGTCACCGAGCGGAGGGAGTTGAGGCGACCGATCAGGATGCGCCCCCATGTGGTCCCCGCCGAGGCGCTCGCAGAATGGGATGCATACCAAAGATAGGGAAGCGGATGGTGACAGGTTGGACCATCGCCGACGCCTACCCCGAGTTGGCCGCCCGCTCCGCAGAGGACCCGCTGGCCGCGATGCGCCTGTGCTGCCTCGAGTGCATGGGCCCGCTGCACCCTGGCCCAGATTGGACAGGCACGCCGGAGGAGCGGATCGAGCGGTGCGAGGCGCGGCACTGCCCGCTGTGGGGGTGGCGAGACCGAGCGAGCGGGAGGAAGACGTCGTGATGCTGGACGACCTGGAGTTGATCCTGAGGCACCCGGAGTTCTTCCGCATCGAGCGCTGTCACCGGACCCTTGCTCCGTCCCTTGGCGAGTTCCGGTACCAGGTGGGCATCGGGCTGCTCCCGAATCAGGTCTTATGGTTTGACGACCCTACGCTGGACATCGCGGTCGCCCGCGCCGCGGAGGCGATTCGTCGGGTAGCCGCCGGCGAGCACCTGCGGGTCTGCGTCCACTGCGATGCGCCGCACTTCGAGCCACAGGGCTTGTGCGCCGCGTGTAACCGGATCGATGTGGCGAGGAAGATGTTCCCCGGTGCCGGCGGACCGCGTATCCGGCTTCTGGTGAAGGAGGAACCGACATGAAGGTCATCTACATCGCGGGTCCGTTCTCCGCCGGGAGCGACTGGGAGCGACACCGGAACGTCCTGCGGGCGGAGGAAGCCTCCGCGGAGGTGACGAGGCTCGGTGCTGTCCCCCTCTGTCCGCACAAGAGCACGGAGCACCTGAGCGGGATCCAGGACGAGGACTTCTGGTACGCCGCGACGCTCGAGCTCCTGCGCCGGTGCGATGCCGTGTTCCTCGTGGAGAGGTGGACGGAGAGCCGGGGCGCCCGAGGAGAGTATGAGGAAGCTGGGCGCCTGGGGATCCCGAGGTTCTCCACACTGGCTGCTCTCGCCGAGTGGCTCCAGACAGAGCGTCAGCCCAGTACGGACGACGATCTCCATGCCCGGGTCTTGGAGGCTGTCTCCCAGCTTCGCTCCCTGGAGACGAACGTCGCCCCGGTGACGCGGGAGGCGCTCGAGGGGATCCGCACACAGCTTGAGGTGAATCTGATGGTTGCATGCGGCTACTCTCGGAGGCTCCCGCTCGCGCTTCTCCACCCCTTCCGCTAGCCTTTCGTAATTGCTGGCGCAAGGCGGGGGGTTCGGGGGGCTTGCCCCCCGAAGAGAGAATCGATCGAGTGGCGCGATGTGAAGATATCCTCTATGGGATCTCCTCGCAGTCGCATGCCGCCAGGGACGTAAGCTCGGGTTCTTGTAACTCTAATGGTTGCGAAACGTTAGAGGGCACACTGCAAGCTGAATTCCCTGGGATTCCTGAGCTGACCCCTGCCTTCGTCTTGCTGCTCCTTCCCGCCAGCTCTTACTGCCCTTCTATTCCCCGGGGTGTCTTGCGCGCCCCTTGGTCGCCGGGCATTTCGGTATAGCAGTACCTTTGTTGTCCTACATGTATGATATTGGGCGTCCAGGTAGACCGCCCACCTCCCTGTGCTGAGGGCGTCGCACTCTTGCCGGGTCCATCGCTTCCCGGGTCATCCCTCAGTAATCACTAGCCTTCCCTGTACACAAGGGAACCCATGTGTACAGCGGACATCGAAGCCTTGGAACTCCACAGACCTGGGTGACCGGGGGCGGCGCGCACTGGCAGGGAGGACTCGCCCGCGATGGGGCGAGCAGAGGCATGTGTATGTCCTACCATGTAGTACATGAGGGGTGGGGGTGCGGCCATGTAGGCAAGGTAGGTGGGGGTGCGCAGACCGTGCCTTACCCGCCCCCGATCCGCGGGGTGGTTTCCCTAAAAAGGTCCCTGGAGCGCAATGGTTGCGAAACGATAGCCTTCAATCGGCTCGAGAGGGCAGGTTGAGCTTCTGGGATTGCTTGCCAGCGCACATTCCCAAGAGTCTAAGAGTTGCGAAAGGCTAGTGTGACTCGTCCTGGATACCTACTCACGTGCTGGACAAATCCCTCTTCCCGGTCCGTGTCCTATTCCGTCTGGCCGGGTCCCCCGCGCTCCCCGGGTTCAGCTCCTCCAGCGGCCCGGTTCCCACCTGCCACATTTGCGGGTTGCCGGCGCCGCGCTCCGCGCCTTGGCGAGACTGGCTTCCGCCCTCTGCGACCGACTGGGATCTGTGGCACGGGCCGGGCGGACCCAACGCCGTGGTCTGCGAGCCCTGCGCCTGGGTGCGGTCCGGGAAACCGGGTTCTCCGGAGTGCCTGCGGCTGGAGGCGCACGTCTGCTCTCGGCGCGTCGACTCCGAGTGGACCTGGCTTCGCTTCCTGAAGCGGGACGTCGCCGAGGTCCTCGCCGCGCTCCTCGTCTGCCTCGAGTTGCCGTCGGGCAGTTCTTGGTTCGCGGCGGTTCCGACCTCGGGGCGCAAGCACGTGATCCCCCGCGCGTCGGTGAACGTTGTCAGGCAGACGGCTGCTCTGGTCGTGTTTGAGACCGAGCTCGCCGCGCTGACGCTGGATGGATCACACTGGACGACGCTGGCGCCCGTCCGGGAGCTGCTCGCGCTCGGGTTCACCAAAGATGAGATCCTGACTGGGCGGTACGATTCGCGGCGGATAGCCAAGGCCGGGTTAGATCGCTGGCGTCCCCTGGAGGAGCGGGTCCGGGTGATCCGCGGCCGGGCGGAGCTTGAGCTCGCCCTCCACCTGGAGGTGAAGTCTTGACGGATGAACAGCGGGAACGACTCCTCACAACATGGGCGGAGATGACTGTCGCCCTGGTTCGCGCCTACCCCGGGGAGCGCCGGACGATGTGGGAGCGGATCCCGAACGTTATGGTGGCAGGGGCGCGCCAGAGCACGCGACTCGAGCGCTGGCTGACCTTCGTCCTGCGCGCGCTGCAGGTCCCAACGACTGGTGCGCCGTCCAAGACGTCCGTCACGACGGCTTGGGGTGCGCTGCGGAAGACAGTCCGCGCACTGCCGCCCGACCCGGAGACATCCGAGCGTCGGGCACTCCAGCTCCTGCCGCAGGAGATCTGCGGCGTGGCGGCGCTGGCGCGCGTGCGGTGGGAGTCCGTCAAGTCCGCCTTCCGCCAGATCGAGGAGAGGGACGTTCCATGAAGAGGAGGAGAGTGGCCGACGTGGAAGCCGAGAATCCCAATGGTTGCGAAACGCTGGCGAACCTGTCGCCCGGCGCGGTGGCGGCTCCGACCCGCTACGGCGAGCTGATGACGGTGCGTTACGACGTGCTGATCACCAGCCTGACCCCGATCGTGCATTCCTCCGGGACTGTCGGGAATGAGGCGCTCCTCATGACGGAGCGGGTGGTCGATCCGGATGACCCGCAAGGTTTGCCGCAGGACGTGCCCTGCCTGACGGGCAACTCCCTCCGCCACGCGCTCCGCGAGGCCTTGGCGCACCTGACGCTCCGGACGCTGGACCTTGAGCTCGGCTCCCTGCCGGTGGCGGCCCAGCACTTCCTGCTCTCGGGTGGGTCCCTCGGGCGGCAGGCGGAGACGCTGGATGTTGCCGGGTACCGCCGCGCGCTCGAGCTCTTCCCCTACCTGGGTCTCTTCGGGGGCGGGCTCGGGTCGCTCCTCATCCCGGGCAAGCTCCAGGTGGCGTACGCGATCCTGCTCTGTGCGCAGAACGCGTGGCGGGTGCGGCTGCTCTGTCCTCCGCTGACCGAGCTCGCCGGCGACCTCCAGCCGGCCGAGGAGTACCGAGAGCGCCGGCAGGCGACCCGCCATGATGCTCGGCGTGGACTGCTTGCGCGGCACGCGCTTCGCCCCGAGGACCGTGATGCGTGGGAGCAGAGCCTCTCCTCGGAGGAGGGCGCCACGGACAGCAACCAGATGATCTTCGCCTATGAGGCGGTGTGCGCCGGCGCGCGCTGGCTCTGGCAGGTGGGCGGCGTCCTGATGACGCCGCTCGAACATTCAGCCCTCGTCTGTGCCCTCCTCGCGCTTGGGGCGCGTGGACAGCTCGGGGCCAAGGGGGCGACAGGGCACGGCGCTGTCGCGTTGCGGGCAGTCCATGCGTCGGGGGAGACGAGCTCCCTCGCCGAGGGGCTTCGCGCGCTGGATCAGGATGCTCGGATCGAGGCAACAGCGCGGCAGTTCGCGGGGCCGTACCTCGACCACGTGGTCATGAACCGCACCGACCTCCTCGCGTGGCTGACGGCGATCCGGTGACTCCGTTCGTTGTCAGGGCGACGCTCGCGCAAGCGTTGGTCGCGACCCACCCGATTGCGCTTGACGCGCTCCTCGCGGCGGTGGTTGCGGGGCTGCGCAGGTTCCCACCGCCGGAGCTTGAGTACCACGACGCGGTGGACCTCCCGATCCCGCTTCAGCTACACCTGCAGGGCTTCTACCACGCCTCGGAGGCGCACCTCGTCGTGCAGGAGTTCCAGGCCCGGCGCTGGACGCGCAAGCTTCCCGACCTGCGTGACCTGGTGCTTCTGACCTCCGCCGCGAAGCTCCCGACGTCCGGGCGCTACAAGGCGTTCTGGGTTCCGCTGCGCCTTGCGCTGCCGGCGGGCATGCGGTTGACGTGGTGGGGATTTGGCGACGTCGCGGAGGTTCGCGCGCTTCTTCGACACGTGCTCGCGCTCGGGGCGAAGCGGGCGTCGGGGTACGGGTGGGTCGCCAGATGGGAGGTGGTCGAGATCGAGGAGGACCGATCCGTGTTCACCTGTGACGAGGCGCCGGCGCGTCCGCTCCCGCGCGATTTGGCCCCCGACTGGCTGTACCTCCGTTTCTGCCGGATCATGCACCCGTACTGGCGCGCGGAGGGGTCCGACTGGCGCGCTGTTCCGGAGACGTTCCTGTGATCGCCGGGCGCTGGTTCGTCACGCCGCACGCGGTCCGGCGGTACGTCGAGCGGGTGGATCCACAGCTCACCTACGAACTGGCGCTGGCGGCGCTGATCCGCGAGTCCGAGACCGCGCGCCGGGTGAAGGAGCTCGAGCCCGGCGTCTGGCTCTACCGCGGGCGGAGGCCGCGTCGACTGCGGTTCCGGGTGGCCGAGAACGACCGCGGGGCACCACAGATCCTGACGGTGCTGAAGGGACACGACCGGTGCTGATCCCGAGCCCACGGCACACCGCGATCGACCTTGAGGTCTGGGCTCGCCTGGAGCAGACTGATCAGGTGCTGGCCGGTTCGGAACACCTTGCGCGGAGGGAGGAGGCGGCGCTCGCGGAGCTTCAACGCTTCGCGGGGCTCGACGGAACGTGCTTCGTTGCGGTGAGCTGGGGCAAGGACTCCGTCGTCGTCGCGCACCTCGCGGTGCGCGCGGGTCTGCGGGTGCCCTTCGTTTGGGTCCGCTACGACCCCTCGCACAACCCCGACTGCCCCGCGGTCCGGGATGTTTTTCTGCGGAGGTTTCCTGTCGACTACCAGGAGATCGTCGTCACGGACACATGCCTGCCAGCCGGTGTGGGGTGGCGAGACCTGACCTGGGAGCAGGACTGTCGGCTGTTCTTCCGCGAGGCCGACGAGCTGGGTCGGCGGATTCTCGGGCTGCGGGCGCGGGAGTCCGGGCGCCGTAGACGGCGCGCCCGACGCTTCGGGTGCAGTTCGCCGAGCTCATGCGCGCCGATCGTCTGGTGGGACGCGGCGCTCGTCTTCGCCTACCTCCGCAAGTACGACCTCCCGGTGCACCCGGCCTACGCGATGAGCGAGGGTGGGTTCTGGGACCGCGCGCGGATCCGCGTCGACGGAATCGGCGACGAGCGCGGGACCGGGTGCGGACGTGGGCAGTGGGAGCGGCGCTACTACCCCGAGGTTCCGCGGTGCACGTGACTGAAGTCAGCTTTGGGGCGGTTCGGTCGCTCGCTCGAGCCGCGCGACGGGAGGGGGTGACTCTGCGCGACCTCCCGCCGCTGGAGAGCGTTGCATCGAGCGACCCGGAGGTGACGTGGTTCGCCGCCTTCGACGAGCGGCGGGTCGTCGCGTGCGGTTACGTGCGGAGGTTGCCGCTCCGTGCGCGCTTAGGGGGGTGCTTCGTCCTGCCCGAATTCCGCGGTCGGGGGCTGGGGGAGGAGCTCGTGCGGGTTCGCTTCGATGTGGCGCGTGGAGCGGCTGACGTGGTGGACGTGTTCGCCTTCCGCAGTCGGCTATTTCTCAAGCTTGGGTTCGCGCCGCGGCGGACCTTCAAGCTCGGGACCACGCACCTAGAGTGGCGGCGATGACTGGGAACAAGAAGCCTCTGGGTATCGACGTGTTGACCGCGGCGCGTCGGCGGGTGGCGACGGTCTTCGACCATTTCGAGCGGATATACGTGAGCTTCTCGGGTGGGAAGGACTCGTCGGTGCTCCTGCACCTGACGGCGGATGAGGCGCGCCGGCGCGGCCGCCGCTTCGGCGTCCTGATCGTGGACCTCGAGGGGCAGTACCGCCTGACGATCGATCACGTCCGCCGGTGCTGCGACCTCTACCGGGACCTGGTTGATCTCTTCTGGGTCGCGCTGCCGCTGTCGCTGCGGAACGCGGTCAGCCAGTTTGAGCCGCAATGGCTGTGCTGGGATCCGAACCGCAGAGCAGACTGGATCCGGGAGCCGGACCCGCGCAGCGTGGTGGATGAGGCGTTCTTCCCGTTCTTTCGACGTGGGATGGAGTTCGAGGAGTTCGTCCCGGCCTTCGGCGAGTGGTACGCGCAGGGCGAGCGCACCGCGTGTTTGGTGGGCATCCGGGCAGACGAGAGCCTGAACCGCTACCGCACGGTCAAGAGCACGTCGAAGGAGACACTGGACGGGCTGCAGTGGACGACGCGGATCACGCCGAACGTCTTCAACGCCTACCCGATCTATGACTGGCGAACGCGGGACATCTGGATCTACTTCGGGCAGGAGAAGAGGCCGTACAACCGGCTCTACGATCGCATGCACCAGGCCGGACTATCGATCCACCAACAGCGGATCTGCCAGCCCTACGGAGACGACCAGCGGAAGGGGCTGTGGCTGTTTCACATCATCGAGCCGGAGACGTGGGCGCGCGTCGTCGCGCGGGTGAACGGCGCAAACCAGGGGGCGCGGTACGCGCGCGAGGCAGGGAACATCCTCGGGCGAATCAAGGTGTCCTGCCCGGAGGGACACACCTGGAAGTCGTTCGCGCAGCAGCTCCTCGGGAGCATGCCGCCGCGGATGCGGGAGCACTTCGAGAACAAGATCGCGATCTGGCTCAAGTGGTGGGCTGACCACCGTGGGGTGACCGAGATCCCCGACGAGGCGGACCGGAAGGTCGAGGCGGCGCACGCGGCTCCCACGTGGCGGCGAGTGTGCAAGATGCTTCTGCGCAACGACTACTGGTGCAAGGACTTTCACTTCGCGCCACACAAGAGCCCGGACTCTTACAAGCGGTACCTCGAGCTCATGCGGCGCCGGAGGGAGCAATGGAACATGACGACGCTGCCGTGAGGCGCAAGACGGCGGAGCTGGTCGCGGAGATCGCCCGTCTCGAGGGCGATGCCAGGATCGAGGCGTTGAACGGGGTGCGCCGCGCCCTGCACGCGGTCAGCCCGTTCGCGACTGAACCTGTGGACTGCGTAATCTGGGTGCCCGCGGATCAGGTGACCGCCAACGACTACAACCCGAACCGCGTAGCCCCGCCCGAGATGAAGCTGCTCGAGCTCAGCATCGTCTCAGACGGCTACACACAGCCGATCGTCACGTTTGAGGAGGACCCGGGCGAACACGTGGTGGTGGACGGGTTCCACCGCAACCTCGTCGGGCGGAACTCCAGGGTGGTGCGCAAGCGGGTGCACGGCCGGTTGCCGGTCACGCTCATCAACCGCGAGCGTGGGGACCGGAGCGACCGCATCGCTTCGACCATCCGGCACAACCGGGCGCGCGGGCAGCACCAGGTGGCCGCGATGAGCGAGATCGTGGTGGAGCTCTCGCGGAGGAACCACGACGACGTGTGGATCGCGCGCGAGCTCGGGATGGACCCGGACGAGGTGCTGCGGTTGAAGCAGGTGTCAGGGCTCGCGGAGGCGTTCGCGGACCAGGAGTTCTCTGAGGCCTGGGAGTAAGCGCTTTAATCTCACCGGTATTACATCTGTCATACAAATATACTTGCCCTGTCCTACGGCCGTGCTACACTGATAGCATGATGACGGAGGGTACCATGGGTCAGATGACGGGACGACAGCGGATCAACTTTTCCAGGTGGGGGCGCAAGCTGAGCGGGCTGGCCTTCGCCACCTACGCAGTGGCCCAGGACGGCGAGAGCCCGATTGACGCGGTGGTCCGGTCAGTCGAGCGCACCACGGGGCTGCAGGTCTGCGGCGGGCCGCGCAGCGACGGCTACGCCGTGGAACGGGGCCATAAGACTGCCGCGCACTACCAGATGACCCTGGGCCGGCCCTGCCGCGGTGGGGGCTGGTCGCCCGAGGCTGAGCTGTGGGTGTCGATCCCGGTGGAGGTGCGCTGATGATCGCCAGATTCGGACTCCCAGGATCGTCGCTGTTCTCGTGGCGCCACGTCGCCACTCGTTCCGAGGGCGAGGCCTGGTTGGACGCCCACCTGTCCGAGCTGGGCGAGAGCCAGGGCACGCTGTCCGCGCGCCGGCAGAGCGACGTCCTCACCGAAAAAGAGGCTGCCAATTACAGGTGGCAGGACGGCACGAAGATCTACAGTGACCCAGCGGAGCATACCGCGTTGGAGGTGGTCGGTGAGACCGAGGACCGGGCCTACTGGGAGCGGGTCGAGAGAGCCGTCCAGAACGGGGAGGTGCGCTGATGGCCAACGACCGCAAACCGACGAGCATCCGTCTACTTGACCCCGAGTGGACGATCCTGGAGGAGCGAGAGAGCAACTTCGCGGACCGGAGCGAGGTGATCCGGCGCTGTCTGCGTCGCTACGCCGAGGTTTGTCGGCGCGACCTGCCGCAGCTCTCGGTCGACGAGTGGCGACTCGTGATGGACGCGCTCAACGGCTGCTGGATGCACGACACCCCGGCACACTGGGCTGCTCTGGAGATCGCCGACGCGATCTCCCTCAACCGCCTGGACACCAAGTGGGGGGTGGATGGGGCAGATCTGCAGCGTCGGCTGGGGGCGCTCGGTCACGGTGGGTGGGTGGCACTGGTCGACGCGGCTGAGAGGTTCTGGGCCTCCTCGAGCCGCGGGGAAGAGGCGCGGGTGCCGGGTGAGACGACCACTGAGGAGCCCACCCCAGCTTCCGCCGCTCCAGACCGCGAGCGCTGATCCGCTCGCCATCTCCTCTCCACTCCATCCCTCACTGATGTCAATCTCCTAGCAGTCCGGGCAGCTCACCGCGATGAGCGCCGTCGGGTGGGGGTGGACCAGCCCGGACCCGCCGCAGGTCCGGCAGATGGGGCGGACAGTCCCCTGACCCACGAGAGTGATCCCCAGATTTCCATCCGCGCGCGGCGCGAAGACCTCATACCCTGCCGGACGCGACACCCGCTCCGCGGCGAGGAGCTCCGGGTCCTCCGGGACAAAGAGGACCGTCGCGCCGCGGGAGATGTCCGTGTAGCCGCCCTTCGTCCGGATGCGCCGGGTCACGGTCCCGAGCTCCGCGCGCTCGAGCCACGCCAGGTGGCTTCGGCGATTCACTTCCTGCCCGGGGTAGCGGGCGATCAGGGCGTCGAGGGCGATCAGGTAGGCGGTGCGGAGCGTCTCGAGCTGGGTCATGGCGACCTCCATTTGATAGATACAGCTTAACACAGGTTAAGATAGGAGGCAACGATAATCGAGCCCGCGGTGAAAATCGTTCGCTGGGGGATTGACTTTGTGCTTAACCGCGGTTAAGATAAGAACATGAACACGACACGAACCGAGGAGCCGAAGATGACGCAGCTGATGAAGAAGATCGCGGCTTGCAACGGGTACGAGGCTCTGTCCCAGGTTGCTCGGGAGTGGGCGGCGGAGGTGGGGATCGACGTCGACGCCTTCGCGTACGTCAACATCGTCACCTACGCGCAGCTGCGTCGGGCCCTCCCCCGCCACGCCAAGGTGTTCACGGCCTTCATCAAGCAGAGCAAGCAGTTCGACCTCGGCTTCGAGCTCGCTTACGCGATCGTGCAGGGAGGTGCCCAGTGAACGGTTCCAAGTACATCCAGGGTCAGGACGTTGCGGAGATCGCCAAGGCGCTCCGCGTGGATATCAGGGAGGCAGTGCGGGCGGGCGAGCTCCCCGCCGGCCTCAAGGCGAGCGTGACGATCTCGAGGTTCTCCATGGGGTGCTCCCTGTCCGTCAACGTGACCGCGCTCCCGGCTGGGTTCCCGGTGTTGGCCGGCGACCCGGAGTGCCCGCACGCGAAGGCGCCCGAGACCTGCGCGCTCCTCAAGCAGCTCGAGGGGCTGGTCGACGCCTACCGGCGGGACGACTCGGACTCGTCGGTGGACTACTTCTCGTGCAACTTCTACAAGCACGTGGAGATCCACTGGCAGCTCGAGAAGGTGCTCCGCGAGGCCGGGCGGGTGGCGGCATGATCTCCGACGATATCGAGCAAGTCCTGGTGCAGCTCGTGACCAGGGGGAGCTACCTCGGGGAGAGGTTCTCCGCTGGCCGGTACACCCCTGCGGTGGTCACCCCGGAGACTCCAACCTGGTGTGTTCTGGACCTTCAGGGAGGTCCTGTGGTCCTGGCTCACGACCCGTTCGAGGCAGCGCGGTGGCTAGTGCGACTCGAGGAGGAAGGGATCGACCCCACCATCTATGAACCTGAGGACCTTCCCGTCGTTCTCCCGAGCGATGCGGACGTCGAGCGGTGGCGGAAAGAGGACGCTCAGCGAGATTTGCAGCTGATGTTCCTTTTGGGGTATTGACTTTTTGCTTAACCACGGTTAAGATAGATTCATGAACAACAAGACGCAGACGAAGGAGGCTCAGATGAAGGTTGAAATGCTCAGCCAGAACTTCGGTCGCGTCAGCATTGCCGGAAAGACCGTCGGTGCGGTTCGTAGGGCTGAGGGTGGCTGGCGCCCGCTGGTTCCTTGCTGCCAGCTCTACCCCAACGCCGGCTTCGAGCCTGCTAACAGTTGCATCATCTATCGGACTCCGGAAGCGGCCGCAGAGCGCCTTGTGACTCTGCACAGCAACCGGCGTGAGGATGTGCGCTGATGACGCTCGACGCTGGCAAGACCTACGAGCTGCTCAAGATCCACGACGTCCGCCCGATTGACTGGGACTCCGGGAAGCGGCTACCGGTCGACACGTGCGAGCTCCCTGAGTGCGTGCGGTGCGGGAGGCGGCACGCGGTGGTCTGGACGCTGCTCGAGCGACCGGGTGGGGGCTCCCTGACGGTGGGGTCTGGCTGCGGCCCCAAGTTGCTCGCTGAGGGGCTTCTCCCAGGGGTCGACTTCCCGGCGGTCAAGGCGGCGGAGCGCGAGGCGCGCGCAGAGACCAAGCGCCTGATGGCGGCGCACGTAGAGGAACGAGCTCGCGAACTGGCGGAGGTGGCCCGGACCGCGCTGCAGGGGTTGACTCCGCCGGCGGCGACCTGGACGGTGGACAAGCTCGGGCGCGGCGGCTGGGAGACGTGCTGGGTGGGAGAGTGCTTCCGCTGCGTCACAACCGCGGACCTCGAGAGGCGGCCAGGCGAGTGGGGGCGGATCGAGCGCGCGGACGTCGAGCGCTCGGTTCAAAGGGACTGGCTCCGCGGGGTGGCAGAGCGCGCGCTCTTCGCGGCCGGGTGCCCGCACCGAGCGGTGACCTGGGTCTACCACGTGGCGGTGGATGGGGAGGAGCGGTACCTCCGGGATGCCGCCCTGCACCTTCTGCCTTGAGACGAGGTGAACGCATGAACGCGACGGCAGTAGAGACCTTCCCCTCAGGGTCGCTCACCCTGGACCTGGCGCTGGGCACCGGGGGGCTCCCCCGCGGCCGGCTGATCGAGGTCTACGGCCCCGAGTCCTCGGGCAAGACCACCCTGGCCCTCCACGCCATCGCCGAGGTGCAGCGGCGCGGCGGGGTGTGCGGCTTCATCGACGCCGAGCACGCGCTCGACGTGGGCTACGCCCACAAGCTGGGCGTCCGCGTCGAGGAGCTCTTGTTGTCTCAGCCGGACCACGGCGAGCAGGCGCTCGAGATCACCGATATGCTGGTGAAGTCGAACGCGGTCGACATCGTGGTCGTGGACTCGGTCGCGGCGCTGGTGCCCAAGGCCGAGCTCGAGGGCGACATGGGCGACACCCATATGGGGCTGCGGGCGCGGCTGATGAGCCAGGCGATGCGCAAGCTCACCGGCGCTGCCTTCCGCACGGGCACGAGCATCCTCTTCATCCGCCAGACGCGACAGAAAATCGGTGTCACATACGGCTCGATTGCAGTGTGCACTGCGCTCAAGTTCTACGCCTCGGTGCGCATGGACATCCGGTGCATCGACGCCATCAAGCAGGGAGACCAGGTGATCGGAAACCGCACACTGGTCAAGGTGGTCAAGAACAAGCTCGCCCCGCCCTTCTGCGAGGCTGAGTTCGACATTGTCTACGGTAAGGGCGTGCACCGGGAGGCCGAGATAGTGGACCTCGGCCTCGAGGCGGGCGTCATCAAGAAGAGCGGCTCCTGGTACGCGCTCAACGAGACGCAGCTCGGCCAGGGTCGGGCCGCCGCCTGCCAGTGGCTGACCCAGAACCTCGAGGTACGAGAGAAGCTGGCCCAGCACCTCCTCGACTGCGGGCTGAAGAAGGCATGAGGTGAACGCATGCACGCGACCGACTTGGTGCCGTCCGTCTCCATCAGCAATCTGCTGGCGCAGCGCAACGCGATTGCAGAGCGGCTACGCCAGATCGCTACACTGCTCATCGAGGTGGGCGAGTTGAGCGAGGCGGCCTTCGGGTCAGATGACGCGGTGCCAAGTCTGCAGTGCCAGCGGGTGCACGCCTACCTCCCGGGTGATGTCGAGGCGCTGGTCAAGCGGGTGGACGCGACGGCCTGGGACTTCCTCATGAACAAGAGCGGCCTGAGGACCTTCATGGACGCCAAAGCGCGCGAGCAGTGGACCAAAGACATCTACGAGCGCCGGGTGCCGGCGCTTACCCAGGAGAACATCGAGGAAACCTTCAAGGAGCTCTTCGCCGCCCGGCGGGAGATGTTCGAGCGCGGGGTGGTGGAGGTCTTTCGTCACCTGAGCTGGGACTACAAGACCAACAACCCGCGCCTCTTCGGTAAGCGGATTGTCCTGCGGCGCATCGTGGAGGTCTGGGGCAGCGGCGGGCAGAAGTATCACACTGGGCCAAGCTTGGCGGGCTGCAACGGGCTCGACGACCTGATCCGCGTGATGTCGGTCCTCGACGGCAGGCCCGAGCCCGATCACCGGCAGGGCGCCTACAACGCGCTCCGGGAGGTGATCACCTTCGACACCCGGTTCCCGGTTGAGCCGGTGGCGATTGCGGACCTGATCTCCATCCGGTGCTTCAAGAACAGCAATGGGCATCTGACCTTTCTGCGGCCGGACCTGGTCGACCGACTGAACGAGATCGTGGCGAAGCACCATCCAGGGGCCCTCCCTCCCGCGGAGGACAGGGGGCGCGCGTGACGAAGCGGGAGCTGGAGGCGGAGATCGCCGACCTGGAGCGCGAGATCCCGCGCCAGTGGTGGTGGGTCGCGGACCTCCGGAGGCGCCAAAGCGATGCGAAGCGCCGCGGGGGGCCGGAACAGGGGGATCTCTGGAAGGAGCTGCAACTCCAGTTGCACGTGCTTCACCGGATGCGGGAGGAGCTGGAGTCGTTCCGCATCCGGCTGGAGTACGGTGAGCTCGACCCGGAGGCCGAGCTCCTTGACGAGGAGGTGGTCTGATGCGCTGCACACACCTGGATCAGTGCAACGACTGTCGCGCCCGATGTGAAGCCGAGGCGGACAGGCGCGACGCCTACGGGTACGACCTCGGTAGAGCCAAGATGGCTACTGCCATCGAGTCCGCTTGCGCCGGGGAGTCAGCAGTGCTGGAGGAGCTGGCGCGGCTGACCGAGGCGCTTACCGCCGCGCGCCACCAGCTTGTGGCCGCCTTCGGGATCCTGCGCAGTCACGCGAGTGATGAGCACGTGCAGCACTACCAGCGCGCGATGATGCTCTGCGACGCCGTGCTGGCCAAGCCGGCCGCGGAGCCCTCCCTGGACCGGGACACAGAGGCACGGCGATGACCGAGCACCTTCGCCCGAGCTACCGCGACTGCGGCATCCGCTGCTGGGACATCGCCCCCGCCATGGGGCTCTGGTGCTCAGCCAGGGGGCGTAGCCGGCCTGAGTGGAGCCTGTCGCTCGATGTTGCGATCGTTCCTGCTGCGGCGGTGGACATCCGGATGAAGCTGACCCGCGCTCAGGCCCGGGTGCTGCTCGCGCTGGTGGGGCGGCCGTGACCCGCCGCCCACCCATCAGCCACAAGCGGATGGCGCACCTCGGTTGGATCAGAGTCGACCCCCATCCGTGGTCGAAGTGCGCGGCGGAGTGGCGCCACACGAGCGGGTGGGTTCTGCGTCACTGCGGCCACCCGACAGCGCTCTGGCCCTGGTTCGCGATTGACCCCGCGCACCCGAACGCCTGCACGATGACCCACAACGGGCTCGGGTTCGCGGACCTGGAGGCGGCCTCGACGCAGATCGGCGTGGTCCTGGCCGGCGAGCTCGTGGCGACCTCGAGCCGGTGCGTCCCCGGCGTTCGGCGGATCACAGCCCGGGAGGATGACCTGGAGCTGGATCCGCCGGTGAACTGTTGCGTCATTCCTTGACGGGGGTTAAGCTATGGTCATGCCCAAGAAGCGGATCAAGAAAGAGCTCTACACCCTCCCGGAGGTCGCAGAGCTGAAGGGGTGTTCCCGGATCGCGGTCTTCCAGGCGGTGCAGGACGGAAAGCTGCCAGCATTCCAGGTCGGGCGGTCTTGGCTGGTGAAGGCAGAGGACCTCGCCGAGTGGAATCCGCAGCGTGGCCCGGGCGCAGACGAGGGCGGCTAACTTTCGTCCTCGTCCTCCGCCAGCCGGCGCACGCGCGGCTCCCGCGGGGCAGGTTCACTATCCCGGTCAGGCTCCGAGTCCACCTCCCCCACCGCTTCCGCCTCTGCCTCAATCACCCGCGACTTCCCCGCGCCGCTCAGGATGCGGTTCAGGACGGCGTCTGCCGGGCTGCGCGAGAGCAACTTGTGGGGCTTGCGCTCGTCCGGGAGCTTCAACATCGACTCCAGCTCCTGGAGCTCCAGCCGGAGGTGCACGCGGAGCTCTTCAACCGAGAGGCGATTCACGTCCACCTTGCCGCGGATCTCGATCTTCTTGCTCGCGCGGTTGATGACGCCCAGGTCCTGCCCGGCCTTGAGGAGCCCGGTCAGGATGTCCGAGCGCGCCTTCACCGCGGCGACGAGCGCGTTGAACTGGCTCGACCCGCGGAAGATGGCGGCGAGGTCCTCGAGCTCGCGCGCACACTGGAACTGCTGCTCCCGGTACTCCGCCCAGACACGCGCGGTGTCCGTCCCCTTTGCGACCTGCTCGTCGAGCTGGCTGACCAGCTCTCGGATAGCGGAGAGCTTCTGGGCGCTCCACCCGGTCTCCGCGAGGATGCGCCCATCATCCCAGAGCAGGGCGAGGCCCGCGCGGTACTGCGCCACGTCCCGTTTCTGGCGGGACATCTCCTCCCCCACCCCCTGGGGGCCTTCGCGCGCCACCAGCTCGGCGCGGGCCCGCGCTCCCTCGTTCAGCTTCAGGTCCAGGTCCTTGGCTTTCTTCGGCATGTCCACCTGTATCCAGCGCGACGTGCTCATTCTGCTCGGCGACGTCCCATCGGCGCGGATAGCGTGCGGGTGGAGGTTCCACCCATGGAAGCGACTCGCCACGACAACGTTCTCGCCCCCAGACCGGAGTACCGCTACCACCGCAGGCTGGTCGGGGCACCCGTCGTGCCCGACACCGCGGTGCTAGCCGACCTCGACCCGGCTCTCGCGCTCAACTGCTCCGGCTGGCGGACGATCACCGGGTTCGTGCGGCTCGCAGGTGGGGCGGCGCCGACCGTCACTCTCCAGCAGCTCAAGCTCGCGAGCTACCGCGATGGCGCGGGCGCGCTGCAGCGGAGGTACGTGCCGACCGGCTACATCACGCCGCCGCTCGCGGACAACGGGAGCTTCGCGCTGGTCGTCGGAGATGGGGTTGTTCTCCTCCGTGTCCACGCGGTGGAGGGAAATCCAACATCGGTCGACGTCCTCGTGGCGGGGGACGCGAAGCATGAGGGGAACGACGCGGACCGGACCGTCGAGGTGCTCACCTACCTCCTCTCGATGGTCGGCAGCCTGGCTTCCCTCTCCGCGGAGAACTTCGCGACTGAGGCCACTCTGCTCGCGCTCGGGCGGCGCTTCGCGGGGGTCAAGCTCGGGACGGGTGGGCAGGTGCTGGGCGTCGCCTCGATGGCGGTTCGTTCCGTGCAGCTCGCCGAGGGGCTCTGGGAGCTGGTCGCGGACCGGGCGCTGTGGTTCAAGCAGGGGGACGCGATCGTCGCGGCCGAGCGGGGCGTCGCTGGGTCGACCTACCTCCCGGCGGGCGCGCGCCGCTTGCTCCCTGTGACCGCGGCCTCAGACGACTTCGTCTCGGTCATCGCTGCGGTCGATCCAGCCAACGACTTTCCTTCACAGGTCGATCTGCTGAACCGACTCAAGGTGTTGTACGAGATGCACCGGGTGTTGACCCCGGGCGTACACGCGCACCCGGACAACGCTAACGCGGTGACCGCGGCGACTGCAGTGGACCTGGCGACCGCGCAGGACCTCGCCAATGACATCAAGACGCAGTTCAATCTCCACCGGCTCGAGGACTCGCTGCTCGAGGAGTGCTGCGCCCTCCTCACGGAGATGAAGGATGACTACAACGCACACCGCGTGCTCGAGGGTGGGGTGCACGGGGCGGCCGACGGCGTCAACGTGGTGGACGCGGCGGACGCTGCGGACATCGGGACCGCGGTGACGCTCGCGAACCAGATCCGCGAGAAGTACGAGGCGCACCGCGTCCTGACGGACGGCGGGGTGCACGGGGCGGTCGACGAAACGGACGTCGTCACTGAGCCAATCTGCGTCAACCTCCTTGAGGTCGCCGCACTCTGCATCGACCTCAAGGCGCAGTACGAGGCGCACCGAGTGCTCGAAGGTGGTCCCCCCGCGGTCCATGGCGCGCCCGACAACGTGAACGCGGTCGCCGCGGCAGACCCCGGGACTGCCGACGTTCACATGCAGGACGACACCGTGCACGAGGTCGCTGCCGCGGACGCCGCCGACCTCGCCTCACTGACCACCCTCGTCGCCGAGCTCTGGGCGGATTACAACGCGCACCTCGGGGACCTGATCGTCCACAGTCAGATGGACCAGGCCAATCTGCTGACCTGGGGCGCGGCCTCCCTGACGCTCGAGGAGTAGCCCATGTCAACCAAGCGGATCATTTTCGGCGTGGCGGTCGGCGCGGTAACGACTGCCGCGATCGTGCTGGGTGTGATCTTCATCGAGCCTGTCTCCCGGCTCACGCCGAACGTCAACAGAGGGCAGTGTCTCTCGATGCTGAGTGACCTTGGGATCGCCAAGCGTCCGACCGACGCCTCGACTGAGAGCGGAGCAAGGATCTGGGTCGTGAAACTCGTCGGGCACGTCAGCGCGGCGAACACCCTGCTCCAAGTGTATGACGGGGACTTCGCGAACCTGGTCGCCTCCACAACGCTGACACAGGCGGGCCGGTGGTCGATCGACGTCCCACTGGGGTTGGGTTGGCACAAACTGATCTTCCGCGGGACGAACGGGACGCGCGTCGTGGACAGTGTTCACTGGCTTGGTCTCGCGGAGTCGGCGCCAACCTGGAGTGACCCGTCGCCCTGGGAGACTGGTAACGACGCGGGGACGCTCTGCACGGACGCTGGGTGCGTCGCGCTCGGGGTGGTTCCGCGCTGTTCACGGGGCCCGTACATTCCGGCAGACGGTGGTGGAATCGTCGACGCGAATCATGCCCAGTGGAACGACCCGATTGGATGTAAACGTGGCTGCGGATCACTGGAGTTCATACCAGACGCGGGGTGCAGCACCGAAGCAGGGTGTCCGGGTCGATCTGACAGTGGAGCGGTGTACCAGCCGCGCTGCTGTCAATTCGTGTCGAACAACCGCGGGTGGATGCACCTGTCGGCCTGGACCAGCCCGAGCTTCGCCGGACTGGACTCCGATGTGACCAACCAGCCGACGAGCGGTAGCACGCTCACGGTCGCAAGCTCGAGTGCGGTCGCGAACGACAAGGCGAAAGGTGTCGTAATCTACGGGTTCGACACGCTCGGGTTCCCGCGAGTGGAAACGATCACCACGAACGCGTCGAACGGTACAACTCCGGTGGTTGGTTGGGTCAACTGGAGCACGTTCGCTGGTGCAGCAGCGAACTGGACACCTACCGGGACGATCACGATCTCCAGCACGACAGGAGGGCAGATCGTCACGACACTAGCAGCGGCCGCGCTAACCAGGGGGATCCGCACCTATACCGACAACCGCGGCAATCTGATCAACGGCCAGCGGCTCTCTGTGGTGGCTGATGCGGCGACGACCGCGAAGGTGATGTTCGTTGCCACCACGGTGGACGGCGTGACGCTAAGCGGCACCACTCCAGTACAGACAACAGAGAGATTCGATCACCTGACAGCCGTGATTGTGGGGGCGCTGCCAGTGACGCGCTCAATCACCGTCTCAGCTCCAGCGGGGTGGTGCAGCACTGCGAATCTACTCTCTGATCAGGCCTACAAGAGCCAAGCACGCGGCGACATCATGCTGGCGCTCAACTTCACCGGGGTCCGTGATCCCGGTTGTGGTGCAGATCACCTGACGGTTGTGCTGTCTGAGGCGCAGAAGCCATGGCCACCACTGGCGGGGGTTGATGGTGGATACTCGTACGACGCACACCTCGCGTCGCGCTACCGCAAGTACGACTACCTTTGTCGCGTGCGGACGCCGGGTTCCCCGGTGCCGCCTGTCCCCTACAACCGAGAGGCTGGGGTCAACGGGACGCCCTACTGCACTGGCAACTGGTGCTGCGTGCTCAACCACGTATACCCGACCCCGGACGGGAACTGACCGTGCGGTACCTGGTGGTGGTGACCGCACTGCTCGCGATCGGGTGTCCGGCAGAGCCCGGACCGAACCGGGTGACGCTCACCCTCGACTTCAGCTACCGCCTGATCCGCGACGAGCCCGGAACCCTGGGGGTCACGCAGTCCGTGGGCGGCTTCGAGCTGCGTCGTCGCACCTCCGAGACGGACTTCCGGAGCGCGCAACCACTACGCCTGCGCCTCGTGACGGAGCCAACGAAGCGGTCACCGCGGCTGCAGATCCGCTCCAACAGGGCCGGGGTGCTCACCGTCGAGCTGGAGCGGCGCCCGGGGGAAGACACCTGGACCGCCTTCGTTGGCGAGGTCGGGCGATCGGTGGAGCTGCGGTGCCGGCGCTCCGCGGAGGTGGTCCGGTGTGAGGACGCGCAATGAAGTTCGGCAGGAGGACCGCATGAAGAGGATCTTCGGAGTGATCGTCTGGTTGCTGATCGTGGGGGGTTTGCTGCTCGCCGTCCATCAGCACACAGAAATGCGACCCCTTCTCACCGGATCTCTGGCCCCGCGGGCGATCGACCTTGACCGGTGGCTCGAGACTGCGGCCGCGCAGTACCGGAGACCGTGGCCGACCGGGTTCGACACGGTGCTGATCTCGCGGATCCCGAACCCGCTCAACAGGACCTTCTACGTCGGCGTGCAGGTCAACGGGGTGTCGCCGTGCCCTGAATCTGGGGTCTGTCGCCGCTGATGTGTCGGGCATGAGAGGACCTGGTCTGATGCGCACCCAACTGACACTGATCCTCACGATCGCGTGGTTGCTGCCGGCGTGTCACCGGGCACCGGTGACACAGGAGATGGCCGAAATCGCCCGGAGGGCCACGGTGGCCCTCCGTGAAGGTCCAGCTCGATGGGTTCCAGGTGGGGCGGTCGGCTGTGGGGTGTTCATCTCGAGCCGGGAGATACTCACGGTGGGGCACGCGCTGAAGGGTGGTGGTGGACTGACCATCGAGCTGCACAACGGTTCGAGGCACTGGGCACGTGTGGTCAAGTCGCTCTCCGGGATGGCATCTGCCCAGGGTCCCCTGCGCGAGGATGTGACACGTGACCTGGCACTCCTGCGGCTTGATGAGGGGAGTGGAACACCCGACTGGTTACCGCTCGCCTCAGATGACGCCGCCTACGGTGAGCCAGTGCTCCTGGTCGGTGCGCCGCAAGACACGTTCGGTGCCGCAGTCGCGTCCGTCGTCTCGTATACCCCGGACCACTCGGTGACGCTCATCGGGCACCCGCTCGAGCCCGGCTGGAGCGGGGCGCCGCTTGTCGACCGCCGTGGGCGACTGGTTGGGATCGTTGTACGCGGGTCCGCGAGCGTGTCCGCTGCAATCTCCGCGAGCAGCATCCGCCGGGCCCTGCCTGAACTCCGGCGGACGCCATAACGCTGAAGTTCCAGGATCTTCACCACCCAGTCCCCCGCTCATCCTGTTTGGGATCGCGCTCGCACCCGTGCTGGTGTGAACGCAGATGCACGCACCGTCCGCCCAGGAACTGCAGCTCGAGCTGGACCGCCTCTACAACGCGAAGGCGGCGCTCCAGCGCAAGCTGATCCTGGAGGATCGGCGCCTCGATGTGCTCGCGCGGGTGATCGGCTACCAGATCCTTCCTTTCCACTGGCTCCTCATCCAGGCGAAACGCGCACTGCCGGGCCCGTGGCGGATGTACCTCGCCCCCCGCGGCTTTGGAAAGTCGACGATCCTCACGGTCACCGACTCGGTGCTCCTGCCGCTCGTCCAGCCGAACGTTCGCATCCTCATCGGGTCCCGTACTCGCGACCAGGCAAAGGACATCCTGACTGAGGTCCAAGGGGCGTTCGAGGTGGAGCGCTTCCTCGAGCTCTTCGGGGACCTCAAGGGATCGAAGTGGGGCACAGGCGAAGCAACCATCAAGACGCGCACGCGCTCCTTCAAGGAACCGACGTGGATGGCGACCGGCGCGGACGGCGCCGTGACCTCCAAGCACTTCGACCACGTCAAAGCAGACGACCTCATCGACGAGAAGAACTCCCGCGCTGAGGGCGAGCGTGAGCGGTTGGTGACGTTCTTCTACAAGACGCTCGTGCCCGCGCTGATGATGGTCCGGGACGACAACACACCCGGCGAGCTCGATCTCGTCGGTACGCGCTACAACCCCGAGGATCTTTTCCACCACTGCGAAGAGAACGACCCAAAGTTCAAGGGCAACATCTGCGAGGTGCCGGCGCTCGTCAACCCGGAGACCGGTGAGATCGATCCAGAGGGCGTCTCGGTCTGCGAGGAGATGGCGCCCACCGAGGACCTCCGGGCGCTTCGCGTGTCGATGGGGAGCGCGAACTTCGACTCCCAGTACCAGCAGAGCACCAAGCGCATGAAGGGGAGCATCTTCCGCGACGAGATGTTCCAGCACTACGACGAGGCGCCGAAGGCCCTGGTCAAGGCCAAGGAACTCAAGGTCTGGGCCGGCTGTGATCTGGCGATCGGGGAGAGCGAGCAGGGCGACGAGTACGCGGACGCGGTGATCGGGATCGACGACCGCCGCGGCTATGACGCGCTCGACATCTACCTCCTCGCGATCTTCCACATGCACATCCCCTACGACCAGCAGATCGCGCGGGCGAAGTTCATCTTCGACGAGTGGGACCCCATCCGCTTCGGGATCGAGTCGAACGCGTTCCAGAAGTCACGCTTGTACGCCGTCTACATGGCGCTCGGTGAGCGCATTGGGGACCGCTGCGTTCCAGTCCCCACGATGAAGGACAAGGTCACCCGGGCGTGGAAGCTCTCTGCCCGGTACGAGAACGGCCGCATCTGGCACCCCCGAAGGGGCGCCCAGAAGCTCGAGGACCAGCTCCTCGCGTTCCCGAGGGGGAAGTTCGACGACGCCTTCGACGCGCTCGACCTCGCGGTCGCGCTCGGCACGGTCTTCGGCGCGCGCCGCAAGCGAAAGAACAAGGTGGGTCTCTTCGGTGCCAGGCGCAACGCGCTCCACGCCGCGTGAAAGGAAGAAACGTCATGAGCAAGCACTTCGTGCACGTCCGCAAGATGCAGCTCCGGGAGGGCGAGGAGCTCTGGCAGTTCGTCTCCGCCCTGCAGCAGGCGGTGCAGACCAACCGGATCGTGCTCGCGGACGGGTCGCTCGATGCGTGGCTGCAGGGCATCTACGAGGACCACGTGATCGTGCAGGACATGAACACGGGGCGCCTTTTCCGGGCGGACTTCACGCGGGACGCGAAGGGGGAGTTCACCTTCGCCGAGCCGGTCGAGGTGCGGGTGGCGTTCGTGCCGATAGCCGGCGAGGGCGGGGGCGAGGGCGGGGGCGCCGAGAAGCTCGCCAAGAGTGATCCCGGGCAGTTCCTGGACCTCGACCGGGTCAGCAAGTCGCGCTGGGCCGACGTGCTGCCGCCTCGCCTGCGCACCAGGTAGGCCATGAGCACGCGCAAGACCACCCCCACGAAGTCGACTGAGGGCGCCCAGCGCCCCCTCGCGGAGGTGGACATCCGCACGAAGTACGCGGACAACCCGGGGGTAGCCGAGGTCCACAAGCGCAACCGCAACGCGCTTGTGGCCACGGTCCTCGGGCTCACTCGCGTGCGGCGCGCGGAGCTCGAGGCGACCCGGACGAAGGGCACCAGCGCGGGGGTGAGCCAGCAGCTCGCCGCGGACCCGTTCCTCGGGCTCGAGCGCGCGGGGCGGACGGTGCCGCCGCCCTACGATCTGCTGACCCTCGCGGTGCAGCAGGAGAACAGCACCGAGCTCGGGCCTTGTATCGACGCGATGGCGGTCAACGTCGAGGGATTCGGGTGGCGGCTCGAGCCGCGCGTGGCGCTCTCCGAGGACACCCGGCGGGAGGTGCTGAAGGCGCTCGCCCGGGAACGAGACGTCGCCGAGAACTTCTTCAACAACGCGACACCAGAGGGGGCCTTCGAGGACCTGCGCGACCGGCTCCGGCGCGATCTCGAGGCGACCGGCAACGCCTACGTGGAGTTCCTCGAGACGCCGGGCTCCGGTGAGCTCGATGGCCTCAACCACCTGCCGTCCTGGACCATGCGGCTGGGGAAGCTCGACGCAGAACCGACCGAGTACCTCGAGCCGCGCGTCGTGAAGACTACCCAGCTCCGGGAGGTAGACGCGGAGCCGGACAGCGAGGTTCTGGCCCAGGTCCGGAAGCGCCGCGTGGTGGAGGATGTGCACTACGAGCTCCGCGAGCAGCGGCGGTTCAAGCGGTTCCGCCCCTACGTCCAAATCGTCGGTACCAGTACCCGCTGGTTCAAGGAGCTCGGGGACCCGCGGGTTGTCGACTGCCGCGACGGCTCGGTGGTCCGACGGGACCGCCTGCTCGAGAAGAGCGAGGCAGCGGAGCCGCGCTTCACACTTGACGGGGACCGGGTGGTCATCCGCGAGGGGCTGGTGGGCTTCCCGGTCCGCCTGGCTGCGAACGCGGTCCGGCACCTCCGGCTCTACTGCACGCGTAGCCCCTACGGCCTGCCGCGCTACAACGGGCACCTCTTCGCGATCTTCGGCTCCCGTGCGGCGGACGAGATCAACTACACGACCTTCAAGAACAACAACATCCCGTCGATGGCCATCACGGTCACGAACGGCCAGCTCACCGACGAGTCCGCGGAGCGCATCCAGGAGTTCGTCGAGTCGACGATCGCGGGGGACGACAACTACTCCAAGTTCCTCCTGCTCGAGGCGGAGCCGATCCAGGAAGCGGTCCGTGACCCGGGCAGCATGCGCATCGAGATCAAGGCGCTCACACGCGAGCAGCACACGGACGCGCTCTTCGTCGAGTACCAGAAGAACAACGACGAGCGCGTGCGCCGCGCCTGGCGATTTCCGCCCGTATTCGTAGGGTGGAGTTCGGATTGGTCAGGCAAGACGATCGAGGCCTCCCGCAAGCTCGCTGATGAACAGGTCTTCGGGCCGGAGCGGCAGCGCGTGGACCGCTTCTGGACATGCGACGTGCTGCTCCGCCTGGGGATCGTCTGGAGCACCTTCCGCTCGCTCTCGCCGAACGTCACAGAGAACGCGGAGCTCGTGCGGCTCCTCAACATGGCGGAGAAGACGGGCGGGCTGACGCCGCGGATCGCACGCCAGCTCATGGCGCTCGTCGTCAACCGCGACCTCGGTGAGGTGGACGCGGATCTGCTCCCGCCTGACCAGCCGTTCTCGCTCACCCTCGCCCAGATCATGAAGCAGGGCAGCTCGACTGAAGCGCCGGGGGGTGGGGAGCCGACATCCCAAGGTCGGGCCGGGCTGCAGGTTGGTGGAGGCACACCCAGGGATCGTGCGAGTGAACCTGCCGGTGGGGACGCCGTCCAGGAGCTCGCGCGCATGCTCCGCGAAGAGGTCGCGCGGCGGTTCGGTGGGTTCGTGCCGGAGGCCATGGGCGACTTCCTGTTGGACCAGGACGAGGGAGAGGACGCGGCGTGATCGACGTGCAGCGCATCGCAGCAGCGTGCACACCGGAGGTGCTGAAGGCGCTCCCTGACGAGGAGCTCCTCGCGCTCGCGGATGCGGTCGGCCGGGAGGCCGGCGGCGAGGAGATCGTGAAGGCTCCGACCCGGACGTCCGCGACAGAGCGGAAGCTCGCGCGCGAGGTGCACGACCGCTACGTGGAGGACGTGCTTGCCGCCGCGGATGAGGTCCTGGACGACCTGCCGGAGACAGACGTCGCTCCCGAGCAGGTGGACACCGCGCTGCGCAAGGTAGGGGAGCGGCTCCCGGATCCCGGCGAGCGGTTCCTCGCGCTGGTCGCTGGCGCTGCTGCGGCGCTGCTGCTCCTTGGGCGCCGGGCAGTGCGCGCGCGTCTCCGAACGTCGGGCGCCCCCTCCGGGCGGAAGGTCTCAGGCACGCTCACCCTCGTTGACCGCGGCGCGATCGACGCGATGTCCGGGCAGCAGCTCTGGTGGATCGGGGGCTTCTGGTCGCAGCAGCTCAGTCGCGTGATTTCGGCGACTGTAGCCCGCGAAGCGGTCTCCGGAGGGCTCGGGCGAGATGATGTCGGGCAGATCCTACGCGGTGTGGTGAAGGGCGAATTCCCAGCGGCGCAGGTCCCCAACACCTACCGCGGGTCACCCCGGAGTTACTTCGAGCTCGTCGCCGGCGAGGTCCGGTCACGTGCAAGTAACTCCGGGGCACTCCACGCGTTCGTCGAGGCCCGGATCGAGCGGTATCGCTTCGAGGCGGTGAACGACGAAAGGACTACAAAGATTTGCCTTTTCCTCGACGGGCGAATCTTCACCGTCGAGGCGGCGCTCGCCGCCGAGGAGCGCGCACTCGCCGCCCGCGACCCGGAGGAGTTCAAGCAGATCGCGGGCTGGCGAACGCTGGAAGAGCTGCAGCGGGTCGCCGGGAGCGGCGAGCGCGCTGAGCAGAACCGAAACCTGGAGCTGGCTGGAATGGCGGTGCCACCGCTGCACGGTCGCTGCCGCTCCGTGATCGTCGAGGAGTAGACAGATGGCGATGGACGCGAAAAAGAAGGCGGAGTCGATCGCGCGCGGGGCGGCGCTGCTGCTCCAGTTCGGGATGTCACCGACGCAGGTGCGGCGACTCAAGCTGAGCCGCGACGTGTTCAAGACCGCGGCAGCGGCAAAGGCCTGGGCGCGCAACCACGGCTTCGACCTGAGCGTAGAGCCGGTCTCGCTCCGTGACCACTTCACGCTCCAGGTGCGCCGGGCCCGCGAGTTCGCATCCGGGAGTCTTCACGAGGTGGAGCTCACCGGTGCGATCACCGCGGAGGTGGGCGACCTGATCGCCAAAGTGCAGAGGGAAGACGCTGCACCACCTGCTCCCCCAGCGCAGCCCGAGGAAACCGCGCTCCACTGGTCGGGTGAGATCTTCATCTCCAAGGCGGCGGAAGGAGATACCTCGGACCCGGAGAAGGAGGTTCGCGTCTACGGGATCGTCTCCAAGCCGGAGGTGCCGGACGCCGAGGGGACGGTCATCTCCGCCGAGGAGATCGAGCAGGCGAACGACCTCTTCATGCGCGAGTTCCAGACGATCGGGCTCATGCACGCGCAGGCGATCACCGAGAAGGTGAAGATCCTCCAGAACGTAATCGCGCCGGTGGACATCGAGTTTCCGCTCCCTGACGGCGCGACGAAGCTGATCACCAAGGGCACCTGGTACCAGCAGCTCTTCACAGACGACGAGGAGCTGGTCGGGAAGATCCGTCGCGGGGAGATCACCGGGCTCTCGATCGGTGGGTACGCGAAGAAGGTCCCCCTCACCGAGATGCGCGGCGGTCGCCGCGTGCTCGTCACGGACCGCGGCTGGACTCAGGCGCAGAAGCGCGCGCTCGACGAGTACATCGCGAAGGCGGAGGGCGACGAGGCGAAGGAGCGCTTCGTCCAGCTCCGCGTCGAAGAGGTGAGCCTCGTCGACGCCGCGGCGAACGAGGAGGTCTGGTTCATCACGAAGCGCAAACCGGTTCCGGAAGGAACGTCACAGCAAGGAGACGAGAGAATGAGCACGAAGAAGGAAGGCACCACCCAGAACCCGGAGCCGGGGGCCGCGCCGCCGCAGCCCGCGCAGACCACCGCGTCGGTCCCCCCCGCGCCGGCACCGGCGCCCACCCCCGCGGCCACACCGCCGATCACCACCGAGGACCGCCTGACCAACCTCGAGGGCAAGGTCGAGCGGATCCTCGTGGCAGTCGAGCGGGGAGCGGCGCAGCCGCCGCAGCCGCAGCCCGCGCCCGAGCCGGTGAAGCCGGGCGACGAGGTGTCCAAGCGGCTCGCGACCCTGGAGGAGACGACGAAGTCGCAGGGGGATGAGCTGGTGAAGACCAGGGAGGAGCTCGAGAAGGCGAACAAGGCCCTCGAGCAGGCGGCGGTCACCCGCGCGGCGGCGCAGGGGCAGTCGGTGCCGCCCGAGACCGCCTCGGCGACGACGCCCCCGGCGCCCGTGAGCAAGTGGGCGGGGACGGCGGTCGGGCTGCGGTACGGCAAGGACAAGGGCAAGACCTCCTAGGCGCGCCGACGGAGGAACCAGCGGCCGAACCGCCGCGCCACGAACCGCTCTCCGGGAGGCGAGCGATCAGCAGGAGGAAAGAGTCATGACCAACGAGGAGCTGCTGCAGTACTACCAGAAGGCGATCGCCACCGCGTCCCAGCTCGCAGGCGGCGGGCTGCTCAACGCCGAGCAGTCGAACCAGTTCCTGGACTACGAGATCGACGTGACGGAGCTCAAAGGTTCCGTCCGCATGGTCAAGATCGACGGTCAGTCGAAGAACGTCGACAAGATCGGTGTCGGGCGCCGCGTGACCGTCCCGAAGGAGGAGGCGCGCGACCCGGGCTTCCGCGCCGGCGTCAACACGTCGCAGGTGGTGCTCAACACCGTGACCCTGATGACCCCCTTCGAGATCTCCGACGAGTTCGGGGAGAGCAACATCGAGGGTGAGGACGTCGAGGACCACGTCATCCGAATGATGGCCACCCATGCGGCGAACGACACCGAGGAGCTCGCCATCAACGGCGATCTGCTCGGGCCCGCCCGCCTCGAGAACTTCTTCTACGATGGTGGGAGCACCACCCAGGTCATCCAGGACAGCCTGCTGGCCAGGTTCAACGGCTGGCTGCGCCTGCTCGACGCGGGGAACGTCTATGACGCCGAGGGCGCGAACGTCTCCCTCCAGATCTTCAGCAAGATGCTGAAGAGGCTTCCCATCAAGTTCCGCCGCACGCGCCGGAACCTGCGCTGGCTCGTCTCGATGGACCTCGAGCAGACCTGGCGCGAGAAGTTCGGCGCCCGCGCGACGCCCGGCGGTGACGCCGCGGTGACCGGCGACGCGAAGATCCCGGTCTTCGGGATCCCCATGGTCCCGGTGCCGATGCTCGACTCCGAGCCGCTCGTCACCGAGCACCTGGTCTTCGGCGCCGCACCGGCCACCATGGCGCTCCGCTACAAGCCGATCGGCGCGACGGTCATCCTCTGCCCGTCGACCCTCGGCAAGATCCCGACGACCCCCTACGTCGAGGGCGTCGACTACAACGTGAACCGCATCCTCGGGACCATCACCACGATCGGCGGTGGGGCCCTCAACGCTGGCGCAACGGTGAAGGTGACCTACAACTCGCTCTCGCAGATCGCGCTGACCGAGATGTCGAACCTCATCTTCGTCCTGTCGCGGGAGGTGCGGATCGAGACTGGGCGTGAGATCTTCAAGGGGGTGAACCAGTTCGCGATAACCACCAAGCCCGGGGTGCAGGTCGAGGAGATCACGGCGACGGTCAAGGGCATCAACATCGGCCTCGACTGACGGGGGAGGTGACGCCATGAAGAAGAGGCAACAGAGAGCGTCGCCCCCGGATGTCGGGGGACCGAAGCGGGCGCTCCCACCGACAGAGGTGACCAAGGAGCTGAAGTCCGCTCCCGAGGAAGCTCCAGAGGAGGAAGCCCTGAGGGAGGAACCCAAGCCCCAGCCGCGGGTGCGCGAGCTGGCCGAACCAGAGCCGGAGAAGCCGGTGACTCCGCGGGTCCTGATCTACGAGATCACCCTCGTGGAGGGGGCCACCTACGGGGCGCGCAAGGGGCGCACGTTCGTCGCCGGGCAGCCGGTGGTGACGAGCGACCCCGAGCTCGTCACCTTCGCCCGCGGGAGCAGCCGCTTCCAGGTGAAGCTGATCGGAGGTGCCGCATGAAGAAGGTGATCGTCACGCTTCGTGATCAGCCGGCGGCCTCCGTGGAGATCCCCGAGGGCGTCGAGCGGTCGTGCTTCGGCGCGATCCGACTCTTCCCCGACGTGCCCCGGGCGATCTCGGCGGCCGAGCTCGAGCACCTCCGGGCGCACGAGCCCGCCCTCTTCCGCCGGCTGTTCGTGCAGCCGTACGTGGAGAGTCAGCGGATCGACCGGCGCGGGATGAGCGAGGCGGAGGTCAACCGCCGCGCCACCCGGTTCGGCTTCGGACACCTCCCGCACGCCCGGCAGCTCGTGGCGCTCAAGGAACGCAAGCCGGACGAGTCCTGAGTCGGTGCTCTACGTCAGCCGACAGGACGGGTCTGTGCTCCCCGTCGACCTCCGCACCGAGGACGGCGCCCAGACATGGCGCTCGATCGCCGCTGCGCCAGACTTCCCCCACACTGTGCGCGGACTGGCCCTGGCGGAGGGTCCCCACCGTGCCGACCTCCCCCTCCCGCGGCGGTTCCGCGTCGAAGCCTTTGACGCGGAGGTGGTCCGCAACGGGGCCGGAGAGCCGGTAGCGGAGCGGGTGCGGGCCTGGCTGGATGATGTGCTGGTCACGCTCAGCATGCACCTCAACGGCCGGGCCGGGCGGTTCCGGGTGGACTTGGACCGCCGCGGCAAGCTCCGATACCGCCCGTAACTCATTCTGCTCGGATCATGGGATGGTTTCGCGCCTACCGTCTGGGGGATGGCGACTGCAATCACCGTTCGGGTCAACGTGCTCGGAGTCAGCGAAGCCCTCGCCGCCGGCTACGACCGCGTGAAGGTCTACCGGGCGGCGACCGCTGGAGGGGCCTACGCAGAAGTCACCACCGCGGGGACACGCCTGACCCTGCTCTCCGGGCAGCTCCTCTACACCTTCGTCGATGCTGCGGGGGAACTGAGCGCCTACTACCGCTGGGCGCTCCTCGACTCGGTGACACTCGCGGAGGGCGAGCCCAGCGAACCTGTCCGCGGCGACGCGATGAGTCGGTACGCTTCAGTCGACGATGTGCGGGCGGAAGGCGTCCCGTCCTCCGCGAGCGACGCGCGGATCAATGCGCTCATCGACGCCATGCAGGCCTTCGTGGAGGCGCGCACCCGGCAGTGGTTCCTCCCCCGGGAAATGACCTGGGAGCTCGACGGGAGTGGGTCGTGGTTGCTCCAGCTCCCGGTACCAATCATCTACCTGACTGAGCTCCGGATCGACAGCGTCGCGGTCTCCAGCGACCTCTTCACTGCGTACACCGGACGGGGCGGCGCTGAAGCGGACCACCGGCGAAACCCACGGATCAAGTTCATCTCGACGAGCCCGAACATCTTCTCCGGGACAGGCCCTCTCGACGGCCCACCACGGTTCACCGCCGGGGAGCGGAACGTGGCGATCGACGGCGTGTTCGGGTTCCAGGAGTCAGGGGTCTTCGGGGGCGTGCCGCCGCTCATCCGCCGGGCAGTGGTGAGGCTGGTTTGCCGTTCGGTCCGGCCGATGGTGAGCGGGGGTGGGGCGACAGGCCCGGTAATCGAGGAGGAGACTGACCGGCACCGCCGCAAGTACGCAGACCCGACCGCCGGTGGCCGCGTACTGACCGCCACCGGTGACGTCGAGGTGGACCAGATCCTCGCCATGTACAAGGCGCCCCTGATCGTCCGGGCGCCGAGGTCACTGCTCCGGCAATGACAGCGCGAGTCCCGGACGCCGAGCGACTGGCAGCGGTGCGACGGGAGACTGACGTCCTCCGGCGGGAACTGGAGCTGATCTCTGCGGCGCGCGGGGACCTCGCAGAGCGCGGCCACGTGATCGAAGAGGCCCTGGTGCGTGCCGTCAAGCGCCTCGACCGGCTGGAGGAGCTCCTCACTGGGGGCGCGCCTTGACGCCGACCCTGCTCCACCCGGTGCCCGTGCACCTGCAGCGCGCGGTGCGATCCGCGACAAAGTCTGACCCGCTCGCGCGCGAACCGGTGCGGCAGCTCTGGAAGACCGGGCAGGGGCCCGGACTCGGCGACGTGACCGTCCTCGAGGCACAGGTGAACTGGAACACGGCGGACAGCTTCCGCGGCCGGCCTGAGGTGCGCCCGGGCGGCGTAGAGGAGGAGTCGCAGGGCTACTTCCTCGTGCGTTACGCGGATCTCCTCGCCGCTGGCGTCGCGACCGAGAACCTGGACGGCACGATCTCCCCCGGCATCGCGCGGGGAGACCGCATCGTGCGAATCGGGCGCACGGCGGTCAACCTCTACGTCAGCTACTTCCGCGACGTTGCGTTCTACCCGGAAGATGGTGGAGCGACGCTCCTGGAGGTCCGCTTCACGGATCGTGCGCCATGAGCCTCGAGCTGCGCGGCTTCAAGGAGCTCGTCGGCTGGCTCCGCGGCGGCACGCAGAAAAACCTCCAGGACGAGATGCGCGCCCGGATGCGCCGGGCGGTGCTCGCGGTCCGCAAGGCATCGATCGAGTACATCAAGAGCGAAACTCACGGGTTCCCCAATGCAGCCTTGACCGTGCTCATTAAGGGCAGCTCGAAACCGCTCAAAGACCATGGAGACCTTATCGCGGCTATCACTACGGCGGTCGAGGTCACCAAAAACAGGATCGTGGGCGCCTGCGGACTCATGCGGACAGGCGCCCGAGTCAGGCGCGGTGGAGGGCGAGCGCGGGGCCTCGTGAACATCGGGATCGCGCTGCACGAGGGGTTCGTCGTCAAGGTCACACCAGCGGTACGGGCGGCGGTCTTTGCCGAGCTCCGGCGCCGGCAGGGCAACAAGGCTGCCAAGCAGATCCCGAGCGGCCAGGCAGAGCAGACTTGGCGCGTGCGCGGCCGGCCGTTCATCCGGGTCCCACTGGAGCAGTCCGCGGCGGCAATCGCGGCGGAGCTTGGTGAGGGTGTGGTGACCGCATTCCGAAAGTAGAGTCGCTCATTCCGTTTGGCTCGCACCTCCCGGCCCGCGCGAACCTGACCGGGACGATGCAAGAAGTAAGGCTCATCACGGAGGTTAGCTGGACGCCCGGGCAAGGGTTCGACCCGCGGGCGTCCAGCGTCTTCTCGAACCTCAACCTGGTCCGGCTGACGCCTGACCACTGCGTGAAGCTCAAGGTCCAGGCGAACAACCAGTACCCGACGGACCCAGACATCTGGGTCCGCAGCCATACCCACCGCCCTGGGGCCGTCCGCCAGCTCCTCGCGCTGCAGCTCGACGCGACGACTCCTGATGGAACCTCGGTTGGGCTGCGCGTGTGGAACGGGAGCCGCGACCTCTTCTGGGATGGCGCGGCGTGGTCGGAAGCCGGACCCGGGGACTGGAACACCGAGGCGGAGGTCAACCAGCACCTCGCCAGTCTGGACGTAGCCACCTCGCGGGCTTTCGCTCTGACCTTCAACCTCCGGACGACGGACGGCAACGTGACGCCGGAGGTCCTGGGCGCGGCGGTACTCTGGCGCGGTCCGGTCGACTGGCAGGAGGATTTGCTGGTCGACTCCCTGCTCGGCTCGCTCCGCGAGGGCCTGGACTACGTCGAGGAGCTCGCGCTCCCGCCCCTGACCGAGGAGGCCGAGGAAATCGACCTCTCGGTGTACACCGACGAGGCGGCGCTCGAGCTGGTCGGGGCGGACGCGGCATTCGACGACACTGCGGACCCGAGTCACCTGGTCAACCTGCTCACGAGCTACGACCCGGCCACGAAGCTCCTCGCGCTCTCTGCGCCGATCCCGGAGGGGCACGTGCCTCTTCTGCGGATGCTTGCGCGGTCGACTGTCGCGTGGGGCACGCAGCAGGACTTCGAGGAGGTCGGCCGCCTACCGCAGGTGGTGTTGACGCAGGTGGAGACACCCGGGTCAACCCAGGCGCCTGCTGGAGCCCGTGCCTCGGTCGTCCGCCGTGACACCGAGGTGGGGACCGTGCTGCCAGCGCCCTTGCGGATGAACTTCCGCATCCAGCTCGAGGTGCGTACGGACCGTACCCGCGGCCAGCAGCGCCTGCAGGAGGCGCTGCTCCGGTTCTTCCTGATCGGGCCGGCCGGTGAGGTGGGTCCCTTCCTGCGGAGCCGCGCCACCGACCGCCGGTACCGCCTGCGCATCCTCGACGAATTCCGCGCGATCGAGAGCGCGTCGAACGCGCCTGACGTGCGCGTACACCTGATGACCTTCGCGATCGAGGACGTGGCGATGCACCTGCGACCGGCGTTCGATGCGCCGGTGGTCGCCGCGTTCTGCCCGGCCTTCAAACACGTCCCCGCCGAGGGCGAGGTGCGCGCGACCGCCGCCGGTGCGCCGGTCCCCGCCTCACCGCCGGAGACCTTCCAGGTGAACTAGGAGGAGTCGCACCATGGCCGTTCGTCGCTTCGGACCCGTGCTCGGCGCGGGCGTGTCGGTGGAGGAGAAGGAAGCTCAGGCGGGCATCCAGCCGGCCCCCTACGGCGTGACCGTGATGGTCGGCGAGTTCGAGCGGGGTCTCACCGATCGTGCGAGCTTCCTCTCTGGTGAGAAGGACTTCAGGCGCCGGAACGGCGGCCGCCTCGCGACGAGCTTCGCGCCCGGCGCGGCTCTTGACTTCTTCAAGCTCGGGCGCGGCGCGGGGGAGCTCATCACCCTGCGGGTGACGGGCGGCGACGAGGTCAAGTCGGCGCTGCAGCTCTTCACCCGCCAGGGGACCACGCCGCTCGGCGCGGCCTCCGCAGTGAAGGCTGCGGTGCTCGGCGGCGTCGCGGGACCCTGGGCGCTCGAGCACGGTGGAACACTTGTCGGCAGCGTGGACCGGGCGGGCAACCAGACGGCCACCATCGCCGCGATCGCGGCGACCCTCCAGAACGGGGCTGACGAGACCTTCGCGCTCGCCAACGAGCAGACCCTGACCGTGAAGATCGACCGCGGGGCCGTCCAGACGATCACGTTCCTCACCGGGGAGTTCGTCGACATCGGAGCGGCGACGGCAGAGGAAGTCGCGGCTGTCATCGCAGCGAAGATCCTCGGTGCCCAGGTCTCCGTCACCGCGGTCGGTGCACGCGTCACCATCACTTCTGACACCAAGGGCACGGACTCGTACATCGAGGTCACGGGAGGAACCGCCAACGTGGCGCTCCAGTTCCCGATCGTGGAGACCGCCACGACCGCGAGCAACGTGGCGGACGTCAACGAGGTGACCGCGGGCGAGCTCGAGACCATCCTCGAGGCAGCCTGGACCAACTCGAGCGGCGTCGCGGTGACTTCGGTCGGGGGCGCCCTCCGCATCGAGAGCAACCTCGCCGGCGCGAGCAGCTACATCCAGGTGATCGCGGCCTCGACGCTCGACGACGAGCTCGGGCTCGACAACGTGGAGCACCAGGGGTCCGACGGGACCGGTGCGCTCGCCTCGGGTCGCAAGGTGCTGGGCAGGCTCATCGCGAAGAACGGCGGGAAGTGGGGTGGGCAGCGCAAGACGCACCTCGACGAGATCACCGGCGCGGGCGACCTCACGGTGACGACCCTCGACACCGGCGACGCGATGGTCGAGAACGAGTGGGCCGGCGGCACGCTCGAGCTGAAGAAGGTCTCGACGAAGACCTACAGGATCGTCGGGAACACGGCAGCGGGCGTGATCTCGGTCGCCGCGGACCAGGATCTCCTCGCGGACTGGACCGCCGGGATCGGGACCCCCGCGAACCGCTACCTGCTCTCCCGCGACAACCTGGACTGGCTCGCGCGCGAGAAGAGCCTCGCCATCCGCGTGGTGAACGGCCAGGAACACCCGACCACGGAGTTCGGGCTTCACCTCTACGTCGACGGCGACGAGGTGAACAAGTGGCTCAACCTGTCGACGGACCCGACCAAGCCCAACTACTGGGTGACCATCATCAACAAGGACCCGTCGAACGCGGAGGTCACCGCCGAGGACCTCTACGCCGGGGACAAGACGATCGCGGCGGTGCGGCCGGCGAACCTCTACGGGCTGAGCAAGGTTCTCACCTCTCTCACGCTCACGCTCCCGGACCCCGACGTGACGGTGAACTCGCAGACGAGCGCGAACCCGAGCGTCACGTTCACACGCGGGGCGAGCGTGCGGACCCAGGTCCTCACCGGGACCGTCCAGGCGGGCGCGACGGCGATCGTGTGGACCACGACCCTCGGTCCGCTCACGGTGAACAAGGCCGCCTTCACAGGGTCGGCGTGCGACCTCGGCCCGGAGATCGGGGTGGTCACCGTGACGAACGGCGGGACGGTGCTCGCAGAGGGGGACACCGTTGTCCTCCAGATCCTCGCCCTCGAGCCGGACGAGGCGAAGGGGTGGCACCTCTGGCCCTCGGCGGTCGCGAAGCCGAACCTCTCCTTCGTCGTCGCCTCGAACACGCGCAGCTCCGTGACTGTGCGGACGGGGCTCGACCTCACTGACGGCGGGACGATCGCGGCCGGCGCGCCCTTCATGCTCGCCTACCCGCAGGAGTTCGGCGGTGGGTGTGACTCCTCGCCCGTCTCGGACGCGGATTATCTGGCCGCCTTCGACGCGAACCTGTCGGCGCTCACGCGCATCTTCGGCAAGAACAAGGGCTTCGTGAAGGTGGCGACGCCCGGCCTGTGCTCGACCGCGGTGACGAAGGCGGCACTCGAGGCTTCGGCAGCGTGGAACTTCGGCTACAAGGTCGAGTTCCCGTCGAACATCCTCACCGAGGCGGCCGCGATCGACTACATCAACACCACGATCGGGCGCTCCGAGTACGGCTGCACGCACTTCCCGTCGTGGGGGTACGTGACCGACCCGGAGACCACGCCCGGCGCGACGAAGTCCTCGACCAAGCTCGTCCCGCTCGTCGGAATGGTGCTCGGGCGCGAGGCCCTTGTGGCGCGCCAATACGACGGCTACCACAAGGCGCCGGCCGGCATCGATGTCACGCTGCCGGACGTCCTCGAGCTGACGACGGGCAACGCGGAGACCGCGACCGTCCTCAATGAGGAGCAGCTCAACCCGCAGGGCATCAACGTGATCAAGTTCCGCCAGGGGACCGTCATTCTCTGGGGGGACCGCACGCTGTCCCCGACGAGCGCGTGGCAGTGGTACCACCAGCGCTGTCTGATGAGCCACTACGAGAACCTCTTCCGGGAGAACTTCGACTGGATCGTGTTCGCGATCAACGACAAGTCGAGTGACGAGCGGGCGAAGACCGCGTTTCTCACCTTCCTCTACCCCGAGTGGAAGAAGGGCGCACTCCGCGGCGACAAGTTCGTCGCGAACGGGGACGACCCCAAGGCGGCGGTCAACCTGAAGATCGACAGCGAGAACAACACGGACGCCACGCGGGCGGCCGGGGACAAGAACGCGGAGCTGACGCTGCGCCTCGCCGACACGACGGAGCGCCTCCGGGTGGTGGTGGGCAAAGCGGGCATCTTCGACGCGGTCGTGTAGCGAGCAAACCAACTGCCGTCGCGCGAAGTGGCGGCTGAAAGGACAGAAGACGATGGCAAGCGGAACTTCGAGGGTCGTGACCGGCGCCTACACCGGGACGGGCGCCGCGCTCAGCATCATCGGTGACAAGGTCGGGTTCAAGCCGCGCAAGCTGGAGATCTACCGGTCCACCACCGCGATCGACAAGGCGGAGCACCTGGAGGGAATGCCCGCGGCGTCTTTCTTCAAGACCGCGGCGAACGGCGTCCGGACGCTCGTCGTGGTCCAGGGGATCACGCTCCAGGAGAAGGGCTTCTCCCTGGGCACCGACGCGTCGGTCAACAACCTGGGCGACACCTACTACTACGCGGCGCACGAGTAGGGACGCCGCGCAACACTCCCCGTGAACCGGGAGCCGAGGAGCCGCACATGCGACCCCTCAATGAAGGAGGCACCAGATGGCAAGGCTGACTTTCACGCCGCTCCCGGATGGGTATTTCGACGGGCAGCTCGGGGGAGCGGGCGAGGGTGACAAGTTCGTCAAGGCGGTCAACGCGTACCTGGCCTTGGTCTCGGCAGAGTTCATCGCGCTCGAGGCCCGAAGCGGATACCCGGAGCTCGACTGGGCGGACGGCGACCCGCTCGCCATTTCCGGGGGCACGCTCGTCCTGCGCGGGCGGAACCTGCTCCAGGGGCAGACGTTCGACACGCTCCGCCTCACCGAGGGGACGGCGCAGCTCGACCTGCACCCGCTCAAGCCGGGTGACTCCGGGATCACCGTCGTCATGCTACTCGGAGTGGGCGCCCTGGCGATCGCCTACAACTCGACCACCAAGGTGCTGACGATCACGCTCGCCGCGGGTGGAAGTGCTGACAACGCGATCGCCACCGCGATCAACGCGGCAGGCGCCCAGACCAAGGGGCACATCCGCGCGGTCAGCGCAGCCGGTGGGAACTTCACCCTCGCGCAGAGCTCGCGCGAGATGACGGGCGGCGTCGGCAGCTACGCTGGGAACCAGGCGCTCGTTTCCGGGGTCGAGGCGCTTCCGCTCCATGCGACCGGAATCGCCCCGGCGGCGACCTGGACTGACACCGCGGTCTCCGTGACCGTGCCGGACCTCTCGAGCCAAGCGACCCCACGGCACGCGGAGGACCAGCTCGCGGTAACGCTCAAGTCGTACGGGCTCGCCAGCCTTCCGCTGCCACTGATCAACCCGGCAGCGCGGGCGGCGACGGCTCCGGAGCTCGTGCACTTCGACACCGCGGCGCTCCTCGCGGCCGGCGGCGATGTGACCCTGAAGGGGACGAACCTTCTCCAGGGGCAGACCTTCGACACGCTGCGGATCACAGAGGCAGCCGTCGAGCTCGACCTCTTCGCCTTGAAGCCGGGCAAGAGCGGGATCACGGTGGAAGTGATCGCTGGCGCTGGTGCCCTCGGGGTGACCTACGACCCGGTCACCAAGGCACTCGTCATCACGCTGGCCGCGGGTGGGAGCACGTGTGCTGCCGTTGCCACCGCGATCAACGCCGACGGAGCTCAGACGGACGGGCATGTTCGTGCGAACCTGGTCGGGGCTGGGAACTTCACGGCGGCGGTGGCCGCAACGCCAATGACAGGCGGACTCGGCGATTACTCCCTGAACCGGGTGCTGATCGGCGGCCTCGAGGCACTCCCGGCGAACGAGCCCGGAGACGCCTCCACCGCGAAGTGGGCGGACGACACGATCATCGTGACGTCGCCGGCCGTGGGTGCGGCGGGTGAGGTGGTCGCGATCGCGGCCCAATCGAACGGTGTCCGCAGCCAGCAGCTCTCCTGCGTGCTGACCTAGGAGGTGTTCCGATGATCCAGGTTCTGCTGCCCGACCACATCCCGGTCAACAACTACGAGTTCCTCGTGGCCGGGGTGGCCCTCTCGCTCGTCGCGGTGGACGGGCTCGAGCGCGAGCTGACCACCGTCGACCTGCCGGACGGCACGGTGGCGAGCGGCGGGAAGATGAAGCCGTTCGAGTTCACCGCGAAGCACCCCAAGCACCACACGGTCGAGGACGCGTTCCTCGAAGCGTGGTTCACGGAGGCCCAGCTCGGGGTGCCCACCTACAAGAAGCCCGTCACCCTGGTCAAGCACTCGCTCTCGGGGCTGCAGACGCGCACGTACACGCTGATGGGGACGTTCCCCTTCAAGCCGAAGAGCGCCGACCTCGAGTGGGAGAACGACGGGGAGATGGACGTCACGGAGTGGGGGTTCAAGGGCGACCGTATCCTCGTCCTGTGAGGACCCCCATCTTCCGCCTCACAACGGCCGGCGACTTCGCCAGCCCACTTGGAGGACCGGAGATGCAAGAGCAAGTTCACAAGCAGAGAGAGAACCTGGTCCACCCGTCGCTCGGGCCCATCCCGGAGCAGTTCGCCGAGCTCGACGGGGAGATCCCCGAGGATGACCTGCCGACGCTCGCGCAGGTCGGGCGCGTCCTACCCCTCGGGTTCCGGGACCAGAAGGGGATCGTCCACCGCGAGTTCGAGCTCGCGCGGTGGGACTGGGAGCTGGAGGAGAGCCTCGGGCACCTCGCGGAGAGCAACCCCGAGATGCCGATGGGCGTCTACATCTCGGAGGTCGTCTGCGCCGGGGTGAAGAGCCTGGGCTCTCTCGACCTCACCAAGATGAAGCGGAGCGAACGCCGGCTCCTGGTGCACAGCATGTTCTTCTCCGACGTGCTGTACCTCTACATCTGGATCCGTATCGGCGCCCTCGGGCACGCGCTGCGGCTCGGCGAGCTCAAGTGCGGTCACCCGGACTGCCGCGCGACGGTGAAGGGGTTTGCGGGGGACCTGCGGACGCTCCGAGTGAAAGCGTTCGAGAAACCCGAGGAGCGCCGGGTGACGCTCGAGGAGGGCGTCGAGTACGCGAAGGAGCGGCGCAAGGTCGTCACGGTCGGGCCGCTCCGTTGGGCGCTCATGGAGTCGGGTGACCCGGCCCTGCTCGCGAACCCGGCCAAGTTCAAGCTCGCAACGCTGCAGCACGGGGTGGTCGCGATCGAGGGCGCGCCGGAGGGGCCGGTCTACCTGACCTCCGAGCACCTGCGTACGATGGCCCCGCGCGAGGTCAACCAACTCATCGCCGAGATCGACCAGTGCAACGGGGGGGCAGTGATGGAGCTCGAGGTCGCCTGCCCGCGCGGCCACCGGTTCACGCGACCCCTGGACTGGAGCTACTCGGCTTTTTTCGGACCTTCCTCCCCGTGACCGCGGCCGCGCAGCTCTGGGAGGAGGAGTTCGCGATCCTCGTAGGGAGCGAGGGCGCATACCGCGGCGCTGACGTGCGCATGATGACGCCGCTCAAGCGGGAGTGGACCCTCCAGCGGCTCGTGAAGATGGCGAAGGACCGCGCGCGCGTGAAGCCGAGGCGGAGGTAGAACGTGGCGGGCTCGGGTTCCGCGCTGCGCAAGTTCGGCCTCGCGGCGATCCTGTCGTTCGTCGACAAGGCATCACCTGCGATGACGCGAGTTGGAGCCCGGGCCGCTGATCTCCGCGCGCGCTTTGCCGGTCTCGGAAAGACCGTCCGCCAGATGAGCGGCCACCTGCAGCGGATCGCCCTGGCCTCCATCCCGGTCGCGGCCGCGTTCACCCTGATGGTGAAAGACGGGGCCAACTTTGAGGCGGCGTTCCAGCGGGTGAGAGCCGTCTCGCTTGACGTCACCGGGAAGACCACCGCCGAGATGCGGACGCTCGCGAAGGTCCTCGGCGCCACCACGGTGTTCTCCGCGACCCAGGCCGCAAACGCGATGGAGGAGCTGGCCCGCGCCGGCTTCTCCACCAAGGACGTGATGGCGGCCACACCCGGTGTGCTGGCGGCAGCCGCGGCGGAGGGGATCAAGCTCGCCGACGCGGCGGAGATTGTCGCGGCCAACGTGCGCATGTTCAAGATCCCGGCGAAGGAGGCGGGCGAGGTCGCCGGCACCTTGGCGCTGGTCTCGGCGCGCACTGCGACCTCCATGAAGGACCTGCAGGAGGGGCTCAAGTACGGCGGGCCCGCAGCCGCGCAGTTCACCTACAGCCTCAAGGAGACAGCGCTCGCCCTGGGCGTGCTCTCGAACATCGGCATCAAGGGTTCTCTCGCGGGAACAGCGCTCCGCGCGGGGCTCACGCGCCTCGCGAAGCCGACCAAGGAGGTGCTCTCAGTCTTCGGGGGCCGTGAGGGGATCAACCAGGTGCTCAAGGACAGCACTGGGAAGGTCCGCCCGCTGAATGAGGCGATGCTCCTCATGGCGGACCGTATCCGCAAGATCCCGGACCCGATCAAGCGGGTTGAGACAGCTGCCAAGATCTTCGGCGTGCGGGCAACCGCCCTCGGGCAGGCCTTCAACCTGACCGACGAGGAGATGAAGGAGTTCCGCAACACCCAGAAGGAGCTCGCCGGGTCAACCGCGAACGTCGCGAAGGTGATGGCAGACCTACAGCTCAACAGCCTCAAGGGGCAGGCAGAGATCCTCAGGTCCGCGCTCGAGGGAGTCAACATTGAGCTGTTCGAGCTGGCGGCGCCAGCGCTACGCGGGGGCGTGAAGGGGCTGAGCGGCGTCATGGGGGACCTCGCGCTCGCGCTCATGGTGGTCAAGGGTGCCGACATCTCCAAGATGCCCAAGGAACTCCAGGCGCAGGTGAAGACGCTGTCACCGGCGATGCTGAACGTGGCCCGCGGGCTCAAGTCCGCATTCGATGGGATCCGCGAGATCATCGAGGCCGTGGGACGCGGGTTCGGACGCCTGGCTGAGTGGTTCCGCGCCCTACCGCCCAGCACGCAGCGCACCCTAGCCAAGGTCGGTATCGCGGCGGCCGCGCTGGTGGCGGTGACGGGGCCGCTCGTCGCCGGGTTCGGACTCTTCGTCACGCTCGCGAAGAGCGGGGTGGGTGTCTTCCTCGGACTCGGGAAAACGATCCTCGGGCTGGGCGTAGCCCTCCTCCGCCTGCCATTCCTCCTCGGGGGGCCGATCGGCGCGGTGCTGCTCCTCACCTCGCTGTTCGTCGACTTCCGCAGCGTCTTCGCGGGAGTCTGGCAAGGCATCCAAGAGTCAGGCGCCTGGCAGGCACTGAAGATGAGCCTCATGGGGCTTAAGAACGAGCTCGGGCTCCTCTTCAAGGAGATGTTCAACGTCCAGAGCACGAGCGAGGCGTGGAAGGAGTTCGGGAAGACAGTCGGGGGGGCGCTGGGTGATCTGCTCAAGGTCATCGGGTTCCTGGTCGAGAAGATGCGTGAGCTCGTCGAGCTGGTCCGCTACTTCAAGAGCGGTGACGTCAGCACCACGCTCGAGCAGACGCTAGGTGGCAAGGGCTTCGCCGCGCCTGTGTCCACCCATCTCGGCGCGGTCAGCGCAGCGGAGAAGGGCGGGGGCTTCACGGGGCGGTCGGAGTCCTACGTCGCCTCTGAGAAGCTCCGTGCGGTGCTCGCGGACGTGGGGCCCGAGTTCGCCAAGGTCTCCAAGACGCAGGAGGAAGCGAACACCCGGATCAAGGCGTTCGTCGGATCGCTCGGGCTGACGCCAGGTGAGGCCACGAAGGCATACAACATGTCGCGGCTCACCGGCCCAACCAAAGACCTCGGCGCGCTCACGAGTGACTCGGCGAAGCTCAACCCCATGCACACCGCCGAAATAGCCACGAAGGACCTCTTCTTCGCGATGATGCAGAAAGTTGCCGCTCACGCGGCGTCCAAGACGGGCGGGAGCGTCTCGGAGCGGGCACCGCGCGTCGCGCGCGACGCCATGGTGCTGACCAGCGGCTACCTCGGGGTGAGCGCCGGCGATGTAGTGCTCTCCCGCAAAGAGCTCGCACACGCCCTGACGACGCAAACCCGAGGTGGGTTCGTTCCGGATGTGATCTCGAGCGCGACCCCGCGCGGCGGTGGGGGTAGCGGCTCGAGCCAAGCCATCACGCTGGTGAACCAAATCCACCTCGACGGGCGGGTGATCGCGGAGGTCGTCGGGCAGCACCAGCTCGACGAGATGACGCGAAACGGGGCGAACCTCTCACCGCAACAGCGCACGCGCCTGCGTCGCGGCTTCCTCCCGGGGGTGGACTGAGATGGCGGTCAACACGAACCCGCTGCTCTGGATCCTCATGGACCTCGACCACAAGGTGGACGTGGTCGGGCAGTTCGCCCCCGAGGACGTGTCCCGCGGGGTATCCGCGGAGCTCGCCGTCGAGGGGAGCGTCGGGCGCGACCACCCGGTGGTCCAGTGGCTCCGCGGGGAGGCCGAGGAAGTCTCCTTCCGCGTGCGCCTGTGGGCGCAGGACGCCGAGGACTTCTCGGTCGAGGACCGCCTCGTCGCCCTCGAGAACCTGGTGCGTTGCAGCACGGAGCTCGAGCGCCCGCCGGTCTGCGCCTTCGCCTGGGGCGCCTCCGCGACGCTCACCATGGACTGCCTGGTGAAAAGCATTGGGGGCGTGAGCTACGACGAGATCCGGCCGGACGGGTCGCTGCGCGGGGTCTCGCTCACGATCACGCTGATCCGCTATGAGGAGGTGAGCTGGGAGGCCACTGACCCAAGTGTTCCCGAGCACCACACCCGGGTCCGCCGGGCGAAGCGTGGCGACACCTACGAGTCGATCGCCCTCGATGAGTACGGGGACGCACAGCTTGGGGTCCTGCTCCGGCAGCTCAACCCACGCGGCGACCCGTCGATGCCGCTCGCCGACCTGCGCAGGGGGGACGGCGTGCACGTGATCCCGGAGGACTTCCTTCGCCGGCAGCCGATGCAGCCGAGGTTCCACGCCTTTCGGACCGGACCGGGGTACGAAGCGGCCGAGCAGCGGCGGCGCGAGATCATCGAGGAGCGCGGTGGGGACCGCTTCTCTGTCGAGTTGCCCGGCGAGGAGGGCATGTGAGCGCCGAGCTCGGCCAGTTCCTCGCCCCGCGCTACCTCGTGTCCGTCGAAGGGACCAAGCTCCGTGGGGACGTGACCAAGTTCATCGGCGGCGTCCGCTTCCGTGAGGCCGAGGATGACCCCAGCCGCATCATCCTCACGGTTCTGAACGAGCGCTTTCGCTTCCTCGACGAACGGGTATTCGCCGAGGGCAACAAGGTAGACCTCTGGCTGGGCTACGCCGGGAGGCCGCTCACCTTCATGGACCGCGGGACCATTGTCGCGCCGAACCCCAACTTCCCGCGGTCGGGCATGCCGACGATGACTGTAGAGGCGTTCGGGGCAGCTCGCATCCTCATGGACCCCGACGTCAAGAAGCGTGACCGCGGCCGGGTATTCCGGCAGCTCCGCGACTCGGAGATCGCCGCGAAGCTCTTCCGCGAGGAGGGCATCATGCCCTTCATCGTCCACACCAAGGACGTCGTCACCCGCGTGAAGAAGCGGGGCCAGACGCGGTGGGACTTCCTCAAGCAGCTCGCGCAGCTGCACGGCTGGGTGGTGTCGGTGCGCCACAACCTGGAGCTGGGCGCCCCGCTCGGATACTTCGGTCCACCAGACGTCGAGGACCAGCCCACGAAGCGATGCTTCACCTACGGGGGACCGGACGCCACGCTGTTCTCTTTCTCCCCGCGCTTCGACTTCCCCTCACAGGCGACCAAGGTGGAGCTCGCCTACACTGACCCGAAGACCGGGAAGACCTACCGTGTCTCCACCGAGGTCCACAAGAAGACCGCGGAGAAGACGCGGTTCGCGGCGGCCGTCGGGCGGGACAAGCTGCGCGAACCCGTCAAGAACGGTCCGACCGTTGCGCTCACGGTCTTCGGGCAGCGCGAGGTCGTGATGGCGCCGCGGCCGTTCGCCTCGCCGGGGGCCGCCAAGCGCTTCGCCGCGGCCTGGTTCGCGCAGCACGAACGTGAGTTCGCCTGGGGCGATGGCGAGGCCCTCGGCACCCCGGACGTTCGACAGGGGCACGTGCATGAGATCGCCGGGATCGGACCCCGGCTGTCTGGCAACTGGCAGTTCACCGAGGTGGAGCATGACGTCACCCGCGGCTACGCCCTACGCTTCAAGGTGCGAAAGGTGGTCCTCGGGTCGGTCGTCGGGTCCCTGGTGAACCTGACCGGGACCACCCTTGAGGAGGCAGAGGCGTGAGGCGGGAGGTCCACATCGGGAGGCTGACCTCGAGTGAGGCGGGCAAGGTGGGTGAGCGCTCCGTACGGGCGGACACCCTGCTTGAGGCGGACCTGCCCGAGCAGGTGCAGGTCCTCACCCCGTTCGCCGGCGGAGGGGATGGGTTGTACTTTCCCTCCCCCTCTGGCGCGACCTGCGCACTCGAGGTCGAGGAGCGCGCGGTTGAGGAGGTCGCGGCGCGGGTCCTGGGCTTCCTCTTCAACGCGAAGAACCCCATTCCGTCTGAGTGCGCCTCCAACCCCGCCCACCGGGGGGCCCTGAAGCTCGGGGAGAACGTCCTCCTGCTGGACCGGACGCTCCAGCTCCTCGCCCTGATCTCCGGGAAGGTCCGGCTCGGAGAGGAGGACGCCTCGCACCCGGTCCTCCGCGGAGACACGTTCAACGCGGAGCTCGTGAAGTACCTCCAGGCGGAGGCGATCTGGGTGCAGGCGATCCTCATGAACAGCACCGCGAACAAGCTCCAGTTCGGGGCGCTCGAGCTGGCCGCCACCGGGGTCCTCGCCCCGCTCGCCCCGGCGTTCAAGCTCCTGAAGGAGGCGTGGCAGACGCAGGAGACGGCGGCAGGGACGTACCTCGCGGCGGTCAACGCGCTCCTGGCGGCGAAAGACACCTGGCTATCCACGAAGGTCAATACGGAGTGAGGTGAACGCATGGCGCGAGGCATGAACATCCCGGTGACAGTCACGGGGAGGGGCGGGGCGAAGCTCCTCCAGGGCAGTGAGTACACCCGGCAGGTGATCCAGGTCGGGCTGACGCCCAACACCTCGCGCAACCCGTTCCAGCCCGGTGACGGGAAGGACCTGGGCATCGACGAACGCGTCGTGTTCGCCGACGAAGTCCAGGCCCTGGCGCTCGGGCGGCGCAGCGTGACGCGGTTCTTCGCCCGGATCCGCGAGCACGGGATCGCCAAGCTGGCGCCCGACGGCGGGCTGCGTATCTCCGGCGCGCGGGAGGAGCTCGTCGCGCGCGTCGCCTACGTCGACCTGGACGCCGACAAAGCTGACGAGGTCCGCAGCGACCTGCGGACACCCCGGGGGGTGTGAGCGCGCGGCGCAACTCGTCGTCGCGGATAGACTCGACACGTCCTCGAACGGAGACAGGGAACGATGAGCGCCAGCAAGATCGTGGTCCCCTCATATGACTTCTCAGGCTTCTACTATGCGGACCTGCTGCGCCGGATTCGGAGCTACAACCGAACAGCGGCACCGGAGATCACCGCCGAGGAGGCCGAGGAGCCGTTCATCCAGCTCGAACGAACCTTCGCGCTCGTCGGGCACTACTGCAACGCGCTAACTGACCTCGCCGCGTGCGAGAACCTCTGGGAGACGGCGAAGCTACCGGAGTCAGTGCGCGCCATCCTCCGACACGTGGACCTGGACCTCGCTGACTACTCGCCCGCGACGGTCTCCCTGCTGCTCGAGCTCGCACAGGTCCCGACCACCTCGGTCCAGCTCCTCCCCGCGGCCACGCTGTTTGAGACACGCCGGACGGAGGAGTCTGACGCGGTCCCCTTCGAGGTCCTCGACGAGAGGTACGTGGGCCCAGCGAACGTCGTGGACGCGGCGTTCGGCGAGGAGCTTGATCGGAGCGGGGTTGACGGCGCGACACTGGCGGATGACCCGACGCTGCTCCAGTCCGTGACGATGGCGGCGGCGACCGCGGACGTGGGCAAGCTCCTCGACCTGCTCGACTCGGACCTCGGGAACGCCGACGTCTTCTCGATTGCGGAAATCGTCCAGGCCGGGCCGGTATCCCGGGTGCGCCTGACCGGAGTCATGGGGGGCGAAGCTCCGCTATTCGTCGCGGAGGCCGGGCTCTCGTGGCGCATCCGCGCGCGGACCGCGAACGGCGCGACCGAGGTGAACGCAGACGGCGCCCCGAGCTGGACGCCATGGAGCGCGCCGCACGTGGGGGACAAGCTCTACGTTGGCTCGGCGCACATCCTGTTCGAGAGGCTCCGCGTGGAGCTCGAGACCCCAGCAGTCGGCGTGACCGGCGTCTGGGAGTACTTCGACCCTGAGCGCTCTGACGAAGCGCCTGACGCGGTGACGGACAGCGGCGGCTCGCTCCGGTTCGAGCTGACGACGCTCCTCGGTTCCGTCGACGTGCGGGGCGCGCTGGTGAGGGTCACGCACCTGCCGACCGGCACCTGTGAGCTCCGTGAGAGCACCTGGTCAGGCGGCAAGAACGTCGTCGACTCGGCGACCTACCTCGGGCAGAGCGGGTCTCCCTCGACCCGCCCGGAGGACTACGCGGTCGGGTGCGACTGGAACGTGATCCCGGGTCAGGTCGACGGAACGAGCAACCTCACTGTCGACGGCGACGTCTCCTTCAACACGCTGACACCGGACGGGGACCCGCTGGAGCCCGTGCCACAGAACCTCCGCCGCAACTGGTCCAAGGTCGCGATCGGCGGCGTGGAGGGGTGGTTCGTCCGCTTCCGGGTCACGGCGCTCCTGCCAGTGGCAACGGGCCCAGTGATCGACCGCCTGAAGATCGACGGTGGACGGCAGTTCGTGCTCCTCGAGGGGACCCAGGGGCGGAGCGTGACTGCTGAACCACCAGCGTCATCGTCCGGGCTGCCGGCGCAGGAGTTCCCTCTCGCCACAGCCCCGGGGCTGCGCGACAGCGTGCGGGTCTACGTGGACGAGGGCGGAGGGGATGTGGAGTGGGAAAACCTGACCCAGAGCGGAGAGCTGCTCGCGGCCGCGGGCCCGCGTGACCGAGTCTTCGAGGTCCGGCAGGACGCTGAGGGCAACCTGACGGTACGGTTCGGCGACGGAACACGGGGGAGGGTCCCCCCGCTCGGGATCGACAACCTCCGCTTCACGTATCGGGTCGACGCGAACCAAGACGGAAACGTCGGCGCAGGAACAGTCGTCGTGAACTCCGACGGCCCCGCCCTCGTGAAGTCCGTGACCAACCCGCGCGCAGCGTCTGGGTGGCGCGAGGCTGACGGAGCCAGTGAGCAGGCGCTCACGCGCGCCAAGGAGCTCGCCCCCGCACTCCTGCGGGCGCAGCGGAGGGCCTGCGCCCCGGAGGACTACGAAGCGCTCGCGATTGCGTGGCGCTCCTCGGCGGGCACGCGACCCGTGGTTCGCGCGAAGGCGGTGGAGGAGGGCTTCGGACCGAAGACGATCAAGCTGATTGTGGTCGGGACGCGCGGCGTCGGGATCTCCGCGGAGCTGAAGGACGAGCTCGAGCGCTACTTCAACGGGGACCCAGACACCGGGGAGGCGGGCGTCGGCGCGACCAACGTAGAGGTGACTGTCGTCAATTTCACACCCCGCGTGCTGACCCCCACCGTCTCGATCGAGTGCACTTCCGCGCTCACCGAGGCCGCGGTTCGGCAGGCACTCGCGACGTTCCTGTCGCCCACAGCGCGCACGAGCACGGGGACTGCGTGGGTGTGGCGCTTCGGGGGGCGCGTAGCACTCTCCCGGATCGCTGCTGAGGTGTTCGGGTTATCCCCGGGGAACGTCTTCGACGTCGACGTGCTCTCACCGACTGTGGATCTCGACCTGACCGAGGAGGAGCTGCCGTTCCTCGACGCAAGCGCGCTCGTCGTGCAGCTCCGTGCACCGAGCTAGGAGCAGTTTGCAGGGTGGGATGCTTATGGAGATCTGCACTCAATGACTGAACCGACAGTGCTAGTCGCCGAGTCACTCGACGAGCACACTGTGCGAGTGACCTTTTCCACCGCGATGCTTCTCAACCAGGACCTCTGCGACCCCAGTCGCTACGTCTTCTCAGACGACCTGCGGGCGGTGCGGGTGCGACGGCTCACCGCCGATACGGTCCTCGTGACGACGACGCGCCAGCAGGAGTGGCACACCTATCGACTCAGAGTGGAGGGAGCATGAGCATCACCCACTGTGAGCTTGCCCACGCCGCCGGCGCCGCTCCAGTTATCATCACCCCACCGACGCGAAAGTGTCCGGTATGGACCTAACGCTCCTGAACGCCCAGCCGGCAGCCAACCACACCAAGGCGGTGGCTGGATGGGAGGATATCGACGGGAACCTGAGCGACGTTCCCTTCACAGTGACCGTAGCAGGAACCTACGACATCCTCGCCACCCTCACCCTCGGGAGCACCTATCAAGCCGCGGTGGGGAACGTCAAGATCATCGTCGACAGGGGACTTCCCGGAGAACAGACCCTCGGAGGGGACGGGCGGACGCAGTTCTACGTCCCCCTCGGCTGCACCAACCGATGCAACAAGACTGTCTCATTCGCTCTTACACTGACGGCGGGGGGGCACACCTGCACGCTTCAGTGGGATCGTTCACTGAAAACGATCGCGGTCTGGACGACCAGCTCCTTCACAGTGACCGGGCAGCTCCTGAGCTACCTATCAGATCGAATCACCATGCTGGACGCGATTCCAGGCACCCAGTCCTTGGGTACCGTTGACTGGGAGGACATCGACCCGGCACTGACTGAGGTCCCATTCACGGTGACACGTGGGGACCGCTACGAGCTTCAGCTGATGACCTCCGGGTACGTCAGTATCGAATCAAGTGCCTACTGGACGTACAGGATCGTGCTCGACCGCGGACTCCCTGGTGAGACTGTCATCGAGGACGACGATCTCTTCCAGTGCTTCAGCTATTGGTGGTCGTCCGGGCATGGACCATCGATGTCGTATGTGACTTCCTTCGCGTTCGCCAACCTGAGCTCTGGCGCACACACTGCTACGCTCCAGTGGAAGTCGAACGGTGGGACGTCCAGTGTGGTCATGGACAGCTATAACTGGGTTCAGCTGATCGCCAGACGGACCCCTGATGCGCAGGAGATAATCCAGGCATACCCAGCAGTCCCGGTGGGACCTGCCGATCTGGCCTACCACGATATCCACGCCTCGCTCACAAGTGTACCGTTTAACCTCAGCATCAGTGGTGACCACATCCTGAAGCTGGTCTGTGGATTGGCACGCAACTCCTCCTCGGCGGTCTTTCGACTGCTCGTCGACCAGGGTACTCCAGAAGAAATCGTTCTCCAGGATGAGGTGCGCGGGTTCGTCGAGGGTGCGTCTGGCACTGGGAAGTTTGACTATCGAACTGTCTCCTTCCCTGCGGCCCTGACAGCGGGGGCACGTACCCTGACCGTTCAGTGGCGGAACGGTATCGCTGGAGTCGCTCCCATCTTGTCCTCGGTGGTTCCGTTCCAGGTGCTGGCGGAGCTTCCACCGGCGTCCCTCGACTTGACTGCTCCTGTTCTGACCGTGATCTCCCCCGTAATTGACTCGAGCGGGAACCCTCAGCGCCCAACCGTCGTGGTGGACATCCAAGATCCGGACTCCGGCCTGAAGCTGAGCAGTGTCGACCTTGCCCTGAATGGCACCTACGCGGTCCTGAACGGTGCAGCTCAGACGGGGTTTACCGTACTCATCTTCGACGTCCCGAATGGAAAGCGCTACATAGTCACGCCGGACGCGGCCTACCCGAAAGGGAAATACATCACCGTCGAGTGCTACGCGGAAGACAACGCGGAACCACCGAACGTCCTCTCGAACACCTTCCAGTTCCGGGTTCTCACCGATGGAGGACACATGAGTATCACTGATCTCGCGGGCACTGTCCTCGCGGCGAGCACCATCAAGTTCATCTCCCCCGGGACATGGGAAAAGGACATCTACTCGTACCTCATCCAGAGCATCCGTGACGCTGACCAGACAGAAGATGGGGGAGGACTCCTCCGACGCTGGCTCACCGGTCCACAGGCGGAGTATGAGCAGATCTACGTCAACGCGGCCCGGTTGCTCGAGCTCCAGGACCTCGACCTCACCCCAGACCAGGCGCTCCGGCACCTCGTGCCAGTGCTCGGCCTCGACACGGCGATGAGTCAGATCGTGGGCCGCCTGACCGCCGACAAACTCCGTGCGCTCGCTAAGCTGGCTGTCCGTGCTTGGAGAACCCGCGGCACGGACGCCGGACTGCAACGCACCTTGCGCGCATTCCTCGGACGTCAGGTGCTCGTGCTGCCGTGGTTCCGGTGGCGTGGGATCGAGGGAGAGGTCGAGCTCGGCTTGCCAGTGACGCCGGGGGCGAGTGCGTGGCTCCCTCGCGCACCCGTCTCGCGCGTCTCCGCACCACCTGACGTAGTCGCACAGGTCCTGACGGACCGACTCCGCTTTGAGCTGACCTCCCTCCTCGGGACGACACCGGGTGTAGACCGCCCGGTGCGTGTGCGCTCCCTGGAGGCGCGCCTGACGCGAGAGAGCTTTGCCCACTGGGACGCCGTCGCTGAGAAGTACTTCTGTCTGACCGATTACTTCGGACTCGCGGCACCGTCCGGCTTGCCGAGCAGCTACCATGTGGGGCTGGACCCTGACGAGTACTTGATCGACGTTCTTGTTCCCGACCCGGACAGAACGCTCGACCGCGAGCTCGTCGCTGAGATCTGCGGGGTGATGCGCCGGGTGAACGAACGAATCTACCTGCGCTTCCCGCTGCTCATCGAGACCTGGCGGAGGGCAGAGACCTGGGTTGCGGTCTCCGGCACGGTGGTGCAGGACCGCGAAGCGGGCACGCTGACGATGTCGGGCGCGGCCGCGGCGGAGTGCGACGAACCTGGAGACCACCTCTGGGCGGACGTCGCTGTCTCTGCGCGCCTGACCCCAGAGAGCCTGGTCCTGAACCACTGGTGGGAGGTTCGCGGGCGCGTGCAGGACGAGAGCAACCTCCTCGCCGCCCGCCTGACGCCCTCGGGTGCGTCGGCGGCAACGCTCTCCCTCGAGAAGGTCGCGGCCGGCGTGCGGACAGTCGAAGTGAGCGTCGTCCTCCCAGCACCGCGGCTGGAGGTGGAGTCAGTGCTCTCGCTCGAGGTGATCCAGATTGCAGGGTCCACGCGAGCGAGGGCGCTGCTTGACGGCCGCCAGCTGCTCGCAGCCGACGTCGCGGGGGTACCCGCTGCAGGACACGTCGGGCTAGCGTGCGCCGCGGGGCAGACCCTGACCTGCCGCTATGTGCAGGTCGACCCCAACCCCATGGACTTCGTGCGCGTGGGACCCGAGGTCCCGCGCTAAAGGAGGTGATCTGATGACGGGCGACAAGCGAACAGACATGGCTGATAAGCGGCACCTGCCGCAAGAGGCCTTCAGCACGGGCCTCCTCGACTATCTCAGCAACCAGCTCCTCGCGATCGCGCACCGTGTCTGGGGTAGCCGCAGGGGCGTCTTCGGGGTCGCCGAGTTCGACGGGGACGGCGCCAACGCCTTCAAGGTCGACAACCTCCCCAAGGAGATGCTCGATGGGGACGGTTACCTGATGTCCCCCACCGCGGCGGACGCCGAGCAGATCGCGTGTGAGAACGCCCTCGGTGTGGCCTACTACATCGCCGCCAAGCACTGCCTGATCCCGTATGAGGTCGTCCGGAACCCCCGGACGGGACTCTACCACTACAACTTCCTGGAGGACCGGATCGGAGTCGTCGCGGATCCCACCTCTGTCGTCGAGGGTGCAGGTGTGCTCGAGATCGATGTGGACTCCGTCTTCGAGGCAGGTGTCTCGCATGCCGGGCGCCGGGTCACCGTCTGGCTTCGAGCTCCGCGGCATGGGGTGGAGGCGGTCGCGATCGAGCGGGACCTGGTTGTGGCCTGGTCGGATGGGCACAACATCATCACCACGAGCGGGCTCCTCGGGCAGCCGGGCGGCTCCGCCTCGACGACGCCCGCGGACTACCAGGTCGCCGCGACCGGGCTCACGGTGCGACGCAACACTGATCTCCGCGCTGAAGCGGCATACGCTTTCCTGACCATCCTCACGGGTACCGGCGGGGCGATCGGCCCGGCCAACTTCAACAGCGCGGACCAGGTGGATGTGACCTCGGGGCTGACGCCGACCCTCGACACCGCCTACGATGGAAGCCTCGGGGGCGGGAGCGGGCGGACAGTCCTCGTCGACGCCGGGGCCGTCGAGATCGCCTCTGAGGGCGCGAGCTCGGGCGACGTCGACGGCGCCGCACTCCGCGTGAGTCGGCTGGGGTCGACGGAGGCGCACGGGATCGCCGCGGAGATCCTTGCGCGCGAGACGGATGGCGTCACTCTCGCGGGTCTGCGTGCGTTGTCGAAAGCCGGTGACGTGCTGCTCGCCCGAGAGAACTGCGACACCCTGGCAGATGGGAAGCTTGACCTCACTCGGGGCGGGGCACTCGACCTCACCGCCGCGGGGCTGTCACCCGCGTGTGATCTCGCCCGGGTCGATGGAACCGTCTCCGCAGATGGACTCTACCTCCTCGGGGCGGTCGACGACGCCGACACCGTGACGCTCCGGAACCGGGACGGCACGCTCGCCGCGTTCGCCGCTGGCGAGTCGGGAGAAGTGAGCTTCCTGCGCGCTGCGTCGTGGAGCGCGGGCGAGGGCTTTGCTGCCGCCGCACCGAGAAGCGAGGGACTCCGCGGGGCGTGCAGCGCGGGTGGCAACGTCGGGGGCGCCGGGACAGCCGCACACCGGTTCTTCCCGAACGCCGCAGCGGCGAGCGCCGAGTTCTACGACGACGGGAGCGTCAAGGGGTCGGTGACGCGCGGGAGCGCGTTCAACAATAAGGGGCATGGGGAGTTCCGTGAGCTGACCCTCCAGCCGGACTACGCCGGGGTCTCCCCGGAGAAGGACCTGGGGATCGGCTTGAACCTCGACGGCTCCTCCGTTAACGGGCTGATCCCGGGTGGCATCGTCGGGCGCGTCGTCGACTCGAACGGGTTCGTGCCCGTCGTCTTCGACGCCTACGGGCGGATCGCGCGCGGGCACTTCTATGAGGATGACTTCCACTACCGCGCAGAGAACTGGCAGCTGGCGACACAGGCACCTCCGCAGTTCAAAGCGACAGTGACCAGCATCGGTGCTGGGGGGAACGTCCGGATCCTCCCCGATGTAGCCGGGGCTGGTGGGATCGTCGAGCTCATCTCTGGAGACGGGCTCCTCGACCAGGCGATCCTGAACGGTCCGGACACCGTCTCGCTGCGGACAGGGGTCTACCGCCCGCGCGCCTTTTTCCGCGCGGCGCTCGCGAGCCTCGACAGCCAGTGGGCGTTCCTCGGGCTGGTGGTGGAGGGGACGAACATCAGGATCGGGTTCCAGCGCGACCCGGCGGCGTCTCCGAACTGGCGGTTCTACTGCACGGACGGCGCGAATGAGGTCGAGGTGAATACCGGCGTCGCCGGGGCCGTCGACTACCGAAACTTCTACCTCGCCTTCATCACGGCGACGGAGGTCGGATTCTGGCTCGGGACGAAGTTGGCCTCAGATTCGATCGACCTCACCACCGCGATCCCGGATGCAATCAACCTTGCTGCGGACGCGAACCGCTGGAGTCTCGAGGCGCAGGTGCAGACCTTAACCGCGGCAACCGGGAACCACCGTCTCCTCCTCGATTACTGGTCGACCTGGGACGAGACGGCGGTTCACGGGAACAGCGGCAACAACGTGTCCTGATCCTCGGCTGTTCCCACCTGGAATTCGTTCATTCTGTTTGGCGGGCACCGCTCACACCGCGCTCCACTGGGTGTGTGAGGTGACCCATGATCAAGAAGCTCGTCTCAGCGATGTTCGTCCTGATGTGCCTGTGTGCGGCGACGCCCGCCCCAGCAGAGACCCCGACCTCAACCACCGTCGAGGTCCAGGTGAACCCCGATGATGCCGGCGCACTCCTCGATGGAGTCGTCGACGCCTTCAAGGGTGGGAAGTGGTTCCTCGGGATCGCGTTCCTGACGATGCTGGCAACATGGGGTCTCAACCGCGTCCCCCTCCTCGCGCGGAGGCTGCCCACCCAAGCCATCCCGTGGATCGCGGTCGCGCTGGGGCTGCTGACCCAGCTGTTCACATCGCTCGCCTCCGGGGTGGTCTGGCACGAGGCTCTGCTTTCCGCGCTCGTGCAGGGGGCCGGCGCCGCCGGGCTCTGGAGCCTCCTCGGAAAGTACCTCCTCCCGGCCAATCCACAGAGCAAGAGCTGACAGAACCCGAGAGCACCGCATGAGGTGTGATCTCACCACTCGGTCAACTACTGGAAACGGACTGTGAGCGCCGACCTCATCGCCGAGCTACGCGCCGGAACGGTTGCACTCTCCGTCGTGCTCGAGCGACACGATGCCTTCGTTCGACACGTGGCCAAAAGGTACGCGGTTCGAGCCAGACGCCTCGGTATGGAGATGGAGGACTTGCTCCAGGAGGGTCGCACGGGTCTGATTCGCGCGCTCGAGCTCTTCGACCCGGCACGGGGAAACACCTTCACCACCTACGCGAAGTACTGGGTGACCGCCATGATCGGCCGGTACCTCAAGCGTTGCGGTCGGACGATCCGCGTGCCTGAGTACGTGCTCGAAAAGAGTGCCCACGACCGCGACCTGGCGGCTTCGCTACCCTCAACCACGTCCCTGGATACTACACAACCCGGCGAGGAGGATGATCGCGCGCTGGTTGCGCGAATGGTCGGCGTCGACGGACGCGAGTTGCTCACCGCGCTCATCGCTGACGAGGACGACAAGGGGGTGCGGCGCATGTTGGCTGCCCTCACCCCGAGGCAGGTGGAGGTTCTACGGCTCCACCTGCGCTGTGGGATGCCTTTCGACGCGATTGGCAGAAGGCTGGGCATCACCCGGCAGCGAGTACAACAGATCGAACAGCAGGCGCTCCGAGTGCTCGCACAGCGGCCATCGGGCGATGGGCCCATCCCCCCGAGCTGGTCCATCCATCGCTGGTGGACGGCCGAGGAGGAGGCGCGGCTCCTACAGCGCTGGGAAGCTGCAGGCCGACCCGACGCGGAGGAATGCGGACGCCTACTCGCTGCGCCACTCGGCCGACCCTCAACTGCGATCGCCGCGCGCCTGCGCCGCTTACTCACACGCGGGCAGCGGAGGAGATGGGCGCGCGCTGATCCCGCCCGTCCGCAACCGACCAGGAGCAACAGGTGGACCGCGGAGCAGGACGCGGAGCTGCGCCAGCTCTACCCCAGTGGGCACCTGGTGCGCGACATCGCCGTCCGGCTCGGCAAGAGCAATTACGCGGTCACCCAGCGTGTACGACGGCTCGGCCTGTGGCGCTCCGGCGGCATCGCGGTGTCTGACCTAGCCCGGGAGCTGGGCGTTGCACGCGGCGCGGTGGACCGGCTCCTCGTGCGCTGTGGCGTGGCGATCGATCGCACCAAACGGCCGTGGCTACTCTCATCAACTCAGGCCGACTCTGTGCGCTCCGTGGCGCGCCAGCTGCTCAAACAGGGGTGGCCGGCGACGCGCCGGAAGATCTATGCAGACCTGGGGAAGCGACAACCACAACCGAGCACCTGCAGAGCAGGGGGGTAATCTGTGACCCGAAAGCAACAGCAAAGCGCCGAGCTGAAAGTTCTCCCGGGAGGCGCCAAAGACACTGCACTCGAGGAACTCGACGAGCGCCAGGACATGCTCGACGAGGGGCACCGTGTCCTGGCCCAGGTAGTCAAGCGCCTGCACCAGCAGGTGGACGAGGTCAACCTGCGACTGGACCGCATGGAGATGATGCTCCAGGGGGTCTGTCACAAGTTCAAGGTGAAGGTGCCATCATGACCAAGGAGCCGTCAGGGCCGCTCAGCGCGGCGAAACTCAAGTCCAGCGTGCCCACACTCGGCCTGCTCGGGCTCATCGTCTCTCTCGGGATCGCAGTGTTCGCGTTCGCCGGCGAGCAGCAGGAGCGGGTCAAGGCTGAGGTGGGCGCCGCGATTCGTCAGCACTGCGATAGCGACGTGGACCGCGCGCACCAGGACATGCCCCGCCGCTACACCCCGCGGGCCGAACACGAGCGGGCGGTGCTGCAGACGCAGGCTGATCTGCGGTCCATCAACCAGACGCTGCAGGAGATGCAGCGAGACATGCGCCGGATCGCCGGCAGGAGGTGAGCTGTGGAGGTCCTTGGAACCGGGTGGCACAACCACCGCGCCGGCCTCCTGATCCTGGCGCTGCTCGTCGCGGGCTGCTCCACCACCGCGCGCCACGGGCTGACTCCGGCCTGGCAGCAGACCAAGTACACCCTGAACACTGTCCAGGCCTGCAGCGCTGATCCCGAGGTCATCCGCTTCGCTGATCTCCTGGTGGTGCTCTACACTCACGAGGCCACCCGCGCCGGGCTGGTTACCTACGAGCAGGCGGCCCGCGCCCTCGACAAGCCCCGGCCCGGCTTCTGCGTGGTCCAGCGTCCCGAGCCGTGCAAGGTGGCCGGAGTGTGCGCCATGGGCTCGAAGGGACCCGACTGCAGCCCCAAGAGCGGGTGCGGGAGCTACGGTTTTGCCTGGGGCTCGGCCGAGTGGCCGGCTGGGGTCACATCAGGCTGGAAGGCTCACCTGGCCCATGAGGCGCGGCACATGCTCGGTGAGGCCTGGCAGATCCCGCAGCGGGCTGACCATCAGGACGCCCTCGGACCGGTGGAGGTCGCAGTCCAGCGCCACTTACTGGCGATGGGCGAGCTGTGAGCCTCTGGGCCGCCTGGTGTGACCTCGTCTGGTTCTGGACCGCAGCCACCTGGGGCGCGATCTGGAACAGCCTCGAGTGCGAGGAGGAGCGGGTACGCTGGTGATCCCGATCTGCTGGAGCTGACCCGGCTCGAGCACCGTCCGCGAGGTTCGTCCCGGATATCTGCCCGGCGTGACCCAGCCGCTCCACCTCCACATCGACACCCACATCCGAATCGACTGCGCCGAGCTCGAGCGCACCCGCCTCAAGCTCACAGACCTACGCGGGACGTTTTGCTATGCGAACCCCGAGTACATCAAGAAGGAAAGGATGGGGTTCTTCGTCGGGACCACGCTGCGCAAGCTGACGCTGATGGAGGTCGATGAGCGGGAGGTGCGGCTCGGTCGCGGCTGCCTGAGGCGCCTGCTCGCACTGCTCGAGCGCGAGCGCGTTGAACCCCAGGTGGTCGACCTCCGCGTCCATGACACCGGGCCAACAGGTCTGGAGTTCCGGGCGCCCTTCCCGCTCGACCCGGACCAGCGCAGCGCCGCGCGTCAGGCGCACCTGCGCCGGCAGGGCGTGATCATTGGACCCTGCAGCAGCGGCAAAACGAGCATCCTGCTCAAGCTGGCGGCGCTGACACAGGAGCGCACGCTCGTCCTCGTGCACACCGAGCGGATCCTCCGCGACTGGATTGCCGCCGCGGTCGCACACCTCGGCCTCCCGGAGAAGTCGGTCGGCGTCCATTACGGGAAGGTGAAACGCGACGGCGACGGGCGGCTCTGCGTCGGGATGGTGCAGACCGTCGCCAACATGGTGGAGCGCGACCCCGGGTTCGCCCGCCGCTGGGGGTGCGTGCTCGTCGATGAGTGTCATCACCAACCCGCTAATACTATTAGTGATTTGGTCAACCGCTTCCCAGCGCTCTGGCGCATCGGGGCCACTGCCACCTGGCGGCGGAAGGACGGGAAGGACCCGCTCCTCTGCGATGCGTTCGGCGGCGAGCTGAACGAACGTATGAAACTGGTACCAGATGTCCTATTTGAGATCCGCGACGAGGACCTGGACCGCTACGGACGGATCATCCCGGTCGACGTGGTCGTGGTCCCCACCGCGTTCGAGTTCGACCTCCACTGCGAGAAGGAGCTCGATGCGCAGAGCTGGCGGCGGAGAGAAGGCGAGACGGCGATGGCGTCAGCCAAGCGCTTCGCCAAGCTGCACGGGCGTGACCACTCCGAGATGCGGCCGTACAGCGCGATGCTCGACGCGATGGTCGGGGACCGCGAGCGCCAGGCGCGGATCCTGTCCTACCTCCTTCCCGAGCTCGCCGCGCGGCGGACGTGCCTGCTCCTCGGTGACCGCCGCGAGCTGTGCCTGGAGCTGCAACGCTGGCTCGGGCGGCGCGGCGTCGAGTGCGGAACCCTGATGGGTGGCGACCGCAGCCGGGAGGCAGACAGGACCGCCACGCACCTTGCGGACGGATCGCTCCTGTGCGCGGTGGGGACGACCGTTGCCGACGAGGGCATGAACATCCCGCGCCTGGCGCGCGGCTTCGGCTGCACGCCGGCGGCAGGGAACCCGGGACGCTTCACCCAGCAGCTCGGGCGCTTCAAGCGGAAGTGCCCCGCGGCAGGGAAAGCGGACGCCACCTACTTCTACTTCTGGGACCACCGCGTCCGTTCGCTGCGCAGTCACGCGCGCGCTGTTGCGCAGGCTGTGAGACCACCACACCGCGTCTGGTTCAGCGAGGAACCCGGCCGCCGCGTCCCCCTCTCCGCGGAGCTGCTGCGCCGGCTGGAGGGCGAGCGATGAGCGTACCTCGCGGCTGGCTGGTGCGTGACGAGCGGGACCTGCGCGTCCGCGCATCGGACGGTGGATGGCTCGAGCCCGCACTTCGCCCCGCGAGCGCACAAACCACCAAACCAGACATGAGGGGCAGGAACGGCGGTCAACCACTGGTGTTGCTGCATGAGTCGATCGGCGCATGGCGCGGGGCAATCGCCCATGTCGAGGGTCTCTGGCTCCACCTGCATCTGAACGGAGCGCGCGCCCGGCTGCGACTCCGCCCGGCTGTGACTCCTCGCCCGGTTGGGCCGCGGGGCGCCTGGTGGTCCTCGCTGACCGTGAGCACGCTCCTCGGGACAGAGTGGCTAGCCGGACATCGCGACAAGAACCTCGTGGCGCTGATCCACGGGGGCGTGGTGCCAGGACTCCAACCGACCGAGAAAAAGAACCCCCCGGTCCGGAACCTGGACACGTGGATCACCCCGCACGGGGAACCCCGACCGATCCCGAAGCTGAAGCCGCGGACCGGCGTCAAGGACGAAGGTGGACTCCGCTGGGCGCTGGTCGGAGGTGCGCTCTTCCCACTGGACGCCCTGCTGACGCTCGCGCGGTCCAGCGCGGATACCTGGGCACGGGACGCACCGGACGGGAGGGAACGGCTGGTGGTGATGCGCGGGGGAACCCCGGTCGCTGCGATCTCCGCCTGCACCTCGACCGCGGAAGAGATGCTAGCAGAAGCCGAGAAGCTCGGGGAGGTCCCGTACCTACCCGACCTGATGGAGGAAACATGATCACACCAGAGGAAGCCATCGATGTGTTGAACGCTGTTCCTGATGACCGCGACCTGTTTGGAGCTGAACCTGGTTCATGGGTCGAGCTCGCCAGCTCCAACCTCTCCGCGATCGCCGTCGACCCGGATCGCAAGTTCGTGCTGGTGCGCTTCCGGAACAACGCGGTGTACCGCTACCGCACACCGAATGCCCCAGAACACATCGAGGAGATCCGCCGGGTGCCGAGCCCCGGGAGGTACTTCCAGCAGCACCTGCGCCACCTCCCGACGGAGCGCTTCACGCCCGCCACTGGCGAATGGATGAAGGTCGGGTAGCCGGCAGCGCTCATTCTACTTGGATACCAGCCCACCGAACTGGCTAATCTCGTCTTCGCGCGAGCACCTCATGAGCAGAAGACGGAGATCAGCCACAGAACGATAGAACCCCGCTCACCCAGAGAGACCTCCGTCTTCGTCGAAGAGGTGCTCGCGCACCCTGGGTGAGCCTTGTCCGGAGCTTGATGAGATGAAGGCGAACCAACCGGGGACGCACCTGACAGACTTCCTCTTTGACCAGTGTCCTGTGATCGCGCGCTGTGCTGCCGCCAAGAAGAGGATCTCCTGGGAGGAGCACGCGCTGTTTGGGTTCATCTTCACCCGGGAGCATGAATCACACTGCTGGTCCCCGACCATCTCCTACCTCGCGCGCGAGTTCGGCACGAGTCGATCCCACGTGCGGCGCATGATCGAGCATCTCACTGCGGCGGACCTACTCAAAGTGACCGCTCTGGCGAACGGGTTCATTTTCCACACGACCTGCCAGGAGTCCACCGATGTCACACGCTAACCTGACGAATCCGAGGAACTACCCCTTCATCCAGATCCCCCTCCCCATCCTGCAGTGTCGACCCAAGCAACTGAGTGACTTCCAGAAGATCATCTACGGTGTGTTCTATACCGCACAGCAGACGCGCTGGAAGTTGTCGATGCGCGGTGTGGCAGACCAGGTTCGCGCGGCACTCCACGACCCAGATGGAGATCTGACTCCTGTTCAGCGGGACGAGCTGCGCAAGGACCGCGACAACGTGCGCCGCAGCATGCGACGAGCCATGGACGACATGGAGGAGAAACACTTCCTCCAGCGGACCAGACGACGCAAGCGCTCCGGGACACAGGTGATAGACGTTGAACTCTTCGTCCCGGAGTCCATCCACGCGACCGCGGAGAGGCACCTCCTCGGGTCAGTCGAGTTGGAAGAAGACGATGATGAAGCAGGGGGGGCTTCGAGTCCGAACAGGGGGGGCTTTAAGTCCGGTTTGGGGGGGACCCCAGGTCCCTCCCCCTTAGATCATAATAAGATCAGTTCTAAGATCCCTACCGCTCCGCCTCTGCGGAGCAAGGGAGGAGACGCTCCGCTACCCGACGCGAAGGGTGGCGAGGAAGAGGAGTTGACTCCGAACCCGGATGGTGGAAGTCGGACCGTGGCGGAGAGCACATCACCCCCTCGGGTGGCGAAGCCCAAGGCAGGAGACGTCAGGTCCAAACCTCGGGTGAAGAAGCAAGCTCCCTCCGGGAAGGAGTGTCGGCGGACGCCCTCGCAGCGCTGGGAGTTCACCCGCTGGCGTGACCTTCCCCCAAAGGAGTGGCGGGCGTCAGATCTCGTCGGGTACTGGGTGTGCCGCTTTCTCGAGGTCCGGGGGGAGGAGGATGGGCAGCTCTTCTCCGTCGATGTGCACGGGATGGCGCCGCTCCTCCGCAACGTGAAGCGGTTCACCGACAACTTCCACGACGGTGACTTCATCCCGGTTAAGGGGGTGGTGGACAAGATCCTCGAGCGCGCGGAGGACCTCGGCATGCCGTGCAGCCTGCGGTTCTTCCTGACGCCGAGCTCGGAGGGCAACGTGCAGCGGCTCTACCAGAAGCAGCCGAAGCGGAAGCGGGAGCTGACGCAGCACGAAAAGAACAACATCGGCGGGACGGACCGCGAGTACTGGGACAAGCGGGCTGCTGAGGAGTGTCGGCGTTATCAGGCCGCGAACGGAGGTCGGAAGTGAACGGGATCGGACTGGACCAAGAGGATTTGAGGTGCCTCGAGATCGAACTACAAACAGCTGGTGTCGTCGACAAGCTCACGAGGGCGCTGGTGATCCGCTGCAACGTTCCGCTGATCTTTGCTCCGCTCGAGCTGGAGGACATGCGAGACGATGGGGACGCAGTCTACCGAGTCGCGATCACTCAGCTCGCGAAGATCGGAGACGAGCTGGCAGACGCCAAGCCCAAGCCCAAGTTCATCTACCTGCGAGGGATCTACGGCACTGGGAAGACGCGAGTCGCAGCGTGGTTGGTTCGCCGCGCGTACCCGAGGGTGGCGTTCCGAAGCAGCTCTGAGGTTCCCTACTTCATCACATCTTCGTCCCTTGCTGACGTGCGTTTTGAGCAGCGGGTGGGTCCGAACGACGAGTGCGATCACCCGAGCAATGAGCGGCGGTGGCGGGCCTTCCATGCGCCGCTCCTCGCGATCGACGATGTTGGTAGGTTCGTCGGGTTCCGTGGTGAGCAGGAGTTCATCGAGCGCGTGATCGATGAGCGGATCATGGCGGGTCGGTCGACCGTGGTGACCAGTAACCTCCGTGACGAGGAGTTGCCGGATCGGTTTCGTGAGGTCCTCGGGACCTTCACGCAGATCACCCTCAGTGGAACCTCGCGGCGGACGAGGGGCTGATGGCCGAGGGACCGCAGCTGGAGGTTGACCTCAAGAACGAGCAGGTCATCCTCGGCGCACTGCTGATCGCTGGCACAGACGTTCTTTCGCAGGTGTTGCCGAAGGTGAACCCCGACTGGTTCACTCGTGAGGATCATCGCGCGATCTTGGCGACCCGGCGAAAGCTGCACGAGGTGGGGGCTGAGTACTCCTCGGAGACGATGCTCGTGCAGCTCCCGTCGACGGTGGAGCCGCGCTACCTGGCGACCCTTGAGCAGCTCGGGTCGCTCTCAGAGGCGAACCTCAGCCTGCACCTGGAGGCGCTGGAGCGCGCGGCGGCCAAGCGCCTGGTGCAGGAGGACTTCATCGAGCTCTACGGGGCGCTCGACGACCCCGCTGGCCGGCTCGAGGACGCCGCCGCCGCCGCCAGCCGGGTGCTGGAGGGGCTGCGGCGCGGCGCGGACCCGGGCTCACGTGAGGTGGAGCCTGGGGAGCAGATCTGGCGGCCGTGGTACGAGGACGTCGAGCGGGTCAAGCGAGAGGGTCGGGCGCAGTTTCAGCCGCTCCACTTCAGCGCGCTCGACCAGTGGCTCTTCGAGGGGGCGCGTCCGGGGCGCCTTGCGGTGGTGGCGGGTCGACCCGGGATGGGCAAGACAACGTTCGCGAACAACCTCCTCGTCCGGCAGGCCGAGCACGGACGTCGCTGCCTGAGCTGTCCGCTCGAGGTTGGGACACAGGCGACCGTGGATCAGATGGCCTGCGCGCGGGCGCGCGTCGAGGTCGAGAAGCTGATCAAGCGGCCTGATGATCTCACCGAGGAGGAGCTCCTGACTCTGCGGATGGCGGTCCGGCGTGTGGTCGGTGGTGGGAACCTGTTCTTCGCTGACTCGCGGGTTATCCACACCCTGGACGACCTTGAGCGGGTGGTGAGCGGGCGTGGGTTCGATGTGGTTGTGCTGGATCTGTTCGAGTACGCGGTGCCGATCAGCGACGGAGACCGTGTGAATCGCGCGGTGCAGATCACGGAGGCGCTGCGCCGACTCCACACCATGGCAGAGCGGCACCGGTTCTTCGCCGTGGTGGTGGCGCAGATCAAGCGCATCAAGCGCGAGCGGGAGAAGCGACCGAAGCTGGATGAGCTCAAGAACTCCGGTGGGTACGAGGAGGTCGCGGATCTGATCCTCCTTCTGCACCGCGACCGATACTACGACGTGAACGTGGTGGACGACGTGCTCGAGGTGGCGGTGGCCAAGCAGCGGAGGGGGCCGGCGCCGCTCATCGTCGGGTTCGACTTCGAGGCGGCATGGGGGCGCGTCGGAGGTCACCGACCGGAGGCCGACAAGGTGCCGGGCGAGGCGCGCGATGTCGAGTGAGGCCAGGGAGCACCGGATCAGCCGGATGCTGCGGATGCTCCAACGACTCGACCTGGAGGAGGTGCTCGAGGACCTTGGGGTGCAGGTGAGTCACCTCAAGGGGGCTGACCTCTACTGCTACTGCCCGGATCCGGACCACGTCGAGGCGCACCCTTCATTCCACGTCTGCGTCGAGCCGGTCGTCGACGAGAAGGGGCGGAACCGCCTCGGGTGGTTCAACTGCTGGTCACACCCGGGTGGGAGCATCTACGGTGCGTCGTTCCTGGACCTGGTGTCGCGGGTCCAGCGAGGGAAGTTCAGTAGCTTCAGCACGAACGACGAGGAGGAGACCGCAGAGAAGTGGCTGCGCGCCGAGTACCTCAAGCTGCGGGTGAAGAAGGCGGAGCCGGACCCGGACGCACACTGGCGCGCGATCGAGGCGTTGCGGCTCGCGAAGGTTCCCCTCCCACAGCCGGAGGTGATCTGGCCCCCGTCGCAGCCCATTGAGCAGGCGACCCCCGAGTTCCTCCGTTACCTCGCCGGGCGCGGGGTGACGCCGAAGCGTGCCGCGGAGCTCGGCGTGCGCGCGGTGCGCCGGGCCGGCGCGGATCTCAAGAGCACCCTGGGTCGGACGGTGCCGGGCGTGCTCTTCCCCATCCGGCGCGCCGGCGAGGACGTGAACTGGTTCGTCCGCGGGATCACCCGGCGGCTGCCGTCCCGCGACAAGGGGCGCTACTGCCCGGGCGTGCCGCTCCCCTCCGCGGGGGTGACGTGGGGCGATGGGGAACCGGACCTCTCGCGCCCGGTGGTGCTCGTGGAGGGGATCTTCGACGCGCTCCGGGTGCAGCGGACGCTGGTGGCGCTGGGTGCCTCAGCGCTCACGTCGCTGGGGAACGTGCGGGCGGTCCTCGGCGGGCGCGTACACGAGGCGCAGGCGAGGGCACTCCGTGGCGCCCGGATGGTCCTCTGCCTGGCGGATGGGGACGCCGGCGGCGCGGCGCTGGCGGAGTCGGTGCGCAGTCGCTTCTCGGTGTTCTCAGAGGTGCGCGTGCACCAGATGCCGGAGGGGACAGACCCGGCGGACGCCCCCGAGGACGCGGTCCGCGGCTCGCTGGTGTGTCCCCAGGTGCTCTTGCACTTTCGTCGGGTGCGGAGACTCGCCTGAGCAGGTGTTCATATGACTTCTCTTGACGCACATAGGGCACTCAACGAAGTGCTCGCGGACCTGAGAAAGCTGGTAGACCAGGCAGTCGCACCGTTCGACTCCGAGCTGTTCTCTGAGTACCAAGGATATCTACACGGGCTCCAAGCGGCTGTCCGAGTGGTTGAAGCGCGGATTAGCCAGAACAAAGCGGGCTAGCTACCACCATCCCTCCCGAATATCGTTGACCCCGCGGTTAACCGCGGTTAAGATGATGGTGTACCAACAAAGAGGCTGCCCATGACTCGTGTGAAGATGCTCCAGCCGTCGCGTTCGTCGAGGTACATTGGGTACATCCGGGTGAGCACGTCGGACCAGGCTGAGAACGGTGTGTCGCTCGAGGCGCAGGAGGAGCGGATCCGGGCGTACGTGAGCTTCGCCGGCGGCGAGCTCGTGGACGTGGTGGCGGACCGCGGCGCCTCAGGGAAGAACCTCGATCGGCCGGGCGTCCAGGAGGTGCTGGATCGCCTTCGGCGCGGGGAGGCGGACGCGCTCGTGGTCTACGCTATCGACCGACTCTCGCGGAGCACGCTGGACCTCCTGCAGACAGTGGACGAGCTCAACCGCGCCGGCCGCGGGTTCGTGTCGGTCCGGGAGCAGCTCGACTCCTCCACCCCGCATGGTCGCTTCACGCTCACCATCCTGGGTGGGCTGGCGCAGATGGAGCGGGACCTCATTGCGCAGCGCACCCGGGAGGCGATGGAGAGGTGCCACCGCGAGGGGCGCGTCACCACCCGCGACCGCTTCGGCTTCCGCCGGGTCGGGCAGAGGTTCGAGGTCGACCCGGGTGAGCAGCGGGTGCTGGGCACCATCCGGGACCTGCGTGCGCGAGGCCTGGCGCTCCGGGAGATCGCGGAGCGGCTGAACGCGGACCGGGTGCCGACGAAGCGCGGGGGCATCTGGTACGCGTCGTCTGTGCGGTCGGTGCTGGCAGGCTAGTTCCACACCTCATCCTCGAGCCCCTTGTCCGCGGCCCAGTCGAGCAGTGCCTGGGCGAGCTTCACCGCGTGCGGGTCGCGGAATGCTTCGGCCCACTGCAGGCAGATGCGGCAGAGCAGCTTCACCAGGCAGGGCATGCCGGGGTTATCGGGGGCGTGACGTGGCGGGTTGCTTCCCCACTTCCTTCCCCGTTATCGGCTTCGATTCCCCCAAAAAAGCCACTCATGGCGCGCGGAACCCAGCAAAACCACGTGTTCCCGGCGCGTGTTGCTGGATTCAGGTTCCAGCGGCCGCAAGGCTGTGGGGGTTCGACTCCCCCCTTTCGCACTACTTGAGATTATTTAGGATTCCGAGAATTCTGGCCCTACTTGCTCTTCCCCGCCGTACCCTGGTTTCCCCGTTTTTTCCCCGCTAACCGATCCACGGCTGCCCGGGCTGACTCGAACCGTCCGTGCAGGTAGCGGGCGGTAGAGGTTAGGGTGCGGTGGCCCATCAGGTACTGTAGGGTCGGTAGGTCCACGCCGTTCTCAGCCCACCAGGTGCCTCTGGAGTGGCGCAAGGTGTGGTTCCCCACCCGCTTCCCCAGTTCCTTCCCCAGTGCGCCCTCTGCAGCTCGCTGTAGCTGCACCCGGAAGTCACGCTGGCCGAAGATGAGCCCCACCCCGGGCCCCAGCTTCCTGAGCGTCTTCACCATGCCGTTGTCGATGGGGATCATGCGGTCGTACTCCCTCTTGTCGGCGCTCGGGCGGACCGTGATCGTGCCCGCCTTCAGGTCCACGTCGCTCCACTGCAGGCGCGCCATCGTCCCGCGGCGGAAGGCAGTGGTCCACATGAGAGCGTAGTACTCGCGGACTGGCAGGTGCTTTGGGTGGGTCGCCTTGGTCGGGAGGAGCTTCAGCATCTTCTCCACCTGAGCCGGGGTCAGGCAGAGGGCTTGGAAGTCGCTTTTGCCCTTTGGTGATTCCCACCCAGGTAGCTCAGTGAGCAGCTTCTCCCGCAGGGCCCAGAACAGGAAGCGCCGCAGGCCGGAGAGCTCCTTGCGGACAGTGACCGGGCTTGCGCCGGCGGCCAGCCGCTCCGTGATATAGCCGGCGACCGAGGATGAGGTGATTTCCGCGGCTGTCTGCCACCGCGGTATCCAGTGGGCCTGGGCGTAGACCTCGAGAGTGGTGTGCCACTCGTCGGACTTCAGGTGCTCGAGCTCTTTTGACCACCGGCTGAGGGAGATGGTGAGCGATTCAGCGGCACCACGTTGTCGGGCTGCTCCTGGGGTGGCTTTGGCGATCTCCTCCTGGTAGAGGGTCGCCGCTTTCTTGTTAGCCTCTCGTACGCGGCTGCAACCCGTGGATCGCTCAAAGCGCTCGCCTCCGACGGTGAAGCGCGCTTGGTACGTGTCGCCCTTGAGTCGGAGGGTCCAACCTCGTGCTCTGCGACCCATGCGTCAAGCGCCTCCTTGCGATAGCGGAAGGTCTGCCCACCGAGCCAGACCCTGGGTAGGCGCGGCGCGAGCTCGCGGCGGAAGTGTGACGCGCTGACCCCGAGGTAGGCGGCGGCTTGTCGTGCGCTGAGGAGACCGGCTGGACTCACACCGGATGGTATCCGGCTCGCGGGGGATCATCGGTGGACCGGTGTCTCGCAGGAGTCACTGGCGCAGTCCGTCACGTCCTTGAAGGCGTCGGCGACCGCGTTGGTGCAGACCTTGAGGTAGTAGCTCGGTGTGCTCAGCGACGGGAAGTACTCGGTCTTGGGAATGAGGAAGGACACGTCGCTCCCGTTCACAGTCGCGGTGGCACCCGGGGTCACCTTCATCCCCTTCAGGTATGCCTCGAGCTGGGGGAGACCGCTGCACGGGGCGCCGGCGGGGCGGAAGACGTAGATCATCTCGTAGACCTTCTGGAAGGTGCCGAGCCGCAGGACATAGGAGGCGCACGTTGTGGTGGACGGCGCTCCGGCCAGCCTCGCGGTGAACCGGATGTTGAGCTTGTCCTGCTTGGCAGCGAGGGCGATCACGTCGAGCTCGGAGGACACGGTACCCATTCCGCACGTCTTCAGGACGGCGCCCGGGTCGGTCAGGTCGCTGGCGTCGCCGACGAGGGCAGGTGTCGAGCCGCAGACTTCTGTGTCCTCCTTCACCCCGTTGCAGTCGTTGTCGACCCCGTCTCCACAGACCTCAGTCATGTCTGGGTTCACGTCCTTGCGCTTGTCGTCGCAGTCACCGGGTTTCTGGGTCCATCCGGGTTGTGGTTCGCAGAGCCACGCGGCCGAGGAGGCGGTGCCGAACCCGTCGCCGTCGGTGTCGCGGTAGCCGCGCCACGTGTTCGGTGTCCCAGCCGGTAGGTCGTCGACGATGCCGTTGCAGTTCTCGTCGACCCCGTTGCAGGTCTCAGTTTCTGGTACGCAGCCGTCGGGAGCGACGGAACGGTCAGGGGTAGGGACACCGGCTTCTGCTCCGGGTGGTCGGGCGTCAGGGGTGTGACTGTCGTCGGGGCCTGCGTCGATGTTCCCCTCGCAGAGGCACGGACCCCAGCCGGTGCCTTCGGTGACGCAGGACTGCGCGCCTTGCTTGCCGCTCGGACAGTGGCAGACCTGGGTCGCCCCCGAGACGCAGGTCTCGCTCGAGCAGCTCGGGTTCGCGACGAGCAATGCGGTCAACATAGGTACGCGCAACGCGAATGACATGGTCCCCTCCTAGCGTGCGCAGGTCTCCCTCACACGCGCGATGAACTGCGTCAGGTCCCGCTCGTAGTCGCGGACGATGTCGGGTCCGAACTCGCGCCTCAGCTTCGCTGGTCCGTCACAGACGAGCTGGAGCAGGATCGCGACTCCGCTCATGTGCAGCGTGCGGGCCGCGTCGGCGGTGGGCGGCTCCCCCGGTACGCGGCGCGGAGGCACCCTCCGCTTGGTCGACCACGTCGCGTCGAAGCGCGCCTCAACCAGGGTGGTGATGTTCTGGCAGGTGTCCCGGGAGAGGCGGTAGCGGAGGGATTGCGCCTGTCGGTGGAGCTTCTCGAGGATGGCGGCGTCCTCCAGGACTCCTCTACAGTCGACGCTGAGTGTCGCGTCGGGTAAGGGTGATGGTGGAGTTGCCGCGGCTGGCGCCGTCGTGGGTGGTGTTTGTATGCAGTCCTCGCACGCATTCAGGATGAGCGCGAAGAGCACGAACCCGACGACGAGGAGTTCTGCTGTTTGCTTGGTGGTCACACGCGGTCCCCCTTTCGTGCGCGTCAGCGTTCGGACTCGTAGACTCCGACGACGACGGCTCGCACACTGATCCCGTCAATGCCCTCCTCCCCATTCTCCGTGCGCGGTCCGGTGATGGGCTCGATCTTGCGCTCCGTGCAGCTCTCCAAGGTGACGACGCCGTGTCGCTGCCTCTTGTAGCGCTTGCAGACCAGCCCGTGCGCTCCCGTCTCCGCGATCACGATGTCGCCGACCTTGTAGTTGAGATTGGCGCGTTTGACGAGGAGCTCCGTGCCGTCCGGGTAGATGCTCTCCATGCTGTTGCCGTCGACGATCACGCGCGCCAGCTCCGAGGATGACTCCTCCCACGCCGCGAAGTCGACCCGTGCTGACTCCTCGCGCGCGGCGACGCGGCCCACGAGTGGCGGTTCAGGTGCCTTCTTCTTGCGTCGCTCCTTCGCGCGCTCGATGTCGGTCTGAGCGAGTTCGCACTGGGTGGGTTCAGCGATCAGTTCGACCGGCAGTAACGCGCGGGCCAGCGCCTCCAGGTGGATTCGGTGCTGCTTAGGGACCTTGTACCAGGTATTGAGCCAGTCTCGGTCAGCTTGGAGAATAGGTTGTTCAGTCTCTTCGCCCTCATCGAGGGGCCACGGTGGGGCCATTCCGAGCTCGCGCCTCAGCGTCTCAAGGTCGGGTTTTCTGATGGTGGCCCCTTGCTCCCATCGCGAAAGTGTCTGTTTGGACACGCCTATCTTGCGCGCGAAAGTTGGTCCTGATCTGGGGCCGTAGACTTGCTCGCGGCGCTCGATGATGCGCGCAGCTACTTTCACCCAGTCAATTCCAGTGTCGGTACGCATCGTTCCCTCTTTAGTCCCACGATGTGACGATTAGATGTTGACTTCGTCCAATCTTGGGACTATGTTACTTTTCAACCTTGGACAAATATGTCCCAATTTGGGACTGCGTGGCAAGAGGGAGAGTCATGGCTGAAAATGGCAAAGAAACTCGGGCGCGTGTGAGTGACGAGGTGGCGGCTGCCATCGATGAGGCTCACCCGATCATCGAGCGGATGCTGGGGGTCAGCCTGAGCAGGACCAAGGTGCTCGACTACCTGCTTGTGCGTGGGTTGGGTGCGGTCGGGTTGGGCCGACTGGTCGAGCATATCTGGGCCGGGCCAGGTTCGCAGGGGAGCGCGAATGAGGGGAGCGACAAGCCATGACGTCGAGCCGGACTGTTAAGGCTGGAGTAATGACTCGCGACCAGACAGACGAACAGATGGCGCAGGGTCAGCTCTCCGTCGAGGAGCGCGCACGTTTTCAGGAGCTCGAGGTCCAGTTCGCGGACCAGGCGAAGGTGGCCAAGCAGGCCTGGGTTAAGATGGGCGACGCTCTCCGGGAGATCCGGGACCAGCGCCTCTACCGTGAGGACTACCGCTCCTTCCTGGACTACTGCCAGGAGCGGTGGGGGTGGGATCAGGAGCGCGCCAGACAACTCATCGGCAGTGCAGCGGTGGTGCACAACCTGACGGCCGCAGATGTTCCCGGAGAAAACCGTAATAGTTCTCAGAAAAACGCGACTGATTCAGCAAATCTTTCTCCAACCCGGGTTGGAGAAAAAAACTCCAATTCCGTCGCGTTTTCTACTAAACCACCTGAAATCACTGCCAGCAGTAGCCACCGTTCGCCGCGCACCCGAACGCTCCTGCCGGAGAGCGAGAAGCAAGTCCGTCCCCTGACGTCTGTCCCGTCCAAAGATCAGCCGAAGGTTTGGAACAAGGCGGTCGAGAGCGCCGGTGGGCGACAGCCAACGGAGAAGCAGGTCCGGGTTGCGCTCAAGCAGATCCGTGATGGACTGGCCGAGAGCGAGGACGACACAGCCGAGCGCCTGTTGCGACTGCTCAACAAGGCGGTTCGGCAGGCGCTCGACTTCGGCCGCACCCTCTCCGAGCTCCACGAGCTGCTCCGCGGGAAGACGAAGCTCGTCGGTGACGGTTCGCTGAAGCTGAGGGCGCACCTCGACCAGGTGCTTCGCTACACGGACGAGATCTACAAGCTGCTACCCGCGAAGTGATCGCGACGCAACCGTAACCACGGACGGAGGGAACCTATGAGCGAGGTCGACGGCGCTCTGCTCGCGTACCGAGATCAACCCAGCAACTGGAGCTTCGACGGCGCGTACCGCTACGTTTCGAGCTGGCTCCGCGTGACGTCGAGCGCGATCGTGCGCGGCTATCCCGCGCTCGACCCCCAGTTTGACGTGGCCGACGTCTGCAGCGAGGGGACGGTGGCGCTCTTCCACGCGGCGCGTCGCTACGTCTACTTCTGCGGGGAGTGCGGTCGGTCGTTCGTCCACGGTGGGGACCTGGAGCAGCACGGGGTCCGTGCGCACCGGCGTCGTGGGTGTGCGGGTGTGCTTCCCATCTCCCGGTTCGCGCAGGAGAGCGCGCGCTTGGCGATGCGGCGCACAGCGAACCGGCTCGTCACGCCCTACGACCTCGACGATGAGCTCGAGGTGAGCGTCGACCCCCGCGCGGCGGAGCGCCTCGAGGTGGTGACGGGTCTGCTCAGGAGCGACGTGGACATGGTCGGCGACCTCTACGGTCGGCTCCAGCGGCAGCTCGCCGGGGTGGAGCGGACAGTGCGCGAACAAGTCGTGGCGTACCTCCTCGAGGAGGTCGAGGTCCACGTCGACCTCGACTCGCGGGAGCGGCTGGCGTGCTAGGCGACATGCTGCCTCCGGACGTGTTCGATGGGATCGCCTCGCTCGGGGGGACTCTGGCAGAGGACGAGCAGCCGCCGCGGTGGGAGCGGCTCACCCTCAAGCGTGTACGGGATGGGGCCAAGGTCTCGCTCGGGGTCGAGGTCTCCGCGAAGACGTTGCGGGGCGCCGTCGAGGAGCTTCAACCCAGGCTGTCCACGTTCACACTCACATGCGCGAACTGCCGGGTGCGGGTGCCGGAGGACGCGCCGGACTGCTGGGCGTGCGGCCATGCCTTCGGAGCGTCGGGTGAGACGGAGATGGCCGACTCGGAGCTCCGCGAGCGCGCGGCGCTGCTCGGGGTGGGCCGGGCCGACCTCACCCGTGACGAGCTGGTCCTCGCGATCGAGGCGGAGGAGACGCGCCGGCGGATGCGGAAGGACCTGGTGCGGGAGGAGAGCAAGTTCTTGAACGAGCGGATTACCCTGATGCTCCCTGATGGGTGGAGCCGCGGTCAGCGTTCCGCGAAGGGGCAGGCGCGCAAGCCGGACCGTGACGAGGTGGGTCGGGTGACGCCGCGGGATCCGCAAAACTACGTTTCCTATGTTGATCCGAACGGGATGCGGAGGATCGCGGTCGCTCACAAGGGGTTGTCGATCTCGTTCTCCGTCGCTGATGACTTTTTCAAAGTTGGCGAGATCGAGGGGCTGGTGTTCATCGAGCCAGCGGAGCGGGTGCGGCGGCACCTGGGGCGGGTTTCGTGGAGCTACGTCGGCGACTCGTCGAGGGTGGCGCTCGAGCTGTGCCGGCGCGTGATGGAGGCGCATCCGTGATGGATATGAAGGATCGTTAGTCAACTCAACGCGGAGGGAGAGTAATGATCGAGGTGGTTGCGAGCTTGAAGAGCATCAGTCCCTACTCCCAGAGCAGGATGCACGACGAGCCGAAGGTCAACTTCGACGGTACTCCGTCGCCGGACGCCAAGGAAAACCCGGACGCCTACGAGCGTCGCACGTGGCGGAAGAAGATGCACGTCACGTCGGACGGCCACGTGTTCATCCCGTCGATGGTGTTCAAGAACAACCTGTCGGAAGCGGCTGCGTTTCTTTCTATCAAGACAGGGAAGGGAAGCGAGACCTTCACGAAGCACTTCCAGGCGGGGGTGATGGTGACCGATGGGCTTGTCCTTCCTGAGAAGGCGGAGGACGTCCCTGGTGAGTGGTTCTTCATGAGTTCTACCGGGACCAAGTCCAAGGGTGGTGGAAAGCGGGTGCGGAGGTGCTACCCGATGATCGCGTCGTGGTCCGGGGATGTGACCTACTATGTGATCGACGAGACGATCACTCAGCACGTCTTCGAGCATCACCTGAAGGAGGCTGGTAGGTTCATCGGCATCGGCAGGTTTCGCCCGCGTAACGGGGGATTCTACGGGCGTTTCATCGTCGAGAAGATCAAGTGGGGGAAGTAGAAGTGCCATTCTGATGCCGCGTCGCACCGCCGCGTCTCGCCCTACCGCACTCTGCACCACGGTGCTCCGCTCCGCATCACAGCGCGGCACTCCGCGGCACTTTGCAACGCAACGCAACTGTTGTCTGATAGGAGGGATTTGTGAGCAAGGATAATGGCAGTCAGCACAAGACGCCGATTTTCCGGAGGTCACACGATACTGATGTCCTGGTGAATATGCTCTCCAAGCTGGACCCCGGTGATGTCATCACCTACGACGAGCTGTCCAAGGTGATTGGGCGCGATGTTCGCGAGGGGACAGCACGTGGTGCGCTCTTGTCGGCACGCAGGGTTCTGCTGAAGGAGCAGCAGAAGCTGATCGAGGTCTGTGAACGCGGAGTGAGTCTCAAGTGCTGTGTCCCCCAGGATGTGGTGCAGACTCTCGCGAGTCGAAGGCACCACGAGAAGCGCCACATCCGCAAGTCAGTCGCGATCAGTTGCTCGATCTCCAAGGAGCAGTATGAAGGGCTCTCACCGGAGATGCGGACGAACCTGAATCTGGAGCGTACTTTCTGCGCGCTTCAGTGCTCGATGCACGAGACCAAGCAGGTGGAGGCCCTCCGCGCGAAGTGCGAGAGCGCTTCCAACCCCCCGGCCCTCGCGGTATCCTTCAACCTGCTCAAAGAGAACTTGTGAAGTTGATCTTCAGCGCGCTGTGCCGCGCCGCGCCGCAGTACGTCTCCCTGTCGTGCATTGCGCCGCCCTGCATTACAACGCAACGGTTGTTCTTATGTCATAACGGATAGCGAGTAAGCGTGCGGCAACCTCGCGTCAGACAGCTCGCTACCACTGATCTTCAGCGCACTGCCTTGTGTCGCACTGCCTTGTGTCACCCTGCCCTGCAGCACTCCACACCGCATCATTGCACAGCGCTCCACACCACCCCGCAACACAACGGTTGTTAATGATGCAGAGAACCTACCAAGCTCACTTCTTCGACGAGGGGGCCGGCCGTTTCTCGGTCACCTTCCATGACCTCCCGGGTTGCATCACGAGCGGCTCCAGCTTCGATGAGGCCAAGCTCATGTCCGTCGAGGTGCTCCAGTTCTTCATCGACGGGCTGGTGGATGACGCCGAGGAGGTGCCGGAGCCAACGCGCTGGATGACGCCCCTGCGTCAGAACGAAACGCTGGTCGAGGTGCAGGTGCGCGTTCCACGCTACGGGCACCTGGCGTTCCCGATCGGGTTCCTGAAGCGGCAGACTGAGGAACAGCGAGCCGCGCTCCTGGCGGTCTTCTCGATGGAAGAGATGAACCACATCCCGACTGATGCGGAGTTCGAGGTGGTCCTCACCAACCTGAACGTCGAGATCGAAATCACTCTGGAACAGAGGATCGGCGTCGACCACCGAACGCTGGCTGATGAGCTGCGTGCCGGGCGTCAAGAGACGACGGAGATGTGCGAGCTGCTCATGCTGGTCGACTGTCGCGACGAGGCGGTTGCGCGTCGCGAGCGGCAGGCCAAAGCGGGGATGGTTCCTTCTCCATGACCCAAGTGGTCCCCAGGATCAAGCAGCTCGCCACCACGCTCCACAACCCGGATCGCGTCTACTACAACGGGTGGAGCGAGGGAGACGGAGCCACCCTGCTCTACCGGGATGAGCGGGGCAAGCGCTACCGGGAGCGCGTTCCGGTCGACTGGTATTTCATTCTCTCCGACAGTGACAAGGCGAAGGTCAGCGACGAGGGCTGGAGCTGGGTGATCAAGACGAAGCAGTGGGCGCAGCGAGTCGTCAGGGATGACCGCTGCCCCGGGTCGTTCTGGCGCGTCTACGTCGAAAACAAGGTGCGTCCGCTCGACCGCAAGCGCGTCTTCGAGCGGATCGGCGACCCCGAGTTCGGCGATCGCTGGTGCCGCCCGTTCACCGGCGGGGAGTCTCCGCGCTCCGTGCGCTGGCCGCAGAACCGCGACAGGTGGACCAAGCTGCAGCACCTCTTGGACTGGTGCTTGCGGAAGGGGCTCAAGCCGCTCGAGGCTGACCTGTCGCCGCTCCAGCGCTTCCTCGTGGACCGTGACATCCGCGTCCAGGAGCGCTACCACGTGTGCTTCTTCGACTTCGAGACGGATGACTCCGTTGGGGGGTTCGAGCGGAAGGAGCGGAACCGCATCCTCTCCGTTGCGTGGGAGGGCAGCCGTTTCCCCCAGGACGAGCTTGACCAGGGTTACCTCGAGATCAGCTCGGAGACGGACGATGCGGAGCGGGCCCTGCTCCTCGAGTTCCGGCGGCGCTTCCTCCGGTACGACGTGCTGGCCGCGTGGAACGGGGACTACTTCGACTTCCCGATGCTCATCGCGCGCTTCCATCACCACCGGATCCCGATGGAGTGGCGCAAGATGCTCTTCGTGGACCCGCTGCCGATCTTCCGGCGGCATTTCACCCGCGCCGCCGAGCAGGGCACGAGCTTCGCCCTCGACAGCCTCGGGGAGAAGGTGCTCAAGAAGCGCAAGGTGGACTGGCGCACGCTGCTCCGGGAGAGCCACCCACACGTCGCCCCCAAGGTGATCAACCTCTACCGCCACCGAAAGGATGTGCTCCAGGACTACAACCGGCAGGACGCGCGCCTCATGCGTGAGCTCGAGGTCTACTCCGGGTTTGTGCACGTTGAGCAGCTCTTCTGCCGGATCAGCCGCGGCTTCGTGAACGAGTTCGGTAACAGCGCCAAGATTGACCGGCTGATGCTGCGCAAGGGGGCGCGCGAGGGCGTGCACTTCCCGACGCGGTTCTGGGCACCGGAACGACCGGAGAAGTACCAGGGGGCGTTCGTCTTTGATCCTGTGCGCGGTCTGCACCGCAACGTCGCGGCGTTCGACTTCAAGTCGCTGTACCCGTCGATGATGTGCTCGTTCAACATCTCGCCGGAGACCCTGGTCAAGCGTGAGGCCCGGGAGAACTTCGTCCTCGAGCACGGGCCCGGGTCGCTCTGCCGCTGCCCGGAGGTAACGGTCCACGGCGAGGTCGGCGAGCACGTCCGTGGGGGGGCGACCTTCCGCACCGACCACCAGGGCTTCGTCTCGCAGATGTTCCGCGACACCCTCGAGCGGCGGCGGGAGTTCACCGACCTCATGCAGCGGAGGTTGGCAGAGGTCGGGAGCACCGAGGATGACACGTACCGCCTCTACTTCCGCCTGGCCTATGCCTACAAGCAGCTCGGGCTCTCGTTCTATGGGGACCTGGGTTCGCCGACCTCGCGCTACTACGACGTGGAGCTCGCTGAGGCGGTGACTCTGAGCGGGCGGCACTTCGTGAAGCTGACTGCATCCATCGCGGAGGGCATGGGGTACCGGGTTATCTATGGGGACACGGATTCCTGCTATGTTCAATTGTTTCAAGGTGTTGGCTTCGCGTCTGAGGAGGAGCGCGTCGCCGAGGTGAACCGCCTCGGGGAGGAGTTCCTGAAGCACGTCGCTCCGCAGTACGTCCACGAGCTTCACAGCCGCGGGTGCAATCTCGCCTGGAACACGGTGCAACTCGAGTTCGAGGACGTCTACGACAAGATCTTCTTCACCACCAAGAAGCGGTACGCTGGCCGGCTGCTCTCTCACAAGGGCGCCCGGACGGACAACGTCGATGTGAAGGGGCTCGAGGTCATGCGCTCCGACACATCACGGGCAGCGCGCGAGCTCCAACGCCGGGTGATGGACGCGATCCTCATGCGCGATCTGAGCGCCGCGGAGCTGGAGGTGGAGCTGATCGAGCCCGAGTTCCGGCGCTGCGTGGACCACCTCTTGCCGCTCGAGGACCTGGTGATCTCCAAGAGCATCTCCAAGGACCCCGACGAGTACAAGGTGCAGCCGCTCCACGTGCGGCTTGCACAGTGGGTGAAGGAGCACGACACCGGGTTCCACGTCGGGATGAAGGTTGGGTACGTGGTGACCGGGACCAAGCCGAAGCTGGACGGGGTGCTCGCGGTGCACTTCGACCCCGAGTTCACCGCCTACGACGCCGCGTACTACTGGGATAACAGCACTTTTCCACCGACGCAGCGGGTGCTTGAGGTGGTCTTCCCGGAGCACGATTGGACCGGGTGGCTGGTCGAGCGCCGGCGCCGGCGCGAAGCGCTGGTTGAGCGCTACCGGAAGTGGCTGGTGGACCCCAAGCGGGTGGCGAAGGCGTTGCAGCAGATCCGGGAGAACAAGGGCGGGCTCCTCGGCGCCGCGGAGCTCGCGCGTCTCCACCGCCTCCCGAAGGTCCGCCTGCTCGCTCCGTAAGCTGACTTCCTTCACATCCTGGATACCGGGGAGGCGATGGCGCCCCGGTCCCCCCGAGTCCGCAAGCTCACTTCTTCCGCCGCGCTCGAGCAGCATGTGCAGCGCAGCGCCCGCTTCGACTTCCTCGCGCAGCGCCTCCGGAACGTGGACGTCGAGCAGGTGTGGGCTGCCCTGGAGGACGGCCTGACGCTGGGGGAGCGGCGCGGCCGTCCGGAGCACGTGCTCAAGGCGATCGACGATGGCGAGAACAACCTCCGCCGGGCCGGGATGATCCTGCAGGTCGCGATCGAGGAGCTCGACGAGTTTGAGGTGCACTGGCGCGCCGCCTACTCGGAGTGGTCGATCGTCGCGCGCGAGGCGCTCGAGCGGGCGAAGAAGGACGGGCGGCACTCCGGGCAGATCACCCAGGAGATGGTCGAGAACTGGGTGGCAGAGAACCTCCCCGACTACCGGAAGTGGCGGGATGCGCAGCGGGCGCTCGAGCGCAACAAGCGACTTGCCGAGCAGATGTTCAAGGCGTGGGAGAGCCGCTCGGCGTCGCTCCGCAAGCAGGCTGACCTGGTGGAGCGTCGTCGCGGATACGACCCGACGATCGGACCGCGCCGGGAGCGCGGCAAAGGAGACGAGGGATGACCCCCGAGCAGAGAAAAGAAGCCGCGCGCGCGAAGCTCGCGAAACTGAAGGAAGCGACGCAGTCGAAGGGCGTCAACCGGATGGACTGGCGTCCGCGGGCGAAGATCTACCTCCACCCCGACACGGAGATCTACGATCGCCGGCGGCACTGGTTCTCCAAGGAGGTGGAGGACAAGGACGAGAAAGGCGGGAAGAAGAAGTCGAAGCTGGCCACCTTCCCGTACAACTGCCCGGGTGAGAAGAAGTGCGCGTTCTGCGCGCTCCGCAGCTACCTGCGCGACCACGACGAGATCGACAATGACGAGGTGATCCTCGCGGTCGGGCAGGGGAAGGCGCGTGAGGAGTACGTCAAGGGGGAGATCCTCGGGCTGAAGGACCAGGGCTACGACTACCGCCGGGACCTCTACCCGCGTGGGGACTTCGTCTGCGCCGCGGTCATGGTGGAGAACTCGAAGAAAGAACGGCCGACCGAGCTCAAGCTCGAGGTCTTCTCGGGGGCCAAGGCGCTCGGGAAGGAGATCCGGAAGGAGATCGAGACGGAGGTCGACGAGCGCGGCGACGAGGGCAACCCGTTCTTCAGCCCGTACCCGTTCCTCATCCAGTTCGACGAGAGCGAGAGCGGGTCGGACATGTACTCGGCCAAGGCGCGGCCGAGCGAGCACCCGGACGATGCGATCCAGGCGATCCTGGACAGCGAGCCGCCCGACTTCTCCGACGAGATCAAGCCGGGCGACCCGGACGCCATCCTCGCGGTGGTCGAGCACGCGCTGGTCCGCGAGGGCATCAAGCTCGTGGTCGAGGGCTGCACGTTCGTTCCGCCCGGGGAGCAGGGGTCCACGGCGTCCGAGCCCGAGGAGGAGTCAGAGCCCGAGGAGGTGGAGGTCGAGGAGGAGGTGGAGATCGAGCCGGAGCCGCCGAAGGCAGCCAGCAAGCCGGTGGTGGCTCCGAGGAGCGAGCCCGCCGCGGAGTCGCCCGCGGTGAGGGCGGCGCGCGCGAAGGCGCAGGCGGCGAAGGCGGCGGCCGAGGCAGCGCGGCTCGAGGCGGAGGCAGCCGAGGCGGAGGCTCAGGCGCAGGAGAAGCCCAAGGCCGAGCCCGAGCCCAAGCCGGAGGAGAAGCCGAAGTCCGGAAACGGCAAGGCCAAGACGGAGGCGAAGCCGCGCACCACGAAGAAGGAGGTGAAGCCGGCCGAGGAGAAGAAGCTCGCCTGGGAGCCCAAAGAGGGTGAGGAGTTCGACATCTGCCCCAAGTGTCGGCAGAAGATTCCGACCACCGCCACGGAGTGCCCGCACCCCGGCTGCGGCGCGAAGTACTCCGACATCGGCCAGGCCCTCTCCTAGCGCGCGAAGCCCGTGCCGCCTCGCAAGTTCAAGCCCGAGGTTCCGACCGTCGACCCGCCGATGTCCGACCGTAGCAAGCGCCTGTCGAAGCTCGTCCGGGCCATCGACGGGTTCCAGCTCTGGAGCTCCGTCGAGGCTCCGATGGTGCTCCGCACCGGCATCACCTCCCTCAACCGGGCGACGCGGGTCGGCGGCGTCGTTGGTGGGCAGCTAGGCGTGTTGCACGGTCCCAGCCAGGGAGGAAAGAGCTTGTTGCTGGCGGAGATCATTCGCGCGGCGCACGCGACAGGTGGCTGGGGGCTTTTCGTCGACGCTGAGTGCCGGGCGACGGACCTGAAGTGGTTCCACGCGATCTGTGGGGCGCTCGACGAGATCCTCTACTTCAAGCCGCAAACGTTCGAGAAGACGATAGAGAAGGTCGAGGTGTTCCGGCGCGCGTTCCGCATCGCGAAGGAGAAGGGGGAGGTCCCCGCCGGCGCTGTGCTCTGTGTCGGGGTCGATTCCATCAGCCGACTCACCCCGGGCGACGAGCTCGCCGAGTTCCTCAAGAAGTCGCCGGAGGTCAAGGCGCGCGGTTATCCGCTGCGCGCGCTCATGATCTCGAAGTGGCTCGACCGGCTGATCCCGGACCTCAAGCGGGACGAGTTCGTGGTGTTCGTGCAGCGCGAGGGCGTCAACCTCGACGCGGCGCCCGGGCAGCGCCGGTACAAGGTCAAGGGCGGTGTGGCGCCCATCTATGACGGTGGGTGGATTCTCCGGGTGACATCAGTCGGGAGCGTGAAGAAGGAGGTGGCGGACAAGGAGGACAAGGTTCTCGTCGGGGAGAAGCATGAGATCGAGGTCCTGAAGAACAGCTCGGGTCCGCACCTCTCTGAGCTGGCGTACTTCTACTCTTCAGTCGGGTCAGAAGACCGGACACCTCTCGGACTGGATCGCGTGCGGGAGGTCCGCGAGGAGGCGCTTCACCGTGGGCTGATCCGGAAGGTGGGCAGCCCGGAGGCATACCGCGTGGTCGGCGCCGATGGAGAGCTTGGGGAGGATGTCGCGAGAAGCAAGTTGGCGCTGCTCGAGTGGCTGCGCGCCGAGGGGGAGGACGGGCGGACTCGCTGGGAGTCGATCGCCGAGCGGCTGGACGGCGAGTTCTCAAGGAGGAGCGAGTGAGCGAGGTGCTGCGCAGGTTCGTCGCGTTCGGGCTCCGAGCGTTCCCCGACCTGGACGTGGACCCAGAGAGGGTTGTCCGCCTCGCGGAGATCGCGACTGGTGGGCATGACCCGATGGACGAAGGTGTGGCCTTCAGGCTGGTCCTGCTCACTATCGCGTTCGTTCGTGCCGTGGAGGACGTCCTTGCTGGCCGGCTCGAGTTCGACCCGAGCGAGGAGATGCTCGTTCGCCACGCACTCAACCGGTTCCTCGGGCGGCTCCCGGACGGGAGGGTCTCGTGAGCACGCTGCGTGTTCTGGTCTCCGGGGACAAGCACCTCGGGTTGGTGTCCGATGGGCTGCCGCGCCTCCCGGAGCAGCAGCGGATCCTGGACCATGTCGTCGGCGTCCTGGAGGCGCGCGACCCCGATGTCTACGTGGACCTGGGCGATCTCTTCGACGCGAGCCGCCCCGCTCCGGACGCGGTTGAGGCGGCGCTCCTCTATTCGGCGCGCGTCGAGCGGTGGAGTCAGCACCGGAGCGAGCAACCGGCGGTCACTTTCCTCGCAGGGAACCATGACAAGCCGACCCGCGGGGTTGTACACGCGCTGATGCCGCTAGCGTTCGCGGGCCGATGGGACCTCTCGTCGAACCCGTTCGCGCCCGTGGTCGACGTGCCCGGGTTCGAGGTGGTGGGGGGCGCGACACTACTCTACCTGCCGTTCGTCACTGAGTGGGAGGCGCGGCAGCGCGAGCAGCCCTCGGCGCAGGCGTGGCTGGACCGAGTGAGCGCGGACGCTCTCGTGACTGGGCGCCGCGTGATCGCGTTCGCTCACCTGGAGGTGCCGGGCGCGACCATCGATGCAGAGGATTCCCGGCAGCGGGACGTCGGGTTGCACGTCCCGGACTGCCTCCTCGAGTCAGACCAGGTCGCCCGGGTCTTCTGCGGACACGTCCACCGCTACCAAGAGCTGCCCAAGGTCACAGTCGTTGGGAGCGCGCTGCACGTCGACTTCGGCGAGGCAGCGGACTCGAAGGGGATCATCTACGCGGAGGTGGACCTGTGAAAAAGCTGATTGAGGAACAGCAGCCTGTGGACCGGCAGCCTGTGGACCCGGACCGCGCGTGGATCAGCATCGAGCGCACCTACCGCGTGGCAGTGTACGAGTCGCTCAAGGTCAGCCTGGGCGTCTCGGTGAGCACATACCCAGGTGAGACCGTTCGCGGGGCGCTGCACCGGGCGTTCGGCGAGCTGAAGCCGGAATTTGATGACGTGGCCGGGCTGCTTCGTGTGGAGCACGGGGTCTGATGCCTCCCCGTGTTCGCGCGCTCCGGGTGGACCACCGGGGGGCGGTCACCTACTTCCTCCCGCTCCCGGTGGAGCCGACGCTCGAGATCCGCTTCGAGCTGGATGAGGCCTGGGACGGCGCCTGGCGGCTCCCCGCCGCTGTGTCCGGGGCGAGGGTGAAGCCGGTGGTGTCGGTTCCCGAAGCGCGCGCAGAGGCGGTGGACCGCGCGGCGCTGCGGCGGGCGGTCCTGGAGGCAGGTGCCGTCTACTGCAAGCTGCCCGAGGTTCACGTGCGCCGGCGGGAGGTGCGACGTGACGAGCGGCACGACGTCGAGCTCCCCCTCGAGGAGTCGCTGCGGATATTCGCAGAGGAGACCAGACCACGCGACGCGGAGCGGTTTGTGGAGTTTGCTGCCGCGCTCGCCCGCGAAGCTGACGCCGGAGAGAGCGAGTAGAGGATGCCCATCGAGGACGCACAGCAGAACCCGAACGGAGGTGGACGCGACCTGACGCCCGAGGAGGAGCGCAAGATGGATCACATCGTGGTCGCTCACGGGCTCTATTCACGGAGGTGCCTGGCGTGCGCCGGATTTGGCTGTCCGACGTGCTCCGGGATGGGTGAGCTCTTCTTTCTCGCGCTCAACCAGCCATGCGGGCCGTTCTGCCCGCTGACTTTCAGGGCGAACTGATGGCGGTCGACCGAGAGACGTACGAACTCCGCAAGTGCGAGGAGCTGGGGCTCTTAGCGAAGCATCCTGACCTCAAGCCGCGGGAGATCCTGGCGCGCTGTGGGTTGGTTGTGGTGCCGTGCCCTTGTGGTGGGGTGCTCCTTTTCTGCGACGGCTGGATACTCGAGGCGGCGAAGCGATGATCTGCAAGTGCGGCACAGGTGAGGCGATGCAGCTCGTTGCCGTCTTCGACACCGCGTCGAACGGGGGCAGCGACGGGAAGGACCGCGCCCACAACGTCTACATGTGCGAGCGCTGCGGGATGGTGGCAGTGGACCGGGTCTGGGATGACGCCGGGGTGACGTGGGTGAAGGCGGATGGTTCTGTGGAGACCGTGGAGAAATCGTGATCTTCCTCCGCACCACCCTCAACAACGTAGGGCCGTACCTCGCCGAATGGGGCGTCACCTGGGGCGAGGGCGTCAACGCTGTCGTCGGGGAGTACGAGTCCAGCGACCTGCGCAGCAACCGCTCCGGCAAGTCCTACCTGGCGGTGGCGGTTCCTCTCTACGTCTTCTTCGGGGAGTTCCACGGGCGCACACTCGACCAGCTCCCACACCGCCTCGCCGCGGGCAAGGAGGACGCCTGGGCGGAGCTCGAGGTGAGCGGCAGCGATGGGCGGATGTGGACGGTTCGCCGCGGCCGCGCACGTTCCGGCGACCCCATCCGCGAGCTCAACGGCTCCGCGGTAGGTGAACAAGACCTCCGCCGCGTGGTCGAGGGGGAGATCCTGGGGCTCTCGCTCGAGGAGTACCGGCTCACCAACGCCTTCGTGCAGGGCGACGCGCACGGGTTCATGCGCCTCTCGCCGGCAGACAAGCGGCGGGTGGTGGCGCCCTGGTTCCGCACGGACCGCTGGATCCCGCGGGCGGACCTGGCCCAGAAGCGGCTCTCCCGCGCGCAGGCGGACCTCCGCGCCCTGGACGCTGAGGAGCAGCGGCTCCAGGAGGCAGCGGCGCGGCTCCCGGACCTCGGCTCCGCGGAGGTGGCGGCACGGGTGACGGCTGGTTCCGCCCGGGGCGAGCTGGCGGACCTGCTACGGGAGTGTGCTGAGGTGAGGGCCCAGGTCGATGGTCTTGAGGTCGCGCGCCGCGCGCGCCGGGAGCTGGAGCGTGAGGTCGCCCGCCTTGGCCGAGAGGTGGAGACCGAGCGCGCGGCCGCACTCAGGGAGGTCAAGGTCGCAGAGACGAAGCTGACCGACGCAGAGGCCGCACACCAGGGGGCGAGGAACCGGGCGGAGCGCGTCCAGGCGCTGGAGGAGCGCGAGGCGAAGCTCGAGGACCTCCGCGCCGTCGTCACTTCCGCCGCGGAGGAGGTGCGCCGTACCCGCGCGGACGCGAAGCGCCTGGAGGAAGAGCGGAGTGCGCTCCGGGACCGGCTGCGCGAGCTCGAGCGGACCAGGACTGGGTTGTGTCCGGTGCTCCGCGAGGCTTGTGACCGTGTGGCTCGCGATGAGGGGGTGCTGGAGCAGATCCGCGCTGACGGAACCACCAAGGCGGGCCAGGGGGAAGATCTACTGCGCTCACTGAAGGCGCTCGAGTGGAAGCTCGAGATGGCGCGCGGGGACCTCGGACTGGCGGAGACTGAGGTCCGGGAGCTGCGGGAGCTACGTAAGGCCGCGAGCGTCGAGCAGACTCGCGAGCGGCTGGTTGACACTCGGGAGAAGGCCGAGGCGGCGCGGACAGCGGCTGAGCGGGCGAAGCTGGGGCGAACAGAGCTCGGGCGCGCCCTCGCGCATGCGCGGCGGCGACTCGCGGAGGCGCCCGAGGTTGCGGTGGATGGGGGTGCTGCGGACCGCCTTGTGGTCCTCGACGCGACGGCGCAGGTTGCGCAGGAGGCGGTCGAGGAGGCGGAGCGCCAGGTCGCGCGGGCATCTGCGGAGCGTGAGGCAGCAGAGAAGGCGACCAGTGAGCTGAAGGAGCTGGGCACGCGGCGCTCGGCGCTGACCGAGCGGATCGAGCGGTTGGCGTGGGCGAGCTGGGCGTTCGGGGCGAGTGGGATCCCAGGCCGCGAGCTCGAGAACGCATTCGGGGTGGCCGAGGACGCGATGAACCACGTCCTCGCGAACCTCGGGGCGCCGACGCGGGTGCGCTTCTCCCCGAGCCGGGAGCTGCAGGCGTGGGAACCGGCCTGCATTGCCTGCGGGGTGGGTTTCGCCAAGGGGGAGCGCACGCACCGCTGCGCGGCGTGTGGGACCCCGCGGAAGAAGAAGACACGAGACGAGCTCCAACTCGAGGTCCTGGATGGCGGGAGTGAGTCGGCGTTCGAGCTCGACTCCGGGGGTGGGCAGGTCCTGATCTCGCTCGGGGTGCGGCTCGGGTTGGCGGGGCTGCCGGCGCGGTTGCGGGCCGCACGCTGCGAGCACCTGGTCATCGACGAGCCGGACGGCGCGCTGGACGAGGTGAACCGCGCGGCCCTACACGCGATGCTGCTCAAGCGGGTGGCCGCGCTCGGGTTTCGTCAGGTGATCCTCGTCACCCACGCGGACGTGCGCCGGGAGTTCGGCCAGGTGGTCACGGTCCACCGTTTCGACGGCGAGGACCGCTCGGGTGCCTGGAACGGGTGATTTGGCCTCGTGCCGGATAGGTGCACCCGTTCATGGATGAGCGCATCTACACGGTTCTGCACCTCTTCTGCGGCCTTGGTGGCGGTGCCCTCGGGTTCCGGGCGGCACGGGCGAGCTGGCGGGGCTTGGGTGCGCGCTTCGAGACGGTGCTCGGGGTCGACAACGACCCTGCTGCCTGTCGCGACTTCGAGGCGCTGACCGGTGCGCCGTCCCTGTGCGCGGACCTCGCGACGACAACCCCGAGGCAGCTGCGCGCGGTGGTGGGTGAGCGCGCCCCGGACGTCGTCTTCGCTTCGAGCCCCTGCAAAGGCTATTCAGGTTTGCTCCCGTCGGCGCGTGCGGCGACCGAGAAGTACCAGGTGATGAACCGGCTGGTGCTCCAGGGGGTGTGGCTCGTCCTCGAGACGTGGCCGCGCCGCCCGCCGCGGCTGATTCTGCTCGAGAACGTCCCGCGGATCACGTCACGGGGCGCGGAGCTCCTGGGCCAGGTCGAGGACCTGCTCGTCCGCTATGGGTTTCGATCCCGGCGTACCACGCACGACTGCGGTGAGCTTGGGGAACTGGCGCAGCATCGGCGCCGCTTCCTGCTGCTCGCGCGGCACGAGCGTCGGCTTCCTCGACTCGTCTACCAGCCAGCGCGGCGCCGGGTGCGCGCGATCGGGGAGGTCCTCGGCGAACTGCCGCTCCCGGACGACCCCGCGGGCGGTCCGCTCCACCGGCTGCCGCGCCTGCAGTGGCGGACGTGGGTGCGGCTGGCCTTGATCCCGGCGGGTGGTGACTGGCGTGACCTGCCGGAGAGCGTCGCGCTCTCCCTCGAGAGTCGCCCCAACCTGTTGGGTGTGCTGCCCTGGGACGGCCCGGCGAAGACGGTGACGGGGAGCGCGGCGGTCAGCGGCAGTAACGGGGCGTGCGCCGCCGCGGATCCGCGCATCCCCTTCCGAAACGTCTACCGCGTCGTGCGGTGGGACCAGGCGTCTGGCGCGGTGACGGCTGGGGGCGGTCCATCCTCGAGTGGGATTTGCGTCGCGGACCCCCGGCTGTCGCATGCCCCGCGGCGGGGGACGTTTCGGATTGTGTCATGGGACGGGGCCGCACCCACCGTCGTCGGAGCTGAGGGCGTTGGGCGGAGCTCCGCGTTCGCTGTGGCGGATCCCAGAGTCGATCGTTTCCGCAACCTGATGCGCGTCGAGGACTGGATGAGTCCAGCCCACACGGTCGCAGGTGGGGCAGGCCCGTGGCAGGGTGCGCCGTCGGTCGCGGACCCGCGGCTGGGGTGCAGTCCGCGAGGTGGTGGGTACCGGGTGATGCCCTGGGACCGGGCGTCCGGCGCGGTGATCGGGTCCGCGGACGTGCATGCGGGCGCCTTCGCGGTCGCCGACCCGCGGCTGCCCCTCGACGCCGAGCGACCGGACCCGCCGCCGGTCATCGTCTCTGAGGACGGGACCTGGCACCGGCCGCTGACCACTCTCGAGCTGGCTGCGCTCCAGGGGATGCCGACGCGGATGCCGGACGGACGCCCCCTGATGCTGGACGGGCGTGCTGACCGGCGGTGGAGGGAGCGCATCGGGAACGCGGTCCCGCCGCCGGCCGCGCAGGCGGTCGCGGAGCAGATGCTTGAGGCGCTTCTTCTGGCGGACGACGGTGTCGAGCTGCGCTCCGGGTCGGGAGCGGTCTGGGTGGAGCCGAGGAGTCTCGCTGATGCCTAAGGTCTGTATTGAGCCCGGTTTCACCTGGGAGGACCAGCTCCGTGGTCACCTCGTGGTCTGCGCGGACGCGACAGATCCGCTCGTGATCCGGGTGGTGGTCGAGCGCGCCGGGCGACCAGACCTGGTGCTCCTCGACCCCCCGTATGGGCTCTCGAGCGAGGCGGAGATCAGCTTCGCGGAGCGGAGCAACCTCGGGCTCAACGAGACCTGGGACCGCTTCGACGCGCGGGGGGTGGGGCCGCTGCTCGAGGCGCTGCTGGACGCTGCGCTCCTTGCGGTGGGCGAGGGGAACCTCTACGTCTGGACCTCAGACTGGTGGCTCTCTGACGTCAAGCGCCGGATGCAGGACGCGGGTCTGCGCGTGTGGCCGACGTATGTCTGGACCAAGCCGAACCCCCCGCCTAGTGTGCGGAAGGCCTGCCTGGTGTCCGCATGCGAGTTCCTGGCGATGGCGTCCAAGGGCTCTCACTTCTTCGATCTGGGTGCCTTCCCCAAGCAGCGGAACTACTTCGTCGCTCCGGGCGGGGAGCCGATCATCAGCCGCTACTGGGTCGAGCGGCCTGTGGTCAACCAGGGCGAGCGCCTGAGGAGGTTGGATGGGAGCTACCTCAACAAGACGCAGAAGCCGCTCGACCTGACGGAGGCGGTGGTGCGCGGCTCCTGCCCGGAAGGTGGGTTGGTGCTGGACCTCTGCGGTGGGACCGGGACCGCGACAGTGGCGGCAGACCGCGCTGGGCGGCGGGCGGTCTACGTAGAACGCGATCCGGCGCAGGTGGCCGCGGTCATTCGCCGGCTGGGTGAGGACCGGGCGCGAAGGAGCGCGGCGTGAAGCGGCTGCGCGGCGCCGGGGATGGGCCATTGGTCGGGATCGACCAGTCTGCGGCCGGGACTGCTGTTGTGGTCCTCGTCGAGGGACAGCTCGTCGACAAGCGGTTCGTCGCGGACTCGATCTCTGACTGGAAGCGACTCCGGACCCAGGGCGCCCTCCCGCCCTGCGAGGTGCGGGCAGGCGACGAGGCGGGCCGGACGTGGCGACTGACCTGGACGTGCACCTGGGTCGCCGAGCTCCTCGGGCGCTGGTGCCCGACACATGCGGCACTCGAGGACTACGCGCTCGCGCGGCAGGCCTTCGCACACCACCTCGGGGAGGTCGGCGGGGCGCTGCGCACGTTGCTCTGGGGGCAGGGCATTCCGTTCCGTCTCTACGACGTGCAGGCGGTGAAGATGTTCGCGACTGGGAACGGCGCGGCAGAGAAGGCATCCGTGCTCATGGCGTGCCGCGACGTGTGGGGCGTCGACTTCGTGGCTTTCGGTCGGGTGGAGCGTGGGGCCGGTGGGAACCTAGCTGACGCGTTCGCGATTGCGCAGCTCCTCCGTACCGAGCTCCGGCTGCGCGCCGGCGAGGTCACACTCGAGGACCTGCCGGATCACCAGCGGAAGGTCTTCCTCCGCGTCACGAAGGCTAACCCGGTGAACATGCTCGCGCGGCCGTTCGCGACCCTTGCGGACTGCGAGGTGGCGCAGCGGATGGCGAGGTACGGAGTCGCCGCGCATGAAGGAGACCGAGCATGACCGAGCACACCGCCAAGGAGCTGGTGGACCTGGTGGAGGACCGGATCAAGGACGCCGACGCGGCTGGTGAGGGCTGGAGCTACCCGGTGGTGATCGAGCGGCTGCAGGAGATCGCGGACCAGCTCCGGGATGAGGTGGAGTGCGGCCGCGCTGAGCAGGATGCGACAGGTACGATGGTGGTTAAGCTGCAGCTCACGGAGGCGGACCACGCCTGGCTCGCCGGGCTGGCCCAGGTGCTGGCGGAGGCGATCTCATGAAGACTGACAAGTGTGAAGCCCCCGCTGGCTCGACTCCCACCCTGACGCCGGGCCCGTGCATCTACTGTGACAATCCGGAGACGCGCTACAGCCTCACCATGCAGTGTGTGGTCTGTGATCGCTGCCGTCATTACGGGCCCGGACCGCTGCACGCCGCTGAGGCCATCGCCGCCTGGAATCACTCCTGGGACCGGCTGCGGGAGCAAATGAGCCAGTTCCGCTCCGACCTGGCCAAGGCGATCGAGGATGGCGCGGACTGCCTCAGCGCGAACAGCGACGTGCAGCGCGGCTACGAGCAGGGCATCGCCGACGCGCTGGAGATCGCGCGTGGTCCAGACGACCTGCCGCAGACTATCTCGCTCGAGCGGCTGCGGGAGGTGCGGGACAGCTTCGTGGCTGAGGCCGAGAAGACCATCTGCTCATGCTGCCGTGGCCGCTGGCTCGAGGCCGCTACCAAGCTCGACGCCATCCTGCCCGAGGCGCGGTGTCTGAGGGTGGCGATAACGGATGACCGGCTGGAGTGTGGGCCGTGCGGACAACAGAACGGACAACCTCTTACCGAGGAGAGGAGGTGAGGGTGTTAATAGCGCTGTTCCTGGCACTCCTCTCCGCTCCGCGCATGGACAAGATCTCTGCGTGCGAGTGGACGCCAAAGGGCGCGACGGGCCCTGAGGACACCCGCCAGGAGGTCAATGGACTACCAAAGCCAACCGCAGGTCTGGAGGACCTGGTCAAGGTGGCACGTGCGGGATCGTCGCGTCTCGTGCGTGAGCGGGAGTAACAGGGCGCTGGCTGCCCGATTAATGTCAGCTGGTAGGGGCAAGGATGCAATCGCGACCAACCTCTTGTGAACCGGGCCGCGCGAGCAAAGCCGGCACCGTCAGCGCGAACCCTGACGGGCCCCACTGATGAGCGGCGGGAATCTGGACCCGAGGGAGGTGATCTCATGAGGTGGTACGATCTCAGCGGCGCACAGCGGGTGGCGCTCGAGGCCATCGCGCAGGACTCATGCAGGCGGAAATCAACCGCTGAGGGCACGGAGGCGCGCGACCGGATCATGTCCGGCGTGAATGAAGTCGAGGCGAAGGCTGAGATCACGGAAGGTGACCATCCGCGCTCCACGACCGAGATCTCCGCGGACGTGCGCTCTGCCATCGATGACCTGAAGGACGTGGTCAACGCCGAGTTCACCGAGAGCGAGGACGAGGACGAGGCGCTGGACCTCCTGCGCCGGGTCATCGACGAGCTGGACGCGCGTGGGTGGAGGCTGATTCCACCCGGGGTGAAGGTCAGGTGCGGCGCCGGTTGCGCCTGCGCCTCGCGCCGGACGCCGCGTGTTCGGAAGCTGGCGGTCGCGTGAACCGGGCCAGTCGCAATCTGCGGGGTAGGAACCTGCCGCCGAGCGGCGTCGACTATCCGAGACTGGCGAGGTTAGGCCCCCATGCCGAGGTCATCGCGACCATGATGCGGGAGCGGGGCGTTTCGGGCGACCCGCGCGACTACGTGGTCCTGGACGGGTCGACCCTGACGACGTGCCGCGCCGAGTACCGCGTGAAGTCGAATGCGACCGGTGACCCGGTGGATGTGCGGAACGTCGAGGGGGATGGGTTCATTCGGCTCGGGGCGGACCGCCCTCCACCTGAGCTGCTCCACCGCCGGCGGCTTGCAGAGGTTCTCGGGCAGGAGACCGCGCGCCGCTTCTGGCGCTACGGGCGGCGTACCCCGAGCTGAGCACCATGCGCTGCCGGATGGACGACGAGGACGAGTGGTGCACTCTCTCCGGTCAGTTTCGTCGGCGGGGGTGCTCCTGCGTGGTCTCGCCGATCCCACCGGAGACCGGGATTGGGTGCCAGTGCCCGAGGTGCGGCTCGACCTGCCGCAAGTGCCCGGGGTTCGGGTTCGCGCAGCCGCAGCCGCGTCGACCTCACCGGATCGTTTCGGCAGTGCGATCGCAGATCAAGCGGCTCGTGCGGCTGCGGGGGAGTCCGCCCGGGTTCGTTCGGCTAGCGCCGGTCGAGGTCGAGGCTCTCCTGCGCAAGTTGGGTGATGAGGATGTGGATCACTGGATCCACCAGGTTGTGGACGCGGGTCCGCCGCTCCGTGTCTTCGACGTCTTGATCGTGCGGGATAGGAGGCGGGCTGATGGTTAGGGTTGCGATCATGAGTGTGCTCCTGCTTGTGACGGCTATCGTCACGTGTCTCGGTGGTGAGAAGTCCGATCTCGCAGTGTTCCCGATGAAACAGCAGTTGAACGCTGCGCAGCAAGTTGTGGCGCTGCAAATTGGTGGTGTGCGTATCCCCGTCGACCCGAAGGCAAATTTGAAGCGGGCGAGCATGCGAGTGATCCATGAGCCCTCAGGGGTCGAGTGCAACCTCAAGTCTGTTGGTCGGAGGAACCTACTTGAGTCCAGCAGCAGGGACGATCGGTGGAACGTTCGGCTTTCACTGGGCAAGCAGAAGGTACACTTGGAATGCGCGCCCGTTCTCTTTGTCGACTGCAGCCTGAAGCAATTCAAGAGGAGCAGTGGCGCTGATCTCAGGCAGACAGGGCCGTAGATCAGATATGAACCACGGGACGTGCGATCACTTAGGAGCGCGGAGCAGATGAGGCGAGTTCACCACTACACTGAGGCGGAGGCGCGGGACTTCTTCGAGCGTCTCCAGGTCTACACCGACGCGTACCTCGCCGCGGCGATCCCGCAGATCCGGGGGAAGCGGAGCTCAAACTACTACGAGGACTGGACGCAGGGGCACCCGATAGGGAGCGTGCTCCACTGGAACGGGGGCGTCAGCTTCGCGGGGATGATCCGGTTCTTCATCCTCAACCACGTCGCCTCGAGCCACGCGGTGGTCGGCAAGTCGCTCGACCCGCGCTTCGCCCAGCTCCGGCGCGACCTGAAGCTCGAGGCGGACCTGCGCGCCGAGGTCTGTCAGATCGTGCCCCCAGACAAGGTCGCGTGGCACGCCGGGTGGGCGAACCGGTTCACGTACGGGATCGAGTGCCGGAACGCCGGGGTGCTCCGTGCCGAGCCGCGCACCCGGAAGATCGTGGGCGAGGTCAAGCACCCAGACCTCTTCTCCTGCAGGGATCTCTCCGCGGCTGACTGCAAGTTCTTCTGGTGGCCGAGCGCGTGGACGACGCCGTTTCAGGGCGAGGTGGTCAAGGTCAACGGCGTCTGGCACGAGACCTGGAGCCGCGGGCAGCTCGCGACGGTCGTCACGCTGCTGCGCTACCTGAGCTCGCTGCACCCGGGCGCGCTCGATCCGGTGTGGATGCTCGCCCATCACCAGGTGGAGGCCACGAAGTCGGACGTGGTGCTCCCGGTCCCGCTCCACGAGCTCCGGCACGCGGTGCTCTTCTCCGACCAGCACGTCGATGACCTGGAGTGGCTCGCGAGCGGGTTCGACGATGTGGAGGAGGTCGCCGAGGAGGACGTCGACGACCCGTGGATGCTGCGCGAGATGGGCGAGCGGCAGGGCGACCGGGCCGAGGAGGACCTGTACGGGTTCACGGTCGACACGCCGATCTCTGGGGCAGTCGACGCGCCAGAGGAGGGTGTCGAGTCCCTGCGTCGCCTGGGTTTCTGGCTCGGTTCCGGGAGACAGGTGGACGCGGACGCGCTCCGCCGGTCGGTGCGGGTCTACCAGCGGGGTCACCGCCTCGATGTCGACGGCAAGCTCAACCGGGCGACCCTGGCGATGCTCGACCGGGACCTCCGCGCGTGGCGGATACGGTAGGGCTTAAGGCGCAAGCGGGTAGAATAGGGTTGGCCCCCCTCCTATCCTGGTTCGACCCGCTTGCGCCACTCTCCTGACGAGGTGCGTGGTGAAGACGCGGGTGTTGGTCTCTGGCGGCTGCGGATTTCTGGGCAGCCACGTCGTGGAGGAGCTGGTCAGCGCCGGCGCCGAGGTACATGTGCTCGACGACGGGTCCTCGTGCTGGCTGAGCGAGTTCGGATCATCCGGTGAGGAGCAGCCTCCGCGCTTCACCGTGCCCGGGGCGAGGTATCACGCCTCGATTGGTCGCACGCCGGATGTGGACGTGGTCTGCCACCTGGCGCTCGCGTATCCGCTGGAGCGCGATCCGGTCGCGTTTGCCCGCGCGTTCCGCAGCTTCGTCTCGCTCGGGTTCGACCTGTTCGAGCGGTCCCGTAGCGCGCGCACGCTCCGCCGGTTCATGGTCGGGGCGTGCCTTGGTGGTGGTCCCCGGCCGCGCGCTCCGCTGGCTGCGGTCGTCGGGTCACTCGAATCTGCGCTGACGTACTGGAACCGCCCTCCGCAGCTGGACGTCGAGTTCGTTCGCCTGCCGGAGCTCTTCGGCCCCCGACAGGTGCCGGAGAATGGGACGGTCGGGCGCCTGCTGACAGGTGCGATTCCCCCCGAGGGGTTTCGCCCGGGGAACGTCTTCCACCACGTGGCGTTCGTGCGGGACGCGGCGAAGCTGCTCGTGGAGCGGTGCCTGGTCACCAGGCACCGGCACCAGACAGACTTCATTGTGGGTGGGCACGTCGCAGGCCCGAATCGCCTGGCGGCGGAGCTGCGGGGGCTCGGGTTCCATACTGTGGTCCCCCTGCAGGAGGAGGCGGAGCAGTTCGACCACGCGGATGCGATGGCGACCGCCACCCCGCTGCGCGATGCGCTCCTGGAGACCGCGAGATGGTACCAGGGCGAGGGACTCGTCAGTGGCTGACGGGTACGCAGTCGTCCGGTCCTCCACGCTCGCGTGGCTGATCGATCGCCACCGCACGGCGCCCGAGGCTCCGCTTCCGATGGAGGTCGCCGTCGATCTCCGGGAGGTGGCGCGGGATATCCGTGCGCCGCGGCCTGCCGAGGAGCGGATGCGCCTGGCGGGGCCGGTGCTGTCTGAGGAGCAGCACGTTCAGCTCCTCGCCGAAGGGCTGGACTTGCCGGCAGGCAAGGCGGGGGAGTTCTGGCGGATCGTGGTCAAGGTGGTTCACCGGATGCTGACGAACGAGGGTGAGGCCGTGCTTCACCTGATCGGAGGAGATGTAGATGAGCGACGAAACGAAGATTGAGCCCGGTCCCGATGCGCCTCCGAAGATCGAGGACGTGTTGGATGAGCTCGGCCGGCTGAGTGTGCAGCTCGAGGCGGTCTTCGAGACGGTCAAGCAGCTCGTCGGCGCGGCCAACCATTCGGCGGTGATCCTGAGCTGTGTGGAGCAGTTCCTCGACGCGAGGTTCAAGGGGTGGGACCGCGGGGTGCGCCAGGAGATGGAGGGGCGAGCGCAGGGGCTGCAGGATCGCGCCGCCCTGCTCCACGAGGCGCAGGAGGTCCAGCGTAGCGGTAATCCGGCGCAGATCGCGAACGTGGCGCACCGGCTCTGGGACCTCGCGAAGCGGCTCGGGACGCAGGCACAGGACGCAGCGGGCGCGGTCGCCCTCTACCTCAAGGCGCGTGACCTGCGCCATGCGGCCGAGCTCCTGGAGGAGATCAAGGGGCTCGAGCTGCCGGAGCCGGTGCGCGGGCTGCTGAACGAGCTCGGCGCGCGGATGGGCGATCTCATGGCCGAGCACAATTCGCTGGGCGAGCTCGAGGCCGAGGTCATTCCGCTTCCTACCCCGGGTGGTGAATCGGCAGAGTGAGGCAGCGATGCCGAAGCGGTTCCGCTCCCACCTCAGTGTGACCCGGACGCCAATCGAGGCGATGGACACCCGCACAGGTCGGTGTTTCCGGTGTGGACGGGAGCGCCCGGTCGCGGAGCTGACGACGGTGCCCCCGAACGCGCCGCCTGGGGTGACGCGGATCGTGGTGTGTCGCGATGGCTGCGGAGCTGGAACAGGAGGGCCTGATGAGCAAGGTTGACCAGCTCCTGGACGCTGCTGTCGCGCGCCTCGACCCGCTGACTGAGCGAGACGAGGAATTCGCCGCGCGCTTCGGTCGGTGGGAGCGCCCGAGCTTCGCGCGCCGCTACCGCCTAGAGGAGATGCAGCGCCTCATCCGGTGGCAGGCGGGGGTGGACGGGATCATGGACTTGCGCACGTTCGTTTCCGCGCTCGCGCCCGAGGATCGCCGCCTGGCTGGGGAGATCGCGCGCTTCGTGTCCGAGCGCTACCAGAGCTGCCCGGCCACAGACAAGGTGCTCAACACCTTCCGGATGGATCTCATGCGCCGCCTCGAGCTCTGCGGCTTCTGACAAGGGAGATGATCCGAATGGAACGTGAGCTGCTCTCGAGTGACCTCGTCCGTGAGGAACCGACTGTTGATCCAGGGTGCGAGTCGGGGGGTCCGGAGCAGGCACGCCGCGACTATCCTCCAGCGAAGCTGACCGAGAATGCCCTCTTCATCCTCCGCAAGCGTATCCTTCGGCGGGACGCGAGTGGGATGGTGGTCGAGACGCCGGACGAGCTCTGGAGTCGCGTGGCTTCCGCCGTCGCGGTTGGGCCCTACGCCAAATACCGCGAGGCGTTCGAGCTGATGATGCGGTCGCTGTCCTTCCTCCCCAACTCCCCGACACTGACGAACGCGGGCAAGCCCGGCATGTGCCTCTCCGCGTGCTTCGTGCTCCCGGTCGATGACTCGATGGCTTCGATCGCGGAAACCTGGAAGCGCGCGGCGCTCGTGCACAAGGCGGGCGGTGGTACCGGGTTCTCCGGCGCGCGCGTTCGTCCATCTGGGTCGATCGTCGGGACAACCGGCGGTGTGGCGACCGGGCCGGTGGGGCTGCTCTTCGGGGCACTCGACGGTACGACTGAGTGGATCAAACAGGGGAGCACGCGACGTGGCGCCTCTCTTGGTGCGCTTCCCATCGAGCACCCGGACGTGCTGAGGTTCATCCGCGCCAAGGCAGAGCCCGGTCGCTTCCGCAACTTCAACTTCAGCGTGGTGGTGAGCGACCATTTCATGTGTCGACTCGAGGCAGAGCCCGACGCGCCGCATGTGTGCACATGGTTTCGCCGGAGGAGTGACGAGCCGGAGATCGTCGCGCACCTGCGGAGTGATGGGAGTTGGGTGCGTGTGCAGGACTGGCCGCAGGGGGAGCGCCCGGTGACGGTGGGCGAGATCTGGGCCGAGCTCGTGCAGCAGGCCCACGCGAGTGGGGAGCCCGGGGTTCTGTTCCTTGACCAGGTGAACCGTGAGAATGGGTTGCTCCGCGACCCGGCGAACTGCTTCGACCCCAACTACATCGAGACCACCAATCCTTGCGGGGAGCAGCCGCTACTTCCCTTCGAGTCCTGTAACCTCGGGAGCATCAACCTCGTGCAGATGGTGACGTGCAACGGTCACGCGGAGGTGGACTGGGGGAAGCTCGACCGGACGGTGACGCTGGGAGTGCGGTTCCTCAACGCGGTGATCGATGCGAACGTCTTCCCGCTTGAGGAGATCGCGGAGGTCACCCGGCGCAACCGGAAGATCGGCCTCGGGGTGATGGGCTGGGCGGACCTGCTCCTCCGTCTCGGGATCCCCTACGACGCTCCGGAGGCGTGGCAGCTCGCGGGTGAGGTGGCCGAGTTCATCTGGAAGTCGGCTTGGTGTGAGTCCTTCCGGATGGCGGATGAGGTGGGCTGGTTTCCGTCGTTCGACCGCGAGGCGTTCCTGCGTGCGACTCCCGGGTTGACGGCGCTCGTGGAGAGTTTCGAGGGTGGGCCGCGGAACCTGACCACGACGACGGTGGCGCCGACCGGGACGCTCTCGACGATCGCGGGGGTATCGTCCGGGATCGAGCCGATCTTCGCGTGGGCCTTCGCGCAGCGCCGCGTGGACTCCGTGACCGCCTGCGTGCACCCGCTCGTCGAGGAGGTGCTCTCCCCCGAGGAGGTCGTGCGGATGCGCGTGCGCGCGGCGGAGGCCTGCCCACGCGAGCTCCCCGAGACGGAGCGTGTCGAGTGGCAGGTCTGGCACCTGAATCAGGAGATCTCTCCGAGGATGCGCGCGGCCGGGCGGCAGTTCGTGCTCGCGGGCGAGGTCTCGCCGGACGTGCACCTCAACCACCAAGTGGCGTGGCAGCGGCGTGTGGACAACGCGATCAGCAAGACCATCAACCTTCCGCCGGATGCCACAGTCGAGGACGTGGACCACGTCTACCGGCGAGCGTGGCGCGAGCGGCTGAAGGGGGTGACGGTCTACCGGGACGGGTCGCGTGCCGGGCAGCCGCTCTCTGCCGGGCGGAACGCGGAGGTGGGTGAGACGCAGCGCCCCGAGGTGATCCCCGCGATCGTGGTGCGGGAGAAGGTGGAGACCACACCTGGGCAACACGAGAACGTCTACGTGACGGTCGGGCTCCTGGGGGCGGAGATCCGTGGCGGACGCCCCTACGAGGTCTTCGTGAACGGGGCCCACAAGGCGGACGAGCGCGTGCGCCAGGAGCTCGACGCGCTGACGCGCCTCGCGTCCATCGCCCTCCGCTTCCGTGCGCCACCGAACGAGGTGGTCAAGCACCTCGAGCGGGTGCACCTGCAGCACATCTTCAGTGTCCCGCGGAAGCTCGGGTGCGCGATCCAGCGAGCCTTGGACCGAACGGACCTGCCGGAAGAAGTCCGGGAGCCGCTCGAACGGTGCGCGGAGCTGCTCGAGGACGGGAGTATCTGCGGCGGGCGGATGACTTCCCGTGACGGGTGTCTGAGCTGCACCCGCTGCGGCTCCTCGCGCTGTGGGTGAGGAACGGACATGAGCTACCGCGACGACCTTGCGGCTGCCCGTGCCGCGCTGGACGCAGAGCGCCGGGCGCGGGAGCTAGCGGAGGCGGAGGTTCGACGTCTCCGGGCAGATCGACGCCGGCGGACTGCAGTTGAGGTCGCTTCGACCGGGGCGGGGGTGGCGACGGCACTTATCATCCTCGCGATTCTCTACCACCTCCTGATGACCCGTTTCTTCGGGGAACGCTGAGCGTGTCCCTCATCCCGGTTGGCGAGCTCCCGCGCTGTAGCAACTGCCGCTGGAGGTCCGCGACGAAGCGAGAGCAGCCTGGGTGCTGGCGGGCTCGGGGCTTTCGCACGCGCAAGGCTTGCTGGATCTGGCGATACCTCGTCTCGGATAGCGGTGGGGAAAGGAAAAAGGGAGGTACTGTCATGACCAAGACGCAGGTGATCAGCAGGATGGCGGACAACACGGGGATGACCAAGACCGCGGTCGCGAACTTCATCGAGCACTACGTCTCGCTGGCGACGAGCGAGACGAGGAAGACCGGGGAGTTCGTCATCCCGGGCATCGGCAAGCTCGTCAAGTCCCAGCGCAAGGCGCGGATGGGCCGGAACCCGGCCACCGGCGAGCAGATCAAGATCCCGGCGAAGACCGTGGTCAAGATGCGCCTCAGCAAGGTCTGCAAGGACGCGATCTGCCCGCCCAAGAAGTGATGGGAGTCGCGCTGCGAAAGGGGCACATGCTGCCGCCTTGCTCGCTGGCACCCCGCCCGATCCCGCGGTCAGGTGCTATCCATTCCCGCCGAAACCCTGCGCCGGGTGACCTGCCCTTCGGCGGACCGTTCCGCGGTGACCTGAAGGACGCTTGCTGGGAGCTCGAGCAGCTGCGGCTGGCGCTGCGTGAGCGCGACTGCACGATAGCTGGGTTGCGTCGGGCGTTCGCCCGCGCGGAGCGACCTGTCTCCGTGGGGTCGCCAGCCGTGCTGCTGGTGGGTTTTGTCCTCGGCTTCATCATGTCGTCGGCACTATTCGCTGCTCTCCTCGGATAGGGGGGAGCATGGTCCTGTCCCTCTCCGAGCAAGAGCGAACCGTGTTGATGCGCGCCATCGCGGTGGTCCGGCGCATCGCCTCCATTGTCCAGATCCCGGAGGCTGACCTGCGGGTCATTGCGCTCCTGCAGGAGCGAATCGAGGCGCTGCCCGGCGACGTCGCCGTCAGCGAAGGGGAGCGGTTCTCCGACGCGGCGGACCGCGCCGCCGCCGAGACGCTGCCGCCAGAGCCGGGGGACGGATCGTCCTCCCTGCGCAGCTGATGGGCTACGCGACCGCCATCTTCGACGGAAACGGGTTCGCGCGCGCCGCGTTCCAGCCCGGGCCCGTGCCGACCATGTACCACCGGTTCCTGCTCCGCGTCTTCAAGGTGCACCTCGACAACCCAGGCGTGCGCCTCTTCGTGGTCTGGGACTCGACGGACGCTCACGAGCGGATCCGGAAGTTCCCCTCCTACAAGGAGTCGCGGCGGAAGGGCGGGCCGTTCGCGGATTTGGCGCAGTTCCACCGGCAGCGCCACGAGGTGGCCCGATCGTTGCTTCCGCCCCTCGGCGTGCACCAGGCTTGGTGTGACGGCTGGGAGGCAGACGACGTGATCGCTACCCTCGCGCGCTCAGCGGAGACGCCGGTGCTGGTCCTCACCCGAGACGCCGACCTCCTCCAGCTCGTGCGGACCGATGTGCACGTGCTCCTCAAGGTCGGGTCGACTGAGTGCGTCTTCACACCCGCGGAGGTGCGCAAGCAGCGGGGCCTGGACCCCGAGCTCCTCACGGACTGGAAGGCGCTCGTCGGCGACCAGGGTGACGATGTGCCCGGGATGGAGGGCGTCGGCGAGAAGGTGGCGAATGAGGTGCTCTCCAGGCACCCCGGGTTGGTCTGTGATCTGCTCTCCGGGCATCTGCTCCGTGACGACTTTGAGGAGATCGTCGACGACCTGCGGGGCAACGTGAAGGGTTCAGTCGCGACGGCGCTCGCGAAGGCCTTCCGGCTTGTGCTCCACGGAGCGCGGGCCCCCGGTCACGAGTTCATCACGGCAGTGGAGCGGCTCCGGCTGATGCGCTGGCTGGTCGAGCTCCACGAGGTGCCGGTCACGATCGCGCCCGGGAGGCGGGACCTGGCGACCGCGTATGAGCGATTCCGCGAGTTCCAGCTGAGCAAGCTCCGTGCGCGCCTCGACGAGTGGACATGACGACCCGGGGCATATCGATCACGCGCACGGCGAGGAGGCGGGTTGAGATCAGCGCCTCCGCCGCGCCTCCCCTCGTTTTTGACCGCGGCATAGGCATAGTTCGACGGGCGCGCCCGGCTCCGCACGCCGGGGAGCGCCACGAGGGCTGCGTCGCCTGGTCCGATTGCTTGCGCTTCGCCGCGGACAAGGCGTGGCCCGCGATGTCCTGCGACGGCTGCGGCGGGCCTTTCCTCTTCCACGAGTTGCCTGCTCCCCCCCCCGACGCATTGACGCCGCCGCCTGATTTGGTGCGGCCGCCTGAGTCGGCGCCGTCAACCCCCTCGAGCACCAAAGGAGATCCCATGTCTGAACTCGACAAGGACACCACTGTGGAGCACCTCGCCAAGAAGCTCGGCGTGAGCCTTGGCACCCTGTACGTCTACGCCAAGCGAGCCAACCTCCCCGTCGCTGGGCGGACCGCCGAGCAGCACCAGGACCTCGTCGCCGCCATCACCGCCATGAAGAAGGCGCCCGCCGCGAAGCGGAAGGTGGCCAAACCCATCGCGAAGAGAGCCCCTGCAGCCAGGATGAAGAAGGCGACCAAGCCCGCCGCGAAGAAGGTGCCTGTCGCCGGGTCGCCGCCGCTGGGTCAGTTCGGTGATGTCGTCGAGAGTTTGTTCCGCGTGTTGGGCGCTATCCAGCCGCTCACGAGCGAGCAGCGGAAGTGCGTCCTCACGATGGCGACCGCGTGCCTCGAGGCGAGTGAGTAGCGCTTCCTCTCGTCTCGGATACCGGCTCCCGTGCTCATGATCTTCTGTATCTGCGGCGGCGTGCTTGAGCTCCTGCTCCTGGTGAGCGGGGTCGGCGCGTTGATCCAGCTGGTGCGCCGGCTGGTGCGGCGGATGCGGTCCCGGACCTTCATCGGCATCGACCCCGGCATGGCTGGGGGTGACTACAACGCGAAGGCGACGATGCAGGTGGACCCGGATGGGAAGCTGACCGTCCTCGCGTGCGAGCACGAAGCACGAGGCACCCGGGCGGCCAAGAAGGCGGAGAGGTAGATCATGCCTCACCAGCCGCCACCGGGTGGCACCGGCGTTCAGCAGCCCAAGAACAGCTGGGTCCACACTTCCAGCCCTCGGCCGCTGACCACCGAGGACACCGAGCTGCTTGCTTCTGCAAGTGCGCTCGCCACCATCGTTGGCCTTGTCGTCGATGGTTGCGCCAGTGTTGGTGAGCATACTGACGACTGCCAAGCCTGTGGCCGGGAGCAGGCGGCCATCCGCCGCTACCTCGATGCGCGCCGCGCCTTCCTGCGCGCGAGGAGAGTGCCGTGAGCGACTTAGCCTATGACCCGAAGAGGGTTGCTGACGAGAATGACTGGGACCTGGTCCTTCCGGAACAGGATGAGCTCTTCCTTGACATCGACTGCGAAGACGACGTTCCGGGAATGATGCAGCAGCTGGCGTTGCTCACGAAGAACAAGTTCGTGTGCAGTGTCACCCGCAACACTCCGTCGAAGACAGCTGGGCACCGCCATATAGTCATCAAGTTCCCGCAGGTCGTCGACGATATGACTCGAGTTGCCCTTCAGGCCTGTCTTGGCAGTGACCGGCGGCGCGAGATCCTGAGTGTGTTGCGCTTGTTGCTGAAGGTTGACCGACCAGCTACCTGCTTCTTCGAGCTTCCAAGCTCTCCGAGGCAACCGTGACGCGGAACTACCCGGATGGGCTCAAGCCCTACGCAGTGACGGTGACCATCAAGCACCTCTCGGTGGTGGCCGCGGAGAGCTTCGCGGCGGCCGAGCGCGCGGCCAAGGACCTCGCGCAGACCCTGACGCCGGGTGACGTTGAGCTCGGCGAGTGGACCGTTCACACGTTCACATCTGCGGTCGTGAATCACGAGTGCCACGCGCACCGGGTCGCGCTCGGGGGGAAGCTGCGGCCCCTGCGGGTTCCGAGGGTCCGCGCGCTGGTGAAAGGGGAGATCGATGACAAGGCGTAGAGCTCTGCTGATTGGCGTGAACACCTACAAGGACGCGCTGCTTGCGGGCTGCGTGAACGACGTGCTTGACCTCCACGAGCTGCTGGTCAAGCACCTCCGGTTCGCCCCGGACGACGTGCGGGTGCTGCTCGATCAGCGAGCGACCACGCTCAACATTCTGCGGCGTCTAGACTGGCTGGTCGGGGACGCGGGCCCGGGGGACGATCTCGTCTTCGCGTTCTCCGGGCACGGGACCCGCGTGCGTGACCGCGACGGGGACGAGCTCAAGGATCACCTCGACGAGTGCTTGGTCCCGGTCGACTTCGACTGGGACGCACCCGCACTCACTGACGATGATCTCGCGGAGAGGTTCAAGCGGCTCCCGAAGGGGGCTCGGCTGACGGTGGTCCTGGACTGCTGCTCCTCCGGGACAGGGACGCGCGGAGGGGGTTACCGCACGCGCTTCCTGCCGCCCCCACCGGACGTCGCGCTCCGCGCGGAGGGGCGGGCGTTGCCGGTCAACCGCCTCGGGGTGAAGCAGCGTCCGGGCTGGCTCGACGTGGACCCGACGATGAACCACCTGCTCGTCGCGGCGGCGCGGAGCGACCAGACGGCGGCGGACTCGTATTTCGGCGGGAGGCCCAACGGGGCGCTGACGCGCCTCCTCGTCGACGAGCTGACGCGCAGCCCGGGGACGACCTGGCTGCAGGTCGTGGACGCGGTGAACCAGCGGCTGCGTCGCGAGGGCTTCTCGCAGGTGGCGCAGCTCGAGGGGCCTACCGCAGGGATCAATTCCTACCCGTTCGGGGGGAGGTAGCAGCGTGGAGATCGGCGAGCTGGAGGCGGAGATCCGCCGGCACAACCACCTGTACTGGGACCTGGCCGAGCCCGAGATCGCGGACAGCGACTACGACCGGCTGGTCGAGCAGCTGCGGAAGCTGCGCCCCGACTCGCCGGTGCTGGCCGAGCTCGGTTCCGCCCCGGCCAGCACCGCGGTCACGCACGCTGCGCCGATGCTGTCCCTGGACAAGTGCTACATCGACGAGGACCTGCTCGCCTGGGCGGCCAAGCTCGAGGGCGAGGTGCTGGTCACCCCCAAGATGGACGGTGTCGCGGCGAGCCTGCGCTACGACGAGCGAGGGCGGCTGGCGCTGGCGGCGACTCGCGGTGACGGCTCGGTGGGCGAGGACTTCACCGCCAACGCCCGCACCATCGCCGATATCCCGCACAGGGTCGTCGAGGGTGGGCTGGAGGTGCGCGGCGAGGTCTATATGCGCCTCAGCGTGTTCTCCACCTTCGCCGACCAGTTCTCGAACCCGCGGAACCTCGCCGCCGGCGCCGTCAAGCACAAGGACCCCGAGCGCTGCCGGAAGTATCGGCTCTCCTTCGCCGCCTACGATCTCCTGGGTGGTGCTCCGCAGACCGGGGGCGAGAAGCTGGACCGGCTTCGTGAGCTCGGCTTCAAGACGGTGGACTGGGAGGTGGTGCCGCGCGATGGGAACCGGCTGCGCGACATCTACGAGGATATCGCCGCCTGTCGGGGTGAGATCGACTTCGAGATCGACGGGGTGGTGTTCAAGGCCAACCAGGTCTCGGAGCAGGAGCGGCTTGGCTCCACCGCGCACCA